TGTGGTAAATGGGCCAAGCGCCCGGAGACATGTGTTCGGCACCCGCAAGCTCAACGGCACGGAGTTCGTGCAGACCATGTGCAAGAAATGTCGTGCGCCGAAAAACTAATCTACTAGGGGTGAGGGCCTACCCCCTGCCCCCATAGCATAGCTACGGAGACTAGGACCATGAGTTTCTCTACGATTGACCCGGACGACCACAACAAGATCGACGACCGCTTGCGTGATGTGCTCAAGACTGCCAACGGCATGTACGGTTCCTTGGATGAAGAGGTAGGAGGGATGTTGGCCTCCATGTATCCACCGGAAGCTGACCAGCTTGGGGACATGGCTGAACGTCTGGAGGCAGCTGCGTGAGATGCAAGATGAACTGGACCCGGACCTGACAGACAAACAGCTGCGTGCCCTGCAAAAGAACACGGGACAGACCTGCCAAGAGTTGGGAGACCGTGTAGGGTCGACTGCCTCCCTTGTGGGGAAAATCTACAGGGATCTGGCTAGGAAAGGTCTGGTGCGCTTCGAAGACAATTGAAGGCAAAGGGACGGCGCACAAACGTCTAGGAGACAAGCAATGGCTGATGCATCGCAAGACATAGAGGCACGTGTACTAGAGGTCATACGTGAGCGCCTACAGTTGAGGGTGGAAGAGGGGGACTCTTGGGGCATGAACGGCACTGAGGGCCACGTAGAGGTACAGTTGGTGCTGGTAGACCCTAGTACCGCATCATGGTCGGACCAAGCGGAGGTACTGTCGTCAGTGGTGATAGACGGGAACATGCTAGCCCGCATTGGTGAGAGTGACTAAATAATTTTGACAGGCGGAGATAACTAGGGTATAAGGTAGTGAAGACGGGAAGGGTTGGCTTTCCCGGACACAGCGAGGAGGCAGCAATGAAGACCATGACTGAAGCACTGGAAAAGGATCGCAAGGTAGGTTTCTATGTGGAGTTTGACGAGAGGTACAGCGATTACGGGGTGTTTGGTGCTGATACAGGATACTGCTACCTACTCTCTGATGAGGATGCGTGCAAAAAGAAATCGTCGGAGTTGAACAAGCTCCATACCGATTGGTACTTCGAAGAAGGTCGAAAGAAATAGCCCCTTTGGACTAAATAATTTTGACAGGAGGAGATCACTAGGGTATAGGTTAGTGAAGATGGGGACATTGGATCCCCTTAACTTAACGATTTACGACGGAGAATGATATGAAACGCTATTACAAAGCAGTTGGCAAGGCAAGGCAAGGCAAGGCAAGGCAAGGCAAGGTACGTGGGGCTTGCAGGCATCATCACCAGTTGCGTACAAGTGTTCAACTGGTGATGACAGGCGGTGCGTACTCTGACCGCCGTGAGTGCGCCTATGTCGCTGGTGATTCCGTCGAAATGACGGACTCTGAGAAGGAAGAGCTCGACAGTCTTCAAATGAAACGATGCGCCGGAACTGCGCTACGCGATCTTTAGCTTTTGTTAGTCGGGTCCTACGCTACGCTACGGTACCCTAACGTAGCGTGTCGAAATCTTTTTGAAGAAAGTTTTGACGGGTTCCCAAGGTTAGGGTATAGGTTAGTGTCGAGGGGGCCAAGCCTCCACCAACTACTACGAACACGAGATCAGGAGATACGATCATGGCTAAGAAAGAAGACACCGTGCAGCTTCGCAAAGACTTCATCCAGTGCTGGACCCACAACCACCCGAACTTCTCCCGTAAGGACGCATCGGCTCTGTACGATCGTCTGGAGCGCAAGTACCCGGAGATCACCCGTGCTGCGGACACACCGTAGAGGGTGTGGAAGCGATCAAGGAAGGCTTCGGCCTCCGTCGCCAGAACGGCAAGGTGTATACGCAGAGCTGGTGCCGTGAGTGCCGCGCTGCCAAGCGTAAGAGCAAGAACGGCAACGTCCGCATCAACCCGGTGAACGTGGAAGAGGCGTGGACGAACGGACCGGAAGCTGGAACGGTCCCGGCCCGTAAGCGCCGCAGATGCGCTAAGTAGAAAGCCCCTGTGAGCCCGTAAGAAGGCCGCAGGGGCTTTTTGACGCTCCACAAGACTTAGGGTATAGGTTAGTGAGCTAGAGACACGAGAGAGGACGCTATGACGAAGGACGAAGCCCTTAAAGAGACGCTTAGCCTGCTGGGTGCAGAGGATAAGGACGAGCTTGCCTTGTCTTGTCGAGCGCCCTTCCGCTTTTCCAAGCGTGAGAGTCTCAAGGCGTACGGTACCGAGCCTGAGGGTATCGAGACCAACTTCACTGAGGAGGTTGGCCGGGCTCACCTTAGCGGCTCTGCTACGATGCCCCTCACCTTCAAGTTCAAGGTGGTCGAAGAGGAAGACTACGAAATCAACGCCAACCTCGTGGAAGAGGCGTGGTTCGTTCCCAGCAGTGGGGAACTCGACTTCTCCACACACAACGTCCGTACCATCCGTACCCTCTGCTAATTTCTCAAATAGTTTTTGACGCCTCCTCTCTACTAGGGTATTGGTTAGTGTAGAGGGGAGGTTGGCTCCCCTTCCTAGAGACAGGAGACAGATCATGAGCACCACGACCGCGATTGAAAACCTGACCGCCGAAGAAGTCGAGATGCTCGAAGATACCGACGTGCTCTCGCACATTCAGCAACAGAACGCTGAGTACAAGAAGCAGGCGGAAGAAGAGGGTTACACCTGCTACTTCCTCGTGTCGGAGTGGATCGCTTCGGACTTCCGTAACGTCTACCACTACGAGTTCGAGATGGCTCTCCAGTCGTACTCCGACTGCTACAAAGAGAAGGTGGGCATCCGTCCCGCCGCCCTCAAACGGGACGAGTGGACGCTCTCCGATGTGGAAGAGAAGCTCCGCTATCAGTGAGACCCCGCTATCAGGGAGTCCCTAGACGGGGGCTCCCGTAGCTAAGCTACCCCGTATGGAGATGATGACCATGAAGAAATTTCTCGACTCGATCTATGAGGACCTGAACTGTTCGCCCTCTGTCTGTGACAAGGCAGATGAATACGATGCTGGAGGCGGGTATCCCCCTCAAGGTGGCTACCAAGAAGATCTACACCCTGATTGAAGAGGCGACCGGGGAACTCTACTGAGTTTCTTTTGACGAACACCCGTCACTAGGGTATAGGTTAGTGCAAGAGGGGCCAGTGAGGCTCCCCGATAACGAGATGGAGACACCCATGAGCACCACGACTGATAAGCAAGTAGCCCAGACCATCCTCCAGCAGCTTGGTGGACAGCGCCGACTCAAAACCTTCGTGGGCGCTAAGGACTTCCTGCTTCTCGAAGGCGGGGGCGTCACGTTCAAGTTCAAGGGTAGCCGTAAGGTCAACTACGTGCGTATCCGCCTTAACGGGATGGACCTCTACGATCTGGAGTTCGTCAAGGCGCACGGCGTCAACATCAAGGTGGTCGAAGAGGAAACCAACGTCTACGCTGACCAGCTCGTGACCTTCTTCGAGAAGCACACGGGACTCTACCTGAGCCTCTAACGCAGACTAACGCACTCTAATTTACTCTACGACTAGGAGACGCATCATGACTTGGGGAAAACTACGATATGACGGACACAAGACCGCTGTGACGATACCCGTCGAGGAGATGGAAGAGTTCGGGTACAACCCCGATAAAACCTCCGACTACAGCTACATGGTCTTTGGCCGGGCCTGTGACAAGGACGAGGAAGGCGCTAAGCGTACCAACTGGTCGTGGCGCTCAAGTGGTGAGGTTATCTACGCCAAGCCCGTAGAGTCAGACGGCTTCGGTGGTACCGGTAAGATGTACGGTGCCGATGGGTATGTCTACCTCCAGCGTGACGGTCTGGTCTACGTACGCTCCTACGCACCGAAGAAGACTCGCTACCTCCGGGTCCACCTTATCCCTGAGGAAGAGGCTGAGCGGACCCGTAAGACCCTGCCTTAACCTGTACGGGGATGCGAGGAACATCTACCGTGTCGTAGGCCGCCACCGTAGCGAGGAAGCCGCACACAAAGCGGTTGAGAAGGATCGTGAGGATATGATTGGGGTCCGCTTGTTCCGCTGCGAGATGCCGATGGGTACCAGCAAGGTGAGCCGTCGTGTCCCTCATGGTGAACTCAAGGGGCGGTCCACACCGACCGTTGCTATGCCGGATCTCAAAGAATATCTGTCAGAGGAATGGCTGGAATCCAACTGTGCGGCCATGCTCTCTGTGCGGCCATGCTCTCTGTGCGGCCATGCTCTCTGTGCGGCCATGCTCTGAAATAAAAATCGCCCTCTGGAGCCGGTCAGAGGGCGATTTGCAACTTATCTGAGGTTTTTTCGAGAAAAGTTTTTACGCCCTTGGCCCACTAGGGTATAGGTTAGTGCAAGAGGGAGAGATACTCCCCACATACGATACTCACTACGATCACTACTTAGGAGACTGACCATGACGAACTCGATCTCGACCGACGCTAACTCGAAGAATGACAACCTCACCATCCGTAAGAGCTTCATCGAATGCTGGGTTCACGCCCACCCCGAGTTTGACGAGAAGGACAGCAGCCGTCTCTATGACGAGCTGGAGCGCAAGTTCCCGGAGATCAGCCGGGGAGGCCACCGTGGAATGGTGGGCCGCCGCAAGCCTTGGACCAAGGTCGACCACGAGTGCCCGTCCTGCGGTCACGAAGTCGAGGGTGTCGAGGCCATCAAAGAGGCCTTCGGTTTCCGCAACTGCAAGGTCAAGGCCGGTCGCAAGACCTACGTGCAGAGCTACTGCCGCACCTGCCGTCCCCTGAGCAAGGCGGAACGCAAGCGTCGCTTCGGCAATGGTGAGCGTCTCAACCCGGTTAGCGCCGACGTGTTCACCAACGGCCCGGAATCGGTCCTGTAATTGGCCCCCTGAGGCCACGAGAGGCCCGCTGGAGAGATCCGGTGGGCCTCTTCTCGTACTAACACCTACCATTAGATAGAGAGGCTTAGAATGGCTAAGAAACGCCGTGACATTGGAACCATCAACTACTTCATTCATATGCACAAAGAGGGCAAGTCCCGCAAAGAGATCGTGGACTGGATCTGCGAAGAAGAGGGGTGTCCCAGCCGCAAGCTGGCTCGCTCCGTCGCTAAGAAAGCACTGAACTCCTGAGGATACAGAAATTCACGGTAGGTGCCCCTGAGATACGAAAATTCAGGGGCTTTTATCGCTTTTCACAGATCACCGCCCCTTGAGACAGGAATTCACGGGATATTCTTTTGACTCACCTTTGTCGCTGTGGTATAAGCTAGTGAGTCCGGGGGCTACGGAGTCCCCAACCCCTACTGAGGAGAGACACGATGACCTACCGTGATGAAAAGCAAGAACGTAACACCGCCCTGTTCAAGAGGTGTGCCTTCAAGGGCGAGAACGGACGGTACAGCCGTGACAACCACTGGAAAGGCCCTGTGCGGGTCGTGGTGGAGGAAGACGAGGCTGGCGTGGATAGCGTCAAGCTGCTGGGAGACGGACTGGTCAGGATCGAGTCCAAGGGCTACTACCACCACATCGGTGCTTAATCCCTTGACGGTCCACTACGTACTAAGGTATATACACCCCTACTGAGGAGAGACCCGGATATGGCTACTGAAATTTTCCGGGACACCAACGAAGCTGGCGATACCTTCATCGTCTCACGTCGAGACAAGCCAACCAAGACGGACCAGCGGGAGAATCTGCATTCGGTGCACAAGAATCCGGCTGGGTATGACTGGTCGGTCTGGGTCTGTGACTTCTGGAAGTCCGAGGAGTCCGGTACCCGAGCTATCAACAAAGCCAAAAAGCTGTTGGAGGAAGGGTAATGCCTACCATCATCCAAAGTAGTGGTATCTTCAAGGTCAAAAGGCGTCACCCCGGAGCCTAGCCTCAGAAGAGCGCACGCTCCAAACGGAGTGGGTCAAGTGGTATCGTGGCCCCTCATTTGTGGGCCAACAGGCTTACTCTCAGGCGAAGCGTGAATTCGAGGCCTATCTGGACGACCCGGAGACGGAAGGTGCGGGTATGGTCTATCTGGAGCTGCTCGAAGCTACTCAAGAAGAGCTGGATACGAAATGGGCGTAAAGAGAAACGCAATCCTTCAGTTTGGGGTGGATACGGCGCATACCAACTACCTGTACCGAGAGGACTCGTACCTCTACCCCTCTCAGGAGGACTACGAGATGTTCCGCTCTCACTTCCCTGAGAGAGAGGACGGTATGTTCACCCTCGCTTACCTTCAGGGGTTGGATATTTTGCGTGAAGAGGGTAAGATCGAGAGCGAAGACAAGGACCTCGCTGTCACCATCTTTATCCGGGACAGGAATTACAAGGTGTTGGGTGTCTCACGTAAGGACGACCCTACTGACTTCGGACTGCCCGGAGAGTCTCCGATCCAAGCTGCCAAGCGGGAGCTGAAAGAAGAGACGGGCCTCACAGGTTCCGGCTTTGTTGCGGTCTTCTCAGCTCCCAACACGGGCTTTGACTGCATCACCTACCTCGTCACCACCTACGAAGGCGAGCTAGGGAGCGAGGAAGAGGGCGTCGTCAAGTGGGTCACACCTCAAGAGCTGGTTGACGGTAGCTTTGGTGACTACAATAAGGCGCTCTTCGAGTCCCTCTAGATGATACGTAACTACATCATACACTTGAGGACCTCATAGCCTTCACGTGCGGTGAGGCTAGGCTAGGCTATACTCTCGAAGCTACTGAGGCCCCCTACCTACGTACAGCAGGCGTCGGAGTGCGTTGATCTCGTCTGGCTATTCAAGAATCCAAATAGAGATGAAGTCTCTCATTTCGCCCTCCGTAAGTACAAGCATAACGAGCGCCCTCTGTATCTGGAGGGCCGGGTGGGTGAGAATTACGATACCGTCAAGTGTATCTCCAGTAGGAACTGGCTCCATTGGTGGCGTCTCACGAACGAAGAAGAGCAGTGGATCAGACCGGGGGATTACAATGCCAATCAGTAATCGCTGGATATACTCTACGCTCCCCTCCTACGCTCAGACGGGGTACGTACGCAAGGTCCTCGAACAAATTACGGCCCCACCCGATGACAAGAGGGTAACAGAGGACGGAATGGTTGTCCTCCAGTGGAACTTCACCTTATCAGGGGGTACCCACTTCTACAACGGGGTCAACTATCCCGAGATGTGTTTCTCCTTCCGGCTGCTCAAGAGCCCGGAGTCTTGGGGTGACTTCGAGATGGGCTTCTATTCGGCTGACCCTCCCTACAGCGCTTTCCATGAGGTAGGCTCCATGAGGTGGGCACGCGCCTTACAGAATCACATCAGAGGGAAGAAGCATGATTCGTGACCTACATCACACGGGGTACGCTCTGTGCAATTACCAGTTACACCCCTTGATCAGGAAAGCTGTACCAGCCGTCCCCTTCGATATGACGAACTGGACATACCGGCGTCTCTATACCTGCCACGTCTACCAGTTCATCTGGACCTTCATTCAGGTGACTGATTCAGCTCCCTCCTTCTGGCCGGTCTGGACCTTCATGGTCCCCTAAGGCAGATGATCCTTACGAGGAAGCCCCTGACTTTGCTTACAGCCGCAGCTCAGATAATCTAAAGCAGCCGTGGCTTGCTTACCCACAGTGGCTCCTCAGGTTCAACAATGCTTTCAACCCCCAGACCTGCACACCACAGAGGGATGACACCAAGCTCGCATGAGGACCTTCGCATGAGGACCTTCGCATGATTCAGGAACGCTTCCAGCTAGGTACCTTCTTCTCCTACTTCCCCACTACGAAATGGTGGGATCAGCTCAGGCATCCCTTCTCGTTTACGTCCCTGTACCCGGATGACCATCAGCTCAAACTCCACTGGACCTTCGAGGACCCACATACTGGCTATCTCTGGCTCTTCACCCTCCAGTTAGAGAAGCCCGAAGACAATCCCTTCTCGTTCAACACCACGTTCACTCAACAAACCCCGGACCACCACACGTATCGAGATATGTACCCCCAACCTTGGCTTGCTTCATTTGCGTAATGAGCAATACGTCCTGTACCCTGCCACTTGGCTTGGCAGAACCTTTACCAATCTCACCGTCACTTCGACTTCTTCTTCGGCCCACGCTAGATATGATAGAAGGCAACCAACTGACGATCCCGGCTCTTGAAGAGGATGGCCGCCTCTACGATTGTGATCACGTCGCTTTCCACTCTGTGTTCACGTGCCTCGTTAACACAGAGTGGACGAGGAACATATGGAGGCCCACTCAAATTCAAAGAGTACGTCGAGTGGTGCGAAGCCGAAGATACCAATAACCCGGAAGCTCAACGCACGACCTTCGATCTGTATCTCTGGTACACACGGGGATCGTGGCAAGACTACTTCTCTCTCTATGAGAGCCGGGCCGGAAATACTAATCCACCACCTAATGCGTTAACCCCACACACCCAGCTCCAGAAAGCAGTTTCCGTCATGGGCTGCTGGTGGACCTGACAAATGGAGAATACCTATGTTCACTTGGCGTGACCTTAAAGAGCAACTCGACAAGATCCCTGATCACTACCTCGACTCCAAGGTCTGGATTCAGACGGACCGGAGTAAGACAGACGAGTTCGAGGTGATCATCCTCAGTAAGGGGGAGATCACTAGGACCTATGATCAGCCTCTCCTGCTTACCCACGATGCCGAAGTCACTGAGGATCTCCTGCACATGATTCCCGGCCTTGATCTCGATCACTAATACCGTCCTCCACATTTTGAATCTGTTGTCAAGCAATATTTTATTTTTTTGAAATTATTTTTCTGGATTTTTGTTTCGTCAGATCCGAATGCCCGGTACATATGACGCCTTATCAATAATCCTTTGATCTCCGTCACAGGACGATAATCGGCCTCTCACGCCCTTCTGATATGGGTTCTTGACCTCTAGCTCAACCCTTCCTTTGATCTCCGTCACAGGACGATAATCGGCCTCTCACGCCCTTCTGATATGGGTTCTTGACCTCTAGCTCAACCCTTCCCTCGACCGCGACCCCCTCTCACAACTCCTTCCTGCAAGGGGTCAAATAAAACCCCCTTAAAATACCCGTAGGACCCCACATAAATACCCCGCTTATTACGTCCTTTGTGGTATATAGGAGTGGTTACACAGGAACTAACCAACAAGAGGCATAACGAATGGCACGAAGGACACAAGGGGACCGAATCATACCGGGGGTCATAGCTAATATAAGCTATCGTCTTTATCTGCAGCAGGTCTTATCTCTTACCTAGACCTAGACCTAGACCTAGACCTAGACCTAGACCTAGCCCTAGCCATGCAGGACATAGAGGAGAAGGAAGACCACATGCGTCATCTGCGTGTTTCAGAGCCCCTCGTATTCGTGACACGCAACAAGGGGAGTACCTCAGAGGGCTACCTTCATGTGTGGCAGTCCGGTACGGGAGGGTCCAATTGGGTCTTCGATGATGCGGCCTTTCTCTATGCAGGTACAGACGTAGAGGGACAAGCTGTGAAGCACGGTATCAATCTCTCCGAATGCAAGGCGCTCTAAGATGCCGATACGTAACCTTACAGTATGGCACCGCACCGCACCGCACCTCACCTCAATGACGAGCTAAGCTACCCTGTGCCTTCGCTTCGAGCATATCGAATGGGAGAGGGAGACAGAAGAGGACCCGTGTTTCTCTGTACGCCAGCAGTCTCTCGAAGAGGTGGTACGCATATGAAGTACCTTGTGTTCGAGATTGACAGGTCAGATGGTTCGATGAAGGCTTGGCGATCTGTAGCAGAAAGGCGTAGGTATCCCTATAAGAAGTCGTGGGATGCTGTGCACGCCCTGTACGGAATGATAGAGAGTGCTGAATGGTAGACACTGAGCAATTGGGACCCCTGCTTACGGAGTTCTTCGAGGCCGTGGGGCCGTGAGGCCGTGGAGGTCTGCCCACAAGAGGGGGACTACTTCATTATCACGTGGTCTTACCACACCGGTACGTACAGTGGGCCTCCCTTCTTTATGTCCTTTGTGCTACACAGGGAGACAGCAGCTCTCTATGCTGATGTGGAGGGAACAGATGTAGAGCCACGTGACGCACTGGATACTGCTTACGCCGTAATAGAAGGTATCTGAGAGCATGATACGCAATTACCTCTATCACTACTCCATCTGTCAGGGCCTGATAGAGAAGTGGCCTTCGCTGGGCACGGGCACGGGCACGATCTTCAAGGTGATGGGCCGACCTCGCCTCGCCTCGCCTAGCCTAGCCTCGCATCATTAGTATCGTCGAGGATTCGGTATTCGTGGCCCACCAATTTGAGTCGGAGGATAGCCTCTGGGAGTACAAGACCTTTTTGTGGCCCTCTGGACGTGTGAGGCACATACGAGAGCTTCGTGTCTATGATGGTCGTTGGGGACGTGTTAAGCACAGTCGGAAGCGAGAGTTTGGTGCGGGAGAGGTGCACCCTCGGCCTGAGCGTGCGACCCGATGCCCGAGAAGTTCAAGAGGATCGAGCCGTCCTACGACTTGTCAATGATGGGTCGAATCGAGCGTGAGTTCCTGTTATGATACGCAATTTCTTCCTCCATCACGAGGTTTGTTGTATCCTCCTGTCGAGATGGGCCTCTATGGGTGGTCCTATCTTCCAGACGTACGGTCAACTACGTGTGTATCCTCTCTGTCAATCAGGACCCTGAGGCAGACGGTGGTACTCACCACGTCATGGTTCTCTACATCTTCGAGTCCCTTTCGACCACAATTGCCGACTCTACCTTGACGGGACCATCATCTTGGGGATAGAGAACCGTGAGTACGACAACAAAGGTCTACGTACTAGTACCGAGAATAATACGTGTGTAGGTCTCGATGCCTTTTTGGATGCAGCGCCCCCACTCACTGAGTACGGTAAGATGATTCCCTCCTACAACCTCAACACGCTGGGGTCCATAAAGAGGTTCCTCACATGATACTCGACACCTCACCCCTCTATTATGTCGTAGGTCCTCTGCTCGACCGCCACCCCTTGTTATGGGAGGAGTACATCTCGACGTTGGGGTCCCCTTGGTGTCTGGGCTACGGGTATTTCTCAGCCATCTCTGATATAGACAATGCAATTGCTATCTTGTGGCGGTACACCGAAAAGGATGCTAGCATCGTTTTGTCCGGCTCGTAGACCTCACCGAGGGTGAGGAAGCGAGAACGGACGTCCACCACGTCTACACCTTGATCCTCAATCCGGCCCATGACAGGAAGGTAGAGGGTTATCACTATTTCCAGAGAGCCTTATCCCGTGGCTATCGCAGTGTCGAAGAAAGGCGGCGGCTCATAGAGGACGGCTCCGACTTCAAGAAGTCTGTTCTTGCACACCGACGCCTATGTGGTCCCTCAGGTATTAAGCAGGAGCCCAATAAGGACGCCCATGCTAAGATCTTGGAGGCTTTGGGATGATACGCAACTGGTTCAACAGACAATACCTCCTGTATCTAAGTGCCGGTGGACCTCCTACCTTCGTGACTTTCTGGGTTGGTCCTCTTATGTCTTCCAGAAGCCTAGACCCCGGCCCGGCCACAGAGGATAGAGTGGAGATGCACCTACGACCATTTTTTCTCCGGCCGGATCCCAAGATATGAGCATACGTAACTATCTTCCGGTCTACAGGACACTGGCTCTTTTGGACCCTGTGATTCCGGGATTGATCCGCACTCTAGGTGTGCCTACGGACATTGGTGGGATCTCTCAGGAGGCCGAGTTTACGATCTACTGGATCTACGAAGACAGGGAGTACCCGGACTACTGGATCGTGCTTACTTATACCCGCTACGCTATGACCAACACGAAGTTCAGTGGGTCCTCAACCACAATGAGGAAGAGCACATCGAGGTCCGCGACCTAGAGACGTTTGTATAGCATAGCATCCGGGATGGGTGTTACAAGCTGAAGATGGATGAATCAGGCCGCGGTCAACGCCAGCGTCTTATTGACCTGCGTCTCTCAAGGTTAGAGAGGAAGTTCGCATGATTAAGGAAAGGTACCTAGAGGGATTTGCACTTGTCAATATGTACCGCCATAAGTCCACGGGGTCAAATACGTAGTGGACGAGTTGGGAGGTGTACCGCCATCTGATTTAAGCCTCCTAGAGAACCAGTTCTTCACTGCGTACTGGAGCTTTTGTGACCCCGATCAGATCGGCGCTAGAGACGAGAGGAGATGGACACTGGAGATCCTCTTCCAAGAGGGCTATGGTGCACATACGGTATACACTTACGAGAAGATCAGGATCAGCGAGAACGGGTGGAACTTCGTACGCAACGAGGTAGCTCAGGTCACAGATGGTATCTTCATCCTGTGTGATCGTATTGAGGAACAAGGACTCCAACCCGTCCCCCTCTCCGCTAATGGCAGGTTCGTCCTCAGTGAGTTTTGGACGGATTATGACTTCTATGACCACGTGGTCTTCGCCGTTTTGATTGAGAACTACTTCACGTACTGGAACCTACTCTACGAGGTCGCTTCGAGGTTCCCGGCTTTTGCCCCAACCCTTGATCACGGCGTACCTTCCTACCTTGAGTATGAGAGCGCGAGCCGTGCTCTGGTTGTTTGCTGGGTCTGGCTCCTCCCCGGAGCCTCAAGATCAGGGCATCTGTTGGACCTTCGAGGCAACCTACTTTCCTGATCACACCGAGGCTAGGTCCTTCATTGCCAACCCTTTTTCGGGAAACAAACTAAGTCCCCGTAAGTATTGCAGTCCTGTTGATATGCTCCGGTCTGCCCCTTCCATTGTCTGCACAGGGTCCACACTACTCAAACCTAGTATCGACGTAGTTGGTGTACTGAGGGTCCGCTGTCTCCGACGTCTGCACGAAGTACCTCGTAGGTCGACAGGACAAGAAGGCTAAAGGGAGGCTGTCCTTCCCAGAACTCCCGAGCCACTTCGTCGGGCATTGGTAGTATCCGCTTTGTCACCGAGTCTTGGCGTGCGTAGTGGCGTACCATTCTTATGAGTGCCTCGTGGTCTTCATAATCTTTGGAACGATGCCAGTCTTCAGGCTCTGGTTCGCCCTCCCAATGGGGCTTTATCTCACCACTGTCTGTTTGCATGAAGCAGATATTCACTACGAACTCTTCCGTATCGTATCGGATCGGTCGAATACCCAATTGAGGACCGTCCAGTTCGCCCCGCGCATCTCGATACGAGAGGGCATTGGGCAGCTCTTGAGTACCTCATACCCGATGGGACACCGGTACCTAATTTCATCAAAGATGTGACTGTAGGGGAGGTAGTTACGTATCATTGGGCTCTTTGACAACAGGCATAGCACTGTGGTATCAGATAGATGCTAGCTCTATGACTACCAGAGAGAAGACGAGATGGCTAGAGCCCAGACCAAAGAAGAGTTGCAAAGAGAGCTGTACAACCGGCCCCGTGTTCCCAAACCACACGAGATAGGGGACATTATCGAGAAGGACGATGGTCGGCGCTTCCGGGTCGTGACTATCTACCCTGTAATGCGACCCTATCTCAAACGTAATCAAGACTCGTACGCCGTAGGTTGGACGCTAGGACTTGCTGAGCTTTCAGAGACACATGCCGATACGTAATTACATCAGGGAAGCTCGTCAGTTCCTTGAGCTGGATAGCTACTTCCCCGGCGTCTTCAATTTAGTATCCATCATGGGCTTTCCTACCCAGCCGGAGCTAGAGATATATCCGACGTTGGGTTTTGCCCGTCTCACATTAGTCTGGCTCAATCGAAGTATGACAGGTTCTACCTACAGCCATCCCAAGGCCACCTGCGATCGCTGGGCCGAGACAGAGGATACTCTGATCTCCTACCAGAGTGGGGAAGAGAAGACCTTCCACCTCCCTACCGAGTGGATCAAGGCTTCGGAAGACGGGAGGTTCATGCCCCTGAGTGGCTACCGCCTCGATAGGCTGGCGCATCATATGCAAGACTTACCCGAACTGTTTGAGCGAGAGGGTTGGTACAAGTCTCAGGTATCGGGGAGCCCGTCATGACACTCAAAAACTGGTTCAACCAAGCAGATATATGCCAGCTTAGAATCAAGCGTATGGTCTCCGAGCAGGAGACGTGGACCTTCAAGAAGATGGCAAATAGAAACGTGGCCCAGAATCGCCGTGGTCCCGAGGTCCAACCACGCCTTGTCATTCGAGTCGAGGGGGAGTCCTCACGTCGCTCTGTGTATGTCTTAGGGGCTCGTTCCAAGTTCTTCTGCCATGATACATAATCATCTCAGCAGGACTCAGGAGATCTTAGGGACACACTACGCGCTGGACAGAGCCGTAGAGGTCTTGGGTTGTCCCGCCTTCCATAAGACGGCTTCAGAGAGAATAGGGGTGGGCTATTTGATCGACATACCTGACCATCCCCGGCCCCCAATGCGTCATTTTTACTACCTGCTCTTTAATCAGGAGGGCTTTTACTTTTGTTGGTTCTCGCACTACTTTTGGTCGGAGATTCTAGGTGGGTGGGATCGAAGGGGCACGCACAAGTATACAGACCTTGAGAAGCTCTTAGTGACCGTCAAGAATTCATACAGTGTGGGCGAGGCTCGCTACTTGCGAAAAGAGATTCCGGGCTTGCATCAGTTTGCGGAAGCTCTACAGGAAGTACCACCACTCCTTTCTCACAGGATGCCTCATGATTCGGAATAGACTAGGCTCCTACATGCACCTCCTCCATCAAGAAGAAGTCGGCACCCTCATAGCCCTACTGAATGAAGCCGATGGGACACAGGATCGAGACAGCGAAGTACCTGATCCGGGAGTTCAAGAAGAGCCCGGTCTGGCAGAATAAGCACAGTAGGCATGGCTTTATCGCCTCGCAGGTGTGCTTTTTCGTCTCCATCCTTATGTCCATCTCCAATTGGCTTGGTGGGACGATAGAAAGGGTGACGTACATCGGCGGCGGCCTCATTGTCATGGCCTGTGGCGTCTACGTGCTCCGGCTTATCAACGAACTTCAGAGGGAAAGGGAGCACTCTCAGCACCAAAGAGAGGTCTGGGAGACTCCTCGATCCGTGACCATTTACTTCGAGGACGGTACGGAGACAACCCTGTATCGTGCCACTATTCAGAATAGCCTGTGGAAGAAAGAGATGACAAAAAAAGCAGTGAGGGTCGAGATTCAGTATGATGATGGTACTTCGATCGAGCTAAGCCCTGATCTCGTGGATAACACGACAGACAAAGACACGGCCCAACAGTTGTGGGAGTCTTTTGATGGAGGTCTCCATGCTGTCCGTCTTATGCTGGGCCTGCCGAAGGGCTTCAAAATATCCGAGGCATTACAGTGTCTTGACGAGGAGGGGCCTGACTCCCTGAGGGAGAAAGTCGAGAACTTCGACTCCAATCGGTAAGATTCTTTTGACGCCGTAGGATAGCTATGGTACTCATTAGTGAGCCGGGGAGGAGTCGCCTCCTCAAACACTAACTCCCACTACGGAGGTTCATATGCGCTACGTACCTTATGCCCACGTCTTCCATCAAGAGGAAGGCTACCTTGTGAACGCTCGCACGAAGAGCGGGCTTATCAGCAAGGTCAAAGGTCTTGCCCGCAAGGGTGAAGCTGACGGTGGTGCGATCCTCCGTGAGGGTGACTCCAAGTGCATCTTTGGGGAGATCTTCGTGGGCGGCAAAGACAACGAAATCGTCAAGTACGCCAAGCGCTAAGAGGGCCAGATGGCAGACCGAAAGTGGAAGGTGCTGGAAAGCACCAAAATAGATGACGACCGTGAGTTGGTCCTACAGATGTGGCCTCACGGTGAGTGTGGTGGCAATCACGAAAACGAGCATCACGTGGCGATTGTCTACACGCATCCAGAAGAGGGTTGGTCCACAACTAAGGACAACAACCACTTCTGGGGTGACAACGCTAAGCAACGTGCAAGCATTTATTACGGCCTTCAGCGAGAGGTTCACACCCAATGAGTGAAGAAGACGAGACATTCTCTCGCCAAGGCCGTAGCAAGGCCCGTATCACCGATGAAGAGAACTTCGCCCCCGGGCAACCGGGCGTATGAGTGAGACTAGCCACTCACTTACTGATGAGGCAGGCTAACAACTGATACATGGAGGCAACAATGAAACGGATTATTCTGATTGCGATGCTTTTCGCGGTTGGTTGTGGCGGCGGCGTCGAGCCGACGTCAGACATCAACAATGACGACACGTGGACCACCGATGGTGGCAGTCTCTGCTACGATTACAGGGGTGAGACGTGCTGCCAGAACCCCATTCCTGATGAGCCCTGTGTTGTCGTGAAGTGCAAGGGGCCTGACGAGGACGACGAGGTGCACGGCGAAGTGCTGTGTGTCGACGACAACTAGCCGAAACGCTCTCATAGTGAGGGCGTCTACGTGGACTGACCACCACGTACTGAAGAGGCAGGTCACCAATTAGATAAGGGAGGCAACATGCACACACTAGAAGACCTGAAAGTATTTATTGACGACCTTCCGGAGCACTACCTTCGGCAACCGATTCGGATTGACGTCGGAGATTACGAGGTTGTCTGGGGCGAGTCATTCGAGATCGGAAGCAGCTATTCTTCGAATATTGTCATCCAATTTCATAAGAGTGACAGCACCTCGGAAGTGGTACACCAGCACGAGATTGAGGACGGCACCGTGCTGTTTGCGCGGGAGGGTTTTGACAGCCGAGAAGACCTCAGCATCGAGAAGTACGTGGGCGGGTGGAAAAGGCAACTGTCAAAGTACCTCGTCGAAGGGCTCAATGAAGAGTTCACCGACACGAGGTTTCCTGATGCAGTCCAGTTCGATGATGAGAAGATCAGCATCGCTCTCGTCGATGAAGAAACCTTGGAGATCTCCCTCGACAGAAACGAGGATAAGATGTTCACAGCCGGGCAAGGGTACACGTTTTACCACCATAAGGACCGTACCTTCTCGTCCGGTGACGTGAAGTTCTACCAGTGGAAGGACTTCTTCACAAAGCTCTCCGAAACCATCGAGGGCTTGTTCACCGTGACCGGGCAAGGGGAAGACACCGGGGACTACTGGCGGGCCTTTATCCGGGACGGCAAGTGCTACGAAATCACACCGCAGTTCCCGGACTTCGACGAATCCAAGCTCCGATGACCTTACGGGACCTCTCCGAGAATCTTTTTTTGACGCTCCTCCTACCTTAGGGTACAAAGGGGTGTGACAGGGAGTTATTACCATCGACCACGGAGAGGTCCCCAATGAGCGAACAGACGAAAGAGCGTATCCTGATGGTTCTGACCTACGCAGCATTCAGCGTGTTGATTTACTGGATGGTGGGTGTAGGCTTCGACCAGCCCGTGTGAAAGGAGATTGGAATGCCAACACAGATCCAAAAGAACGTAAAAGAACCTATCAAGGTTTTGGAGGATCGTGGGGTGGATACCCACGTAGTCTCACCTTACGGGGTGCACAATTGGACCATCGGGCTCTGGTTCGGTGATGCGCTTACTCCCGAGGAAGTCGCTGACAAAATCGAGAACAGAATCAGAAAAGACTATCCTGAGCTGGTTGACGAAGCCTTCTCGAAGAACCTCGAAGACGACCCATGATACAGGATAGGTACATACTAGGCCTCCTGTATGGAGAGGCCCAGAGGCGGATCGGAAGCACACTCCCGGAGCCCATCTTTGAGGTCTATGAGGAGCATGTGACCGCTATCCTCACGGTGCATCTCATATGGGTTTTCGAGTTCTCCAGTAGAGATACACAGTTTTTTCGGTTCAGTTGGGACCCTTCAATGGACAGGTTCGTCTTCGGATATGGGGATGGGCTACACTCCCTGTATGACTACAGCACCCTGTTCAAGTCAGCAGGTATGCCTATCAAAGAGCGTGTCCTCCATAACTGGTTATACGTGGCTCTAGAAACGGGTCAGCACCTAACCCTCGAAGATATTGGCGACCTGATGGGTGGTGTGATGTACCGACGTTCGTCGCTTATTACCGAAGATGACGTGGCCCAGCTCCATACGCGGTTCTACTCTGAGTCATTGCGTAACACCTTCGATACGAGTTCACCCTTCGACAACCCTTTTAGAGCAGCCTTAGGAGGCTAGCATGGACTTCTTCCGCACCGTATGGGGCAAGCGTCTCTTGGATTATCAGGTACCTTCCTTCGTCCAGAATTTTGGGAAGCTCACGGGGACACTGGAATCCCTCGTGGACGTTATTAGAGGCAACCTTAGCCTCTACGTGGCCTTCCAGCCTGACGACTATGGGGTACGTATCTTCTCCAACGAGGATGCGGCTGAGGCGTTCATGGAGGATGGCGCTGTAGACGAGGGTTGGACCTTGATGCGGGGCTTGGTGGTTGAAACTGAGTACGAGCCTGAGCAGACGGTCTGCGTTGTGACTGACTACGACACCCTTGTCACCCGAGTCTTCACTGATGAAGAGGCAGCACAGGGTTGGATTGACAAGTTCCGAGAAGATGCCGAACTTGGGGTGGAGACCCTTGAGGTTGAGAAATCGTCTTGAAGCCTTTGCCCCCGTAAGGTACGATACTACGTATGACTACTACCAGTAACATAAGTACCTCGTTTGTGGCCGATGCTGCAGAGGGAGTCAATTCTGCCCTGATCGACGCAGCTCTCGTGTCCGTGGCCTTTGTGGTCCCGGAAGGTGTGCAGTTGATCATGCACGGGGGTCAAGAGGTGGTTGTGCCCTCAGAGAAGGACAAGGCCCAACTCATGGTCGATATGCTGGCAGACGTGAAGGGTGCTCAGAAGCTCGACCGTGAGGCCTACAAAGAGAAGGGCGAAATCAAGGTGGTTTCCCGTCGTGCCTTTTACCCCTCACACCAAGACCCTGAGGCAAAGGCACAGAAGGACTTTGAAACTCGAATTCTCTACCTCTACAACACCGAAGGGAAGATCCACGCCATCAAGGCGTACCGGGATGGGACGAAGTGTGCTCTCAAAGAAGCTAAGAGGGCCGTAGAGGAACTTGTCCAACACAATACGCTGTAGACCTACCCATGATTAGAAACCACAGTACCGTAGGCTACTTGATGGGTGTCTTGAAAGAGCGTGCATCCTCTCTCTGGTACCACGACCTTGATCATATCCCCCGGCCTGCGGTCAAGGCCGTACCTAATCCCGGTACAGATCAGCTCATTGAAGTCGTCTTTGTCTGGCAGTACGACACCGGCAATAACATATTCGAGAAGTATCGGGTGATCTGGCAGGTGCGAACACAGAAGTTCGAGATAGCCTCCCAATGCTATAACCCCCGTGGTGGCGGCTGCGAGGATTCCCTTCGGCATGAGCGGTCTTGGGATTGGTACCATCTCACGGAAGACCTGCTCTACCACACCTTTAAGATGTATGGAGAGCAGGAGGAGTACCAACAGGTTCCAATCCCCGATATGATTGAGACGTACATACCTCGACCAGTATTTGCACCTTGGGAAGATCCTGTGTGGGACCTTAATTTGACCTACCGTGCTTCGTAGGGTATTAGGTAGTGACAATAGGGACACTACTTACGCGGAGAGACCGGATGGAGAAGCTCAAGAAGGGTGATAAGGTGTATGTGCGCCTCAAACGTATGGAAGGCGGCTGTACCACGCAGCGAGGAAACAAAGAGTACCCGCTGGTGGAGTGTGTTGTTGCTCAGGTCGACGTCTGTGGTTCCGAAGGCTGCTACGGCTTGGAGTATGCAGACACCCGTGAGCCGGTAGGACTCCCCTTCTTCATGGGAGCCTTCGAGAAGATCGAGCGGGCCTAGACCGTTTACGATACTCTTCCGATCTGGTATAGTTCCAGCTAGGAGGAGTACGTATGATCAAAAACTATTTCGCACTCGTACAGACGGGGGTAGACGCAGGAGAGCTTCCGGGGTGGGTGGCCCCTGAGCTGTTCGAGATGGCACCTAACCTACGCTTTGATCTTCTGTGGAAAGACAAGCGCCTCCATATCCGTGCCCTGTCCAGTGAACAGGAAGACTCCGGTCCCTATCACCTACTCCATGAAGCCTGCGTAGAGATCGGAGGTCAACGCTTTCGCCCCGAGGGTCCTGTCCCGCTCACAGAGCGGGGCCTCATACGGCATAATCTGGTGCGTATAGAGCCTATGCAACAGCCTGTAGGGGCTATTTTCTTTATGGAGAACACCGGACGCTATGGGTCCTCCGGGCCGTCCTCATTCTTGACGGACGCAGAGCGCCACACCTTGATCCGTCAGGACGATGCTGATGATCAATAACTGGTTCAATGTGGTAGCGGGTTGGCGGGGGATCATCGAACACGAGGTGGATGCTCACGGTGCTCATGAGTTCGGCGTGGTGGAGGGTGAGAGGGAGTGGCGGTACTACCTTCACTGTGGAGATCGAGAGGTTATGGGAGCGAGGCTGCGTGTCAAGGCAAGGCCTCTGCCTGAAGTGCTGGGAAGTCTATTTGGAGGAACACCTAGATTCCCTATTGAAGGGTCTCCAAACAGGCCTAGAGAGACGTTCGAGCTGCAACCTAACTATGTTACCAGACCGGCGCTCTTTTTAGATCAATGCCCTGTGGAATCGGATGATGACCATGATCAGTAACCTGTTCAATAAGCTATCAAACCCCGTCATACGGAAAGAGATTGAGACCTCTGTGGAGCGGACGGACGATGCCTACTTCCAGTTGGTGCGTGTGCGGGATTCCATCTTGGCTGTAAGGGGTGCCGCAGATCCTCGTGTCCTCTGCTATCAGGTGCGAGGGGCCGATGGGGGTCTACTCTTTCAGATGGCTCTGGAGTCTCGCATCCCTGACCCCGGTCCCCATGATTACGTCTCCATTGGTTTTGATCCCGCTAGACCACCGGAGGACATACGTGGGATCAATCAGTACCCCGTTATTTATGACGACGTAGCTTATCAGGACGTAGCGGTGGTAGAGAACGTGTCTCTGACCCCATCTAGAGCGTCAATAGAAGTGACGTATGACGAGAGGACTTGCCAATACTTGGGTGTCCTCTCCGGTGACGTCCCCCTGCAGCCAGACCTGAGTGACGTTAGGCAGATCTCAGACAGACCCTCGACGATACTTATGGGCGATATTCATATTTCAGGCGACGTGGTATGGAGCTGGGACGGAGATGATGACGATGACAATAACTAATTACTTCAACGCACTTGACACGAACAGAAAGCCCCTATATCGTCTCGTCCGTAAGTATGAGGATACTGAGGTGGCTCTGATTGAGGACGGCTCTACCTACCGCTGCTACTTTCACAGCGGTGATCACGGGTGGAACGGACCCGTGGTGGTTCGAGATGGGGAGATCGAAGAGATCGACCTCTATGCAGATATGAAATGCGGGTTTGATGCTAATATCTATGAGGGACTGAGGAATGATCTAGTTGAACTGGACCCCAGAACACAGCCTCACCAGTACCTTGAGCTTCTCATGGCCTGTATGAGGATGGTCCTTTTGGGCGGCGATAAGGTACCTCTAGACTACTTCCTGATGACACTCTCTGATGGGCTCAAAGCACATGAAGAGATTGGCTTTGAGAGTGGTAGCTCCCGTATCAGCGAAGGCATTCGGCTTGTGGCAAGATCAGTGATGGTCATACGGGAAAGGATTGAGGATGCCGTCGAGGAGGCAGGCAGCCTAGAGCAACTTTACGAGGATACCTTAGGAGACTCACATGATACGCAACTGGTTTGACATATTGGAGGATCGAAGGGAGCCCGTGGAGACGTACCTAGAAGAGTTCCCCGCCCACCAGATAGAGATCACGAGGACAAACAGCATGGGCGTTATGTGCTTGTTTGTCGACTCCAAGGGGATAGTACATCACAAGGGTCCAAGGCTATTTCGGGGCCGTGGTTTCACCTTGGAGGCCCACACAGGGAGGTCTGCTCCTCTAGGTCGTATCCAGACCCGTATCGGAGTCGCTGTATTCAATCCCCACGCCCTTGGCCGTCTCATAATCGACTCATAACCCGTGTGGTTATGATCTATAACTGGCTCAATCAGATAGCCTGTCGGAAAGAACGGTTGGAGTTTGAGCTTCGGCAGCAGGGCCAAGACGTATCATTCGGTATCACCCTTGTGATCGATAAGGTATGGTGGTACTCTCAAAGAGAAGGACGAGTCCGGCTCGTACAGGGCGACCTGCGCCTTCGAGTACCCGTCCTCGTGTACGATCCGCACTTAGACGACTACCGAGTATTCGAGTTCGATGATACGTAACTACTTCAACAACCTACGTGGAGCCCGGCATAAGGGGTACAACATCTTGCTCACCAAAGGGCGTGAGAATGGTGTTAAGCTCCAGAGAAGGTGGATCACTGTCCAAAGCCGCAGTGATCAGAGGGCAGATTACATCGACTACAAGTTGGACCTCAATCGGATACCTCCGAATCACAAGCGAGTTGTGCAGGAGCGTCTCAAGGACGAGGTGATGGAAGGTACACTGGAACTCAACCGGCGAGAGGACCCCGTTGAGTCTCCTTATCACTCCTACACATCTGAGGTGATGTTCAGGTGGACCGCCTTTATGGAGCCGGAGAGACAGCACAGAACATTTGTGGTGGACTCCATGCCGACTGGTCGGTCTAGGCCGCAGATCATACCTCACGTCTCCAACGGGATTGAGCCTGTTTTTTACGACCCGGAGGGCAGTCCTTTCTCACACCCCCTAGACGATGAAGACGGGGACGATGCCGAAGGCACTTCCCCTTTAGAGCAGGGTCTGAGGCTCCATCGGCTGATGGAGTTGTATCGAGAGGCCGGGAATGAGTAGTGATTGTCACTTTGACACGGCTATGGTAGTCTCATAACGTATTTGATAAGAGTGTGTTATGGTTCTAGACCGTACAACCACAGCCTGCCTCTTAGCTCACCTACCGTACAGGGACTTTGGGCGTATCTTTACGTCGGAGGTCTTAGACCCTTCCTCGATAGACCTTACTGATGGAGGCCTCAAACTTCGGTGGACCTTCTTCAAGTCGGAGTCTTGGGGCTTTCAGTCGGGTTCCGATGGACCCCAGCGAAACAGACTCTGGTATGAGATTGACTGGAAGGTGGGGGAGTCTATTGAGTACGTCCGGGAGTACGGAGAGAAAAAGTGGCATGTGCCCAAGCGCCATATTTACGCCTCTTTTGAGACGAACCGCATCCTTCTGAGTCACTACCGTGCCTTATTGAAATTCTGGACAGAGGTTCTGGTCAAACACAGGCAGGATGACGCTTGGGTTCTGGACCCGGTGCGGGCAACGGAAACCCAGCTCCGACGAGCACTACACAAAGCACAAGAGACGTGAGCATGATACACTTCAAGTTTCCTACGGGCATCCTTATTTGGGACTGGCCTGATCAAGAGCTATGCGACTTTGTTCACCGGACAAAGCACGGCCCCCATCTAATCAGGTCTGACTCTTGGCTGATAGCGCATCCGGGAGAAGCTCAGGACAAGTCCGTATGCTTATCGTGGGTCTATAAGGAAAACAACCAAAGCGTCCTCTCTCTCACTGCTAAGTGGTACCTACCCACCAACACAGTGGTTTACGGGTCCCTCACTCGACAGGAGAACGGTAATTACCGGAGAGGTGGCTATGATGGTGCACGAGAGTTCGTAAGCGACCTTGAAGAGGCCCGGAAGGACTCTACCTTGCGGCAGCACCAAGGGCGTGAGCAAAATAAAAAAGTTATCAATCTATGGCGCAACTATCGTCATACCAGCCTTATATAACTACCGTACCTTAACAGAATGCACCAACACTAGCATTCTTGAGGACTTTTCTAGGTGCCTCTCGCCTAGAGATACTGCGCCTTACCTCCCATATCAGTAACCAATCCGGTTACTTATACGCATTTCCTTTGACATATGACGTACTCGCTGCTAACTTTCCTGTTGGAATGTGGGGAATATAACACATCTAAACGATTCTGAAAGGGCTGTGGGGCCGTAACCTACTGTCATGATATGAAGGACCCTGAGAATGGACTCGAAAGTTGATAGCTACCTATCTGCCCAAGGTTTCGAGCCCCGTGAGGCGGGGCGTTACTGTAAGGCCATAGAAGGCTGTTATGAGCTGTGTGTGGTACCTGAGGAGGACGATCTACTTATCCTCGTCATTTCCCAACCCAACTATCAACCCATAAAGGCCAGCGCTATGAAAGCTGCAGGACTCGACTGGAAGACTCAGTTTCTAGCTCGCTGTTCCGCTCTTATCCAAACACTCTTCCTTTCCGGGAGAGACACCTGCTCTCACTGTGGCGACCCGCTACATGCGAGAGCCTACCAGAACAAGAAGAAGGGGGCTACAATCAAGACGTACTTCTGCCGGTCGAAGGGCTGTGGAGGACCGGTGCAACTAAGAAAGCCCATACTTAACTGAATCACTTGACAAGTGACGTATTAGGGCGTACCATACTAGATGGTTGAGCAGTAAGAGCAACCCACTAACACCTACGATGGGGACTACTATGAACGAGCAATTCGAGCAATACTTGCAAGAAGAGTCGGAAGCAGTTCGCCAGATGGTTAAGACCAAAGTGAAGGCCGCCGCCCAACAGGGCATGATGGAGGCTTTCCAAGAGTTGGGGTTTTCTACCGCTCCACAAGAGGCCAAGCCGCCTGAGCCGGAAACCCCGCCTGAGCCGCAAGGCAAGTCTCAAAAGACGATGCGTGCCCGGAGCCGTAGTCGTAAGGGGCGCGGGAAGAAGGGCACGGGTCCTCTTGAGCTGACGGACACTCAACAGGAAGTGCTCTCGACGATCCAAGGGCATATCGAAAAGCACGGCCACAGTCCGACCTACTCCGAGATTGCGGACGAGTTGGACAAATCGGGTGTTGCGACCATTGTGCACGCGATTGAGAACAAGGGATGGATTAAGCTGGACGATACCAAGTTCAGCCGGAAGATCGAGGTCCTGCACACGCTGTAGCAGGCACCTCCACATACCATCCAGAGTCAAGGCCGGGCTACCTAAGTCCGGCCTTTTCTTTGTTCGCTAGATCGTGAGCGGCCCGAATTTCCTATCTATTTTTAATGCGCTCTTGATGGGCAGAGTGTACCGTGATATAAAGACGTAATCCTGTTCCCCAGCGGGGGATTGCCGTTCAATAAAGCCTCTAGGACGATTTAAGGTGTGGTGGAAAAATCCAAAAAATCCACTTGCTTAGATGGTCATTTTGGGGTATAAATAGGGAAGTGGTAGAAATAGGGAAGTGATAGAAATGAAACCAAAAGAGATAGACTCAGGTGAAGGGTCAGGTAACGGCTTGATCGAATCCGTACCCCTTACGGGTACAGAGAAGGCGCTCTACTGGTTTCGTCTTGTTCTCTTACTCTTTACCTCACCTGTACTCTGGTACGAGTACAGACGAGCCCAGCGGCGTACGGGTTACTCAAACCCCCATGCTTTCGTGAAAGCAATACGTCTTCGGCTGGGAAGGAAGGCTAGAGAGGTTAACCTCGATGCACTTAACCCCAAGCCTGTAGCAAAGGTAATAAGACGACTACGAATCAAACGAGGCAACTAATGTCAGCGCGGTACCTCACGGGTGATGAACTGAACAACGACGTGTTTCAGATGTTTTACGATTGCCTTCGGAAGATCCACGGAGTCGCCTATGCCGACTTCGTTCTGGGGGCTCCCAAAGAAATCATCTTGGAGCAATTTCCGGCTGCACGGTTGAGACGGAGCTACAACTCTTCATGCTGCGTCTCCTGCAACTCCTCCATCCTCCCTCGTCAACGAGAGGACGCTCTCTTTGAGAGCATGGATGAAGTCGAGTCGGGAGAGGTCGATCTCTTCTATCTGTGCGAAGGGTGTCAAGAACATAGCGGGTAATGTCTCCCGCCCCAAAACCAACCCCGGTTACTGCCCTTATGTGGTAGCCGGGGTTTTCTTTTTGTGCGCCACCTTGACGTGTGATCATACACGTGGCATACATGATACGTGATCAATTCGTTGAGGTAGCAAATGGAAGATATGACCCTAGAAGAGGCCCGCCGTATTCTTGAGCGGGAGCAGCTAAAAGAAAAGACGGGCGTACTGCAAGCCGACCAAGAGAAGGTTCGACTCTGTGAGGCTCTCATTGACATACTAACAAAGCTGGCGAGCACCTTGGAGGAAGAATGAGGCAGTACCTAGACTTACTTGAATACGTGCTTGAGAATGGCTCTGAGAAGGGCGACCGTACAGGTACCGGAACCCTCAGTACCTTTGGGTACCAGAACCGTTACGACCTGAGCGAGGGCTTCCCTATCGTCACCACCAAGCGTGTGTGGTGGCGGGGTGTGGCCGAAGAGCTGCTCTGGTTCCTTTCGGGCTCTACCAATAAGTTCGACCTGCAGGAGCGTGGCGTTTCGATTTGGGATGAATGGGGTGACGATGAAACCGGTGAGCTAGGGCCTGTCTATGGGTATCAGTGGCGCTCGTGGCCTAAGTACATACGAGAACGTAGAGCGGTCCCTTACTTTGCCTATTCCACACGACCTATAGACCAGATTGCCAACGTAATCGAGAGCATCAAGACCAACCCGAACTCCCGGCGTCACATCGTGTCCGCTTGGAACGCTGCTCAGATTGAAGAGATGGCTCTACCCCCCTGCCACATTCTCTTCCAGTTCTATGTAGACGACGGGAAGCTCTCTTGTCAGCTCTACCAACGCAGTGCTGACGCCTTCTTGGGTGTACCCTTCAATATCGCATCCTACGCTTTGCTTACGCACATGATTGCTCAGGTATGTGATCTGGAGGTAGGTACGTTCGTGCACTCATTTGGCGACCTGCACATCTACCAGAACCATCTTGAACAGGTGCGTACGCAGTTGGCCCGTGAGCCGAAGCATCTTCCCACGCTGATGCTCAATCCCAAGATCAAAGATATTGACGGCTTCACTTACGAGGACATTAACCTCGTGGGATACAAGCACGACCCCAAAATCACAGCTCCCGTTGCAGTCTAAAGGACCATAGGAGAATGGAATGAAAGTATATCACGTCGCAGCACTCAGTGAGAACCACGTAATTGCCAAAGATGGCGGCATCCCTTGGATGATCAAAGATGACCTTCGTCGCTTCAAAGAGATTACGACGGGGCACCCCATCATCATGGGCCGTACTACGTTCGAGTCTTTGGGCTCAAAGCCTCTACCTTCCCGCATCAATGTTGTCCTGTCGAGACGGGAAGAGGTGGAGTTTGGTGGCGAGACCCTCACCTATGAGGGAGAGCAGGACTGCATCCACGTCGAGACAGACAGGGCCGAAGTGGTCTTTGCTCGTAGTATCGTGGATGCGCTCGCTGACTGTGCGGACTATCAGGAGGTTTACGTGATTGGCGGTGGGGAGATTTATCGCCAGACCCTGCACCTGACCGACGAACTCCGTCTAACCATCGTTCACGAAGAGGTCGAAGAGGACGACACCTGCGTCTACTACCCTGAGCTTGATGAAGATCAGTGGATGCAGTCCTTCGTCGAAACCTGCGACACCCACAGCTATGTTGATTACGTCCGCGTCTATGGTAACTAAGCCTGTTGTATTCGATCTTCACCTGAGCAACCTTGAGAAGGGAGGCGAGCCTCTAGTCACAGTGGGGCCTCCAAAAGATGGGAGGCCTAGCGTGGTAGTACGTAAAGTAACCTTTGATCACTGCTTTGCCTGTGACAATACGGGTAGGGTCCAAGAGGTGTCGGCAGGTATCGCTGTGGAAGGTACATGCTCTATCTGCGAAGGGGCACTGAAAATCTCCAAAGACCTTTGACGCCCCTCCGACATTACGGTATGCTGCCTTGCGTTAACGTATTGGTACGAGGTGTTACGTATGGAAGCAATGAAAGATAGTGAGCATCAGCGCCTAATGGACGAGGCGTACGCCCGCTGGGAAGGCGTGGACTGGAGCTATGCGGAGTTCCTAGACCATCTGGGAGCCCAACAGGTGGCAGCGGTCTTGCTGGGCAACCTGAATGAGCAACTCTCTCAGGAGGGTGGATTCCTTCGCTGGGCTGAGCACGGCTTTGCCTCTCAGGGGATTCGCCTGCTCAGTGTGCTTGACGATATGGACCATGTACTGGATGCGGGAGTAGCGGCCACTATTTTGGCTCTCGTATCTGACGCTCTTGTCTACATTCGCCGGTATCGCTCCGATCTGGAGAATACGGAGAGTGAGGCTTACCAGTGCTTGATTAGCCTGAATGAGCGCTTCCGAAGGTACCAGTCGTCTTTTCTGGCCGACTGCGAGTTGTACCTCTTGAAATACCACGACCAAGCAAAGGTGGCTTCCTGATGGAAACGATACGCCTGACACAAGAGGAGTTCGACAAGCTCCGGGAGTATTCATGCTCCCTCCCCACGGCCACGACCATCGGGAAGCGGTGGAAGAGGAACATCAATGCCTTCCGGGAAGGCCCACCTGAGTGGTACCTTGGTGAGTTTGTGGAGGATGAAGACCCCGAGAAAGTGGGGATCAACTGGTATACCATCCTGATTGGGGACGAGCCGGAGCCTGTGGACTACCGTATCCTGTTCCGTCGTGACCAAGACACCGAGGAAGAGTACGAGGTCGCAGAGCGAATCTGGGGATCTCTCTTGACGCGGTTTCGCTCTGAGATACCAGAAGATGCCACGGTCATTGGCAGGTACTCGTGTCTCCCCTTCTACAAGGATCTAGAGGAAGAGCTGGAATCGAAAGGCTCTCGTCTGGTCAACACTCATAAGCAGCACAAGTATATAGCGGATATGGAGTGGTACCACGATCTGGGACCTTCTTTGACTCCGCAGACGTGGTTCGGTATGGGCTGGAAGAACGTGCCTGATACAGAGCATGGGTACGTTGTCAAGGGCAAGACGAATAGCCGTAAGTTCAAGTGGGATACCCACATGTTTGCGGAAGATCGAGAGGCCTTGAGAGCCGTCCTAAGCCGCCTGTATGACGACCCCTTGCTTGGCAGACCAAGGCTTGGCAATCAGAGAGTACGTGCCTCTTGAGAAGCTCGAAGAGGGTATCAATGGGATGCCCATCACCAATGAGTGGCGCTGTTTCTTCTGGGGCACTGACCTCGTGAGTGCGGCCTACTACTGGTCCCAAGCTGAGTGTGCCGAACAGATGGGACCTCTCCCTGAGGAAGCACGAGAGCTGGCCGATCTGGTAGCTGCTCGATTGGCCCCGAAGGTACCAGCCTTTGTGGTTGACGTGGCTAAGACAGAAGAGGGCCGGTGGATCGTGGTTGAAATCAATGACTTTCAGCAATCAGGTTTGTCTATGAACTCTCCCGAAGGTTTTTATAGTCGGCTCTGGGAGATGTGCTATGGGTAAGAGAACCAGCCGGGAGGTAGAGACTTTGGTGTGTAATCTCTACCAAACGGATGATATGTCTGTAGCTAATATAGCAGAGGAATCTGGGATTAGTTCGGTTACGGTCTGGCGAATTCTCAAGCGTAGGGGCATTTCCAGAGACCGAAAACACGGTCCCCGTAATCTTCTTCGCTGTAATGATCAGTATTTTAATAAGCTAACGAAGGAATCAGCGTATTGGCTGGGTTTTATTACGGCAGACGGGTGTGTGTCTCAAGGTGGGAGTGGTAGTTGGCATCTAAGCATTAGACTATCTGGTAAGGATAAGGAACACCTTGCTAACTTCAAGAGAGATATTGAGTCCGGTCATAAACTCAGAGAGGGTGTCACTAAAAATGGGCATCCCTATTGTGCTATCTCCATTAGCAGGAAGGAGCTAGTTGATGATCTAAAGGGGTGGGGTGTCATACCTAACAAAACCAAGCATCTCCAAGCGCCGGATCTACCCGAAAATCTATACCATCATTACCTCAGGGGATTCTTTGAGGGCGATGGGTCCTTTTACCTGCGCAAAAAAGCTGTCACGCCGCAACTAGTGTTCGCATTACGCTCGTCCACTGAAAGTTACCTTTTGCATGTGAAGGATAAGATACAACAGAATGTGGGTGTGAGTCTGGGTAAGGTGTGCTCTGATTCGGTAGCAAATGCCTATTCTTTACAGTGTGAAGGTAATGTAAAGACAAGACGGATATTTAACTGGTTGTATGCGGAAGCTACCCGCTACCTCCCCCGGAAATATAAGCTAGCTAGTGACCATCTTAATTCGTTATAGGAGATATGTCATGGAAGTTGAAATCAAAGAGAAGAGCAAGGGGTTTTGGGGGCGAGTGTTTAGGGCTTTCGTACTCCTCTGGGCTGTTTTCACCCTTGTTATCTATACGAGCATGTGTACCTCGACCACCGGGGGCGGAGAAGAGGCACCCCCTGAGGTATCTGAGGCACCTGAATAAGGGAGATTCGGCATGGCTGACGTAGAGATCGGATGCAACTGTGGTGGTTGCTTGTTTTTCATCATCATTTTCCTAGTCTTCTGGGCGCTCCTATTTGGGGTTACGTTTGGAGAGAAGCACTATGCCCTTGATGGGTGTTCGGAGGACCGTGGAGTGGAGGTAAAGGTACGTGGAGATAAGCAACAACCCAGCAATCAGTCTCGTGGAGCTGCACCCCACGGTGGAGTGGACGCTCCGACCTACGACGCCGGAGGAAAAGAACAGGGGCGGTCAGAACAGTAAGGATTACGTCCTCGTCTTTGGAGGTGTCGACCTTCTTGTGGACCGGTCGGAGGCCCTTGAGTTCTTGAAGTGGCATTCGGAGCAGGAGAGTTAGAATGGATGAAGCACTAGTAGAGCAGACCGTCCCCATCATTATGCGCCACCTCAGTCGCTTTCTGGGGCAAGAGCAGGGAGAACGTGAGGAAGGCAAAATCAGAAGATGGCTGACCTCCCTCGAAGAGCCTATCCACACGACCCGGAGTAACTGGTTCTTCTACGAGTTCCAGCCTACCGCCCTCTATACGAAAACGAAGGTCCGCTTTTGGGACGGCCAAGAGCTTGACCTCACCCCACCTGAAGACCTTATCGACCTCATATGAGTGACGACCCCCTTGTTAGAGTAATCAGCTATCGTGACCCTGTACCCGAAGGTTACGAGGAGATCGTAACCACTTCCAGATCACAGAACTGGACGAAGGGCCTCAGTCCTTTCGTCGCCGCTCCTGTAGATTTATATGACGGGCACGTGGCGCAGAACGTCGAGAACGGCTGGCAGTTCAGCAAGGTCTACCTAGAGCACGTCGGTGAAGATGGCGAGCCCAATGATCTCTATTGGGAGTGGGCCACAGAAGGCTGGGCAGATAGCTATGCTCACCGGTACCCGATGGGTAAGGGTGCTAAGCCGGAGTTCAGTTGGTGGGACGGCGAACGTCTTACCTACACAGAGGCTCGAAAGAAGATCTACACCCGGATCTACTCGCAGGCTCTGCGTGATACGTATGCCTTCCGACGCTTGACCAAGATGGTTCTGGGTGGTACAAAGGTTGCCCTTCGAGACTTCGACGGGTACGACCATAAAGCTAAAGGGCTCACGTACAACGAGGTCTTCAACAGTCCCGACAAGAAGATGGGCCACGCCTTTGTACTGGCCCTGATGCTCGACAAGATACTGGAGTCCCGTGATACGTAACCTTTTCAACGTGCTGGGCCGGGCAATCCCTGACCTAATAGGACCCGGTAAAATCTATTTACACAAAGGTCTGGATACCTATTCCTATATACACGTGTATGTAACTCTGCAAGTGGATGGGATGGATATGAATGTTTACGGGGAAAAGCTCAATATTCCTCCGAGGCGGGGAAGCTACCTCCAATTAGATTAGACAGATAGGACACACGAATGGCTTTGATGCACGAAGAAATCCGCAAGAGATACCTGAGCTACGCTATGAGCGTGATCACGTCGAGGGCAATCCCTGACGTGAGAGACGGCTTGAAGCCGGTGCAGCGTAGGATTCTCTACGCGATGTACAATGACCTCAAACTCTCCTCGTCAGCCAAGTACCGGAAGAACGCCGCTATCGTCGGGCGTGTCATGGCTGCTTATCACCCTCACGGTGATCAGAGTATTGCCGACACGCTGGTACGAATGGCTCAGGACTTCTCGATGCGCTATCCCCTCGTGGACGGCCACGGCAACTACGGCTCGATCGACGGTGATGGGGCTGCAGCTATGCGGTATATCGAGGCCCGTCTGGCTCCGATGGCAGAGCGTCTGCTGGAGGAACTCAAAGATGGCACGGTGGACTTCCGAACCAACTTCGATAACACCGAAGAAGAGCCGGACGTCCTACCTGCTCAGGTACCGAACCTCCTGATCAATGGAGGCACGGGAATTGCGGTGGGTATGGCGACGAATATCCCGCCCCACAATGCAAAGGAAGTGCTCGACGCCTGTATTGATCTGATCTCTAACCCGACCCGACGCATCTCCACCCTTGTCAAGCACCACATCAAGGGACCGGACTTCCCCACAGGCGGCGTCATTCTGGAGAACCAAGACGAGATTACGTCCTTCTATGAAGAAGGGCAGGGCTCGTTCACCATCCGGGCTAAGCGGGAAATCGAAGATATGGGCCGGGGCAAGAAGGCCATTATCATCACTGAAATCCCGTACGCAGCCAACAAGAGTAGCATGATCGAGAAGATTGCTTCTCACGTGGCTACTTCCGACCTCCCTCAGGTGACAGACGTGAGGGACGAGAGCACAGACGAGGTGCGTATTGTCCTCGAACTCAAGAGGGGAGCTGACCACGAGGCGGCACTGGCCTACCTCTTCAAGAAGACTCCACTGGAAGATCGCTTCCACATGAACCTCACTTGCCTGTTCCCCACGGACGAGTTGCCGGTTCCTGAGCCCAAGAGGGCAGACCTCAAAGAGATCTTGCAGGCATTCCTCGACTTCCGCTTCGAGGTGACGACCCGCAGACTCCAGCACCAACTTGACGGACTAGAGCGGCGTATCCACGTGCTCGAAGCCTACGAGGTGGCCTTCAGTAACACCCAGAAGCTCTTGAAGATCGTCCAGTCGGCGTCCTCCAAGGGGGAAGCCCGCACAGCGGTGAAGGAAGCCTTTGACTTCGACGAAGATCAGGCAGAGGCGATCATCTCTCTTCCTATCTACCGTCTGGCGAACACTGAGAAGCAGAGCGTATTGGACGAGCTGGCTGCCAAGAGGAGTGAGGCCAAGCAGGTACGGAAGGTCCTCGACGATGATGAAGCTGTCTGGTCCCTTATCCGCTCCGAGCTGAGAGAACTCTCACGAGCGTATGGGGACAAGAGGCGCACGTCCGTCGAAGTGGAGGTCAATGACTTCGACTTCAACGAAGAGGACTACATTGAGTCGGAGGACGTGAATGTAATCGTATCACGTGACGGTTGGGTGCGTACCCAGAAGTCGTACGGCGACCTCACCAGTCTTCGCTGCCGAGACAATGACGAGATTGGTTGGGTACTCCCCGGCAACACTAAGGATACCGCCCTCTTCTTCACGTCGGCAGGTAAGTGCTACACAGCTCGTGTTGCGGACCTCCCCTTGACCACGGGCTATGGAGATCCCATCCAAGCCATGTTCTCTTTTGAGGACGGTGAGCGTGTCGTCAACGTGGTGACTATTGACGACCTCGTATTACCCGCCTCTACCGACCCGGTGGATGCGATTATGTTGGCCGTCACCAAGAGTGGCAGTGCTGTCCGCTTTGACCTAGAAGGCTTCACAGATCCGTCGACCACGGTTGGACGAACGTACCAGCGGCTCGATGACGATGATGCCGTGATAAACTGCTGCCTCGTTAGGCCTGAGGACTATGTGGTGCTTGCTACCCACGGTGGTAGGGGTACAACCTTCGATGCAGAAGAGGTCAAGCTCTACAAGGGAGCTGGCAAAGGCGTGAAGGCGATCAGCCTTGCAGATAAGGACGAGGTACTGGCCTACACCCTTTGTGGGGAGAATCAGGGGGCCAATCTACACGTCGAGACAAATCGTGGTGCGGAGCGCATGGTTACTCACCAGACGTACAAGCCGACGAAGCGCGGTAACAAGGGCTACCAGATCATCAAGAGAGGCCACCTCATTCGCTGGAACCGCCAGCCGGTAGAGATTCGCCAAGGGGAGTAAAGTCATGGACGTATCGGAATTCATTGAAGTATTGGAGCAATCTGATAAGCCGGATCACCGCTTTGTCTTCATCAGCATGGATAGAGAAATATCGGGTGTCGTACTGTCTCTCGAATGGAGGGAGGACGTCCTGTGGGTCGAGTACAAAGATTCGAGGAACTACATGTATGATCGTGCCTTTGACAGGGGCGATCCTCCCGCCTACTCAACACGGGAGGTAATCGAGGCCCTCCGGGGTCACGAAGGGCCTCTCGATATTCGCTACGTGAACACCTGTTTCGGTGGAACCATTACCAAGGCGTGGTGGCATGAGCTGGGATACCTATATATCTCAGACGACGGCGTGCCTGAACCTAGACGGGACTTCCCTGTAGTTGTACCTGAGGCTTCAAATGGATGATCAACTAGACCTTGAAGGATTACATGACGTCGAGTGCGGCGCTGCCATAGAAGAGGCGTTGGAGGGTCGAGCCTCAGATCCCCTTCTCCAGCGGGCACTTAAACGTATCCGTGCCTTAGAGGGTGGTGTCGGGTATGCCGACCAGCACATCAAGAGCTTACAGGCTGAATTAAGCCGCATCATAGACGTTGTGTTCCCCGACTCCCTCCCCCTAGACGACGCTCTGTATTTGGCAATCAAAGAGAAGTTTGAAGAGGAGAAAACGATGGATCTTGACGAACTGAAACGACGTGTGAGCAGTATCGCCCAGATCCTGGAAAAGAGGCTCAAAGACGGCCAGCCTTACAACACGAGGACTGTAGGCTTCCAGCTTACTGCTACGGTTGGTGCTGACACCTACGTGACTCGTGCTTCCTACCTCTCAGATGCTTACGAGAAAATGGCTGCGGAGCTGGGTGTATCCTTGGAGGACGAATGATTCGCAACTACTTTGACGTGGACGAGGCCTACAGTGTGTTCCGTGAGTCAAGCAAGGCGGGGGATCGGTTAGTACAGATGGCTTACGACCATGCTAGGACTACGGGGTCCCGGATATATTGTAGTGATAACCCGGCTGCCCGGACCATCGGGTTTTGTGACTCTAGTGCGGAGTATAGGTGGGAAGTGAGTCTTACACAGCTAAAGGAAAGCGGGGCAACCCCCCAGATCTATGAGCTTCTCAAGACGGCTGGAGGTCGTCACGAGTTGGCAAATAGGATCACAGAGGATACGATACACGAGCTGTTTCAGGTAGAGGAGCCACCTCCCACCCGGCGAGAGCGATTAGCACAGGAGTATGATGATCTGTGGTTTGCGGACGGCTTTGACGAGGCTATCTTAGGTGTCTCACGTCGAGCCGGTTCGGACCCTCTGGTCGCTTACGATTACGACGCCTGTATCGAGATCCTCATGGAACGGGATACAATGTCTCGCTCCGAGGCTACTGAGTTCTTTGAATACAACGTGATCGGGGCCTATTATGGGGAGAGGACACCTGTATTTGTTGAGAGGTTCGGGGATGAATGACTTAGTACCCGGTGAACATCTGGTGCTTTTAGTAGACCCCACCTCTGTCGATAAGGCAGGCTTCTCTGCCAGACGTGCTGGACTAGAGGTACGGGATTGCTTCTCTATTCTTGGTCCATTAGGACCAATGATGGGGCTCCTACTCCGAAGACCTCTTGAGGACACCATCGTGGGTCAAGTGGTTCGTGGTGGCACCGGCTACCTTGACATTGATGCTGGCCGTATTAGCACCACTGATTCACTAGACGGCGGGGACACTGCGAACGGGAAACGCAGCGAGCTGTATGGTGATCGCCCTTGGATGCACGATGAAGAGGTGCTGGAGGCACGAAAGGTGGAGGCCGTCGAGAAGGTCAAGAGAGCGGAGTCTCTGGGTAGGTTCCCCTCGAATGTGCTCTTGCTTCACGGTCCCAACTGTGAGTGCGTTGGTACGAAGAAGGTGAAAGCCTCCAACCAACCCGGTCGTGGTGGTGAGGATGAAGGTACCACTGAACGGGGCGTGGGGTTTGGATCGTCGGATCAGAAGTTTGAAGGTTCAATTCCGTTTTACACCGACCCCTCAGACTACGGAAAAGAGGAGGTAGCCGACTGGAGATGCCAATCCTCGTGTCCCGTGAGGCACCTAGACGTCCAGAGCTTGGCAGGTGGGATGCACGCAGCCGGTCATGCTAGAGATGGCTCTACAGCCGTGGTAGCCGACTCCTACGATGCGAATGCCTATGAGATGGGGCCTGACCGGAATATGTCACGGTACGGAGACGAGGGAGGTGCCTCCCGGTTCTTCAAGCAGGCAACCACACTAGACGACCTTCAACAGTACCTCACGGGTCTAACTTGTTTGACGCCCACCCGTTACTAGGGTATATTCCATTGGGACTGTATACCTAGAAGACTGAGGCAGTACGCTGTGGACGAGCTAAATAAAAAACGATTGCGGAACGGGGAGCCTCTTAGCTACCACGGCCTCGATGATGACGAGGTAGAAGATCTCGTACGTGAGGCGATGGAGAGTAAGGGACATACGGGTCGGACCTTATCATGGCCCGGCTCCAACCCTGCTACCACCTTTCGAGAGGTCAAGTGGCTTCCCTTCGGGGCCACTGGCGATAAGTACAGGTACGTCCAGACGGTTGTGACCACGTTGGGCCACCGGCTCTACGGTTTCGAGACCTATGACGAGGCACTTCTCCTGTACTTCGAGCCTCAGGACCAGATGGATACGCCTATCCGGTTCAATGTATATGAGAGCCGAAAGCATCTCGTCTATCTGGACCGTAGCCGCTCTGAGCTGCTAAAGGACGATGACGTGCGTGTCTGGGCTACCTCCGAAGAAGACAGTCCTCAGGTGGCACATACGCTCACACCCTTGCTGGGGGCCACGCTAACCGAGGTGAGGTCAAACCCAATAGGAGAAGTCCTGCTCGTATTCAATGAGCAAGAGCTTCTCCTATTTGAGGGTGGATCTTCGTTTGTGCGTGGTCAGGTTCTGGAAGGCCCGGACGTCTTCACAGCGACTGTTACATAGCCATCAGGCCGGGATAGTCGTCTGCATACCCTTTCTGCTCAAGGTACTTCTTCGTGACGGGGCCACGGAAGGGAATGCGCTCGTCATACAGGTCGTACGTGAGTCCGGTGTTACGGAAGTTGGTGATAGCATCATCGTCTTCCGCTTCCATCTCAATATCAGGGCCTACCAACTGAACCGTACGATCAGCCATGTAGTAGATCCCGATAATACCGTCCATAGACTTAAACACAACAGCATCTTGGTCGTACTTGTGTCCCATCTGCATGGCGTCCCCGAAGTTCATTTTTGGAACCAAGAGGCTCTTCTCTGTATGTGTCCAGTAGCCCTTGGCGTCATACCACTTACGGTACCCCATGATTTGTAGGTCCCGGATCAACTCGCCATGCCGGTCTTGGTTCTCGCTCTTGGAGAGAGGACGGTACGCCGAGAGGATAGCAAATGTGCCCCTCTTCTCGTGAAGCTGTTTGAGCTTGTTGAGGCCGATGGACCTTGCAGCCTCTTTGATGATCGGGAGAAGATAGGGGCGAAGGGACTCTTGCGAGTACGCCATCTTGATGCTATGATCGTACAGAGATCGCTCGTGGCCCGGAAGAGATGATACTGAGATCTTGAGTTGGTCCATGACGTGTCTTACCTTTTGGCGTTCCAAGGGACTATCTACCTACTACTTCCGGTCCTCATAAACAGATTATTAGCGGATCTTAGGCTCGACATATGAAGACTATCAAAATAGACCTGAGTATTGGTGCCTGTCAGGACGTACTCAAAGACGTGCCGGACATACCTACTATCCTCGACAGCTACGGTTTTGACGAGGACGAGATTGCCCTCATTATGACTCCCCCTCCCGCAGAGTAGCCTTGACGAGCCTCCAAAGTTTTGGTACGTAATGTGGTAGGTTTTAGGATACTTACTACGTGGTAGGAGAATCAGTATGGGTACGAGAAATCTGACGTGCGTTGTGAAGGACGGGGGAGTATGTGGTCGCCAAATACTGCCAGTGGGACGGTTATCCCGGTGGTCAAGGTATTCAGGCGCTGCATTTCCTACGAGACGAGTTCGATCGTGACCAGTTCGAGGCCGGTCTCCAGAACGTGAAGACGATTCATGGAGACTTACAGAAGCGATGGGCTCAGGTGGGCGCTAAAGACGGAAGGGCTACGATGGAGCAGTCCGACACCTTCAAAGAGCGTTGGCCCTCTCTCCACCGTGATATGGGTACCGACATTCTCCCCTACATTCAGGAGAGTGAGGGAGAGGTGCCTGTTACCGACTCCCTCGACTTCGCTAGGGACAGTCTCTTTTGCGAGTGGGCCTACGTCGTAGACCTAGACGAAGAGACTTTCGAGGTCTACAAGGGCTTCAATAACGACCCCGTGGACCCCGAAGCGAGGTTCTTCACGGATGACCCCTATGAGAGCTACAGTGGGGAAATCTACTATCCAGTACGTCTCGTCCAGAAGTGGAAGCTGGGGGATCTTCCGCAAGATGATATGTTCATGAATTCATGCTACCCTGAGGACTCTGAATGATTCACCCACACCAAGTAGCACACCGAAATTATCTGCTCTGGGAACAGACCATTGACGCCTACCTCAGAAGTCATGAGTGGGCAATAGATCCGGTGTGCTACGTGCCGCTCACAATGAACCCTGAGTCTATAAGCCCCTTACTAGATCGCTATGAAGAGGCTGGCTGGGACGTCGTAGTCGAGTCTGACGAGAAGGGCACTTCATACTCTTTCCGAATGCCAGATCACTTGGTGAAGGACAGATGATCACACCGGACACATATGACGGTGACGGTGAACATCTGGTTGTCTTTTGTGCCCCCACTTCTGTAGATAGAGTTGGCTTCACGGCTCGACGATCAGGCTTTGAGGATGCCGATACTGACGCCGAAGAGCCCGAAGAAGTGGGCTTTGGCGATCTTTTTGGGTGATCACCCGAGAATATCGCAGATAATCCATTTGTTATCACTATGAATAGTATCTACTAGGAGTTGAGTATGGATCTGGTTAGCCCTACTTTCCAGATGGAAGTCAAAACCTTCCCCGAAGCCAGCACGTCCCTCACGGCGCTGCTACACGCAGGATCACAGCGTAAACAGTATCGTCGTATCAAGCCTGAGGCGTTCCAGAACCGGTCTGTCTTGCTGGCAACCTTTTTGAATCTGCTCGACCTCGCAGAGGGTACTACCGGGCTCGACAAGCTGGGGATCTTCATGCACAGCAAGATCTACTACCTGCTGCGGCTCCACTGCTCAGACGCCATCTCTATCGAACATCACGATCCTGATAAAGGCTACTCCGGTACCTTCTTGGGACACCGTTTCTATGCTCACCCCCGCATTCGCCGCAATACGATCATTGTAGGCGGTACCAAAGGGGATGACACCACCTGTATCATTGGCACGACCAACCCCGACTCCGAACAGACTGTGATTCTCTGAGAGACGACTATGGACATTAGACCCGGACAAAATAGAGGCTGGATTGAAGTAGTAACGGGCACCATGTTTGGTGGCAAGTCTACCGAACTCCTGAGGCGGCTGGAAAGGGCTTTGATAGCTAACCAAGATGTGGTAGCATTCAGTAAGGATGCCCGGTACGAGAAGGGCGCTATCACTACGCATACGGAGCAATCCCTTACGGGTCACTACGTAGAGAGCGCCGAAGACGTTGACCGCCTCCTGTCAGAGAACCGGACCGTAGAGGTAGTGGGCATTGACGAGGTGCAGTTCTTTGATACCGACCTCGTGGAAGTATGCCGCTCGTGGGCTCTGGCCGGTAAGCGCATCATCTGTGCGGGGCTCGACCAAGACTTCCGTAAAGAGCCCTTTGAAACCACACTAGGCCTGATGGCCGAAGCAGAGTACGTCAGTAAGATGCTGGCTATCTGCACCCGTTGTGGAAACCCGGCCTTACGCAATCACCTGAAAGTAGAGTCTTCCTCACGCATTGTAGAGGGCTCTGGGGATCTGTACGAAGCCCTGTGTAGACAGTGTTACGAGATAATCAACGAGTAGAGGTACCTCCTATGTGCGAATCCACCGACCTAAATAAGTACCGCATCTCCCTGCCTCTCAAGAAGGCCGACTATGTGGCGGCCCCCGAGCCTGAGTTGGCAGTGCAGGCCTGCTTCCCGGAGATGGAGTTCGAGGAACATTCCAGAGGTCCACGGTGGATTCGCTACAAGTTCGCAGACGAGCTGCCTGAGGGATGGCCTGACCAAGAAGAGGGCGTCACTGGAGGCGGCGGTCATATCCTCGACCTCGAAGAACACGGCACCATCAAAGTGGTTGTACCCGAAGATGACTGACTTGAGCCTACAAGCAGGCGAGTACCTAGTCCTTCTAACGGACCCTATCACCGTCGATCGTGCCGGTTTCCAAGCGAGGCGTGCGGGGCTAGAAGTGCGAGACTGCTTCTCTATCCAAGCCCCTAACGGACCTACAATGGGCCTTCTTCTCCGGGCACCTCTAGCTGATACCATAGTGAGCCAAGCGGTGCGTAAGGGGACTGGCTATCTCGACATTGCTTCTGGTCGTATTGGGAACACTACGCGGACCAATGCCTCAAAGCCAAAAGCAGACCGCACCGGCTTCGTCGATGGGTTTGTGACTGGAACTGAGACTGAGATTAAAGATCACGGTCGCTTCCCCTCTAATTTCCTCCTAGTACATGGTCCCGAATGTGAGTGCGTAGGTACGAAGAACGTAAAGCCTTCCAATGGCTCCGGCAAGATCGGCGCTAAGAGCGGGCTTACAACCAACTCCATGTTCATGCAGGGCTCTGGTCAAGAGTTTGAGGATGCTCGCTCTAAGTGGCTGGTCAATGATGATGGTACAGAGGAAGTAGACGACTGGAGATGCCAACCTGACTGCCCCGTCCACCTACTGGATCAACAGAGTGGTATGCTTAGGGCTAGAGGTAGAGGAAACCTTACTTCAAGTAAGAGTAACCCCTCCAGTTGGTTTGTTACGGGAGGCAACTATGCTAATGAGCCTGATTCAGGGGACGAAGGTGGAGCCTCCCGGTTCTTCTACCAAGCTACTACCCTAGACGCTCTGAACGGATACCTGACGACGCTTACCCAGAGGGGGTCGTGATGACTGACGTAACGAAGTCACAAGTACGCAAGATGCTTCTCGATGCTCTCCGACACGACCCTGAGAGGTACGACCTGTACCTTGACGAAGAGGGATTCGTCGACACAGAGAGCATCGTCTACGGGCTCCAACTGTCCCAGCCGATGGAGCTTCCAGAGGCCCTCATTAAAGAGGCCCTCGAAGATGGAGAAGGTACGTACTTCGATGTAAGAGATGGAAACCAATACCGGGCGCTCACAGGGCATACGACTGAACAGTTTGACTACCCCATAGCCGCCCCTGAGCAAGACCTCTTCTACCTGATTAACGGGCGTGACCTGAAAGCCGTACAGGAAGAGGGACTTGGTATCCTACGCAAGAAGAGATACCTCATGCTAGAGACGTCGGTGGCCGATGCACTTGACACGAAAGGCCGCCGCCGTGTTAAGAAGCCAGTAGTCCTACGTATCAGCCCTGATGCTACTACCTTCCATTTCTTCTGTGATACGTGGTACTGCGAGGACGCCAGTCCCTTTAGTATCCAAGTCGAGAGTCAATGATATGCCTATATACCGTTATCAGTGTACCAACGCCGAATGTGAGCACGAGTTCAAAGAACTATCCAAGCACGACGATCCCGACCCTGAGTGCCCCGAATGCGAGGGCGAAACCAAGAAGTTAATCTCCGCACCCTCATTTAAGCTAGAAGGTCCGGGCTTCCATGTGAATGATTACCCTGAGTGATTAGCATGACCAGCGGCATCTACCAGATAGTAAATGTGCGGACAGGCAAGAGGTACATAGGGCAGTCAGAAAACGTATCGAAGCGGTACGTCACACATAAGTACCGCCTAATTACCGGGAGGCATGTGAACCAACATCTTCAAAATGCTTGGAACAAATATGGTGAGGATGCCTTTGAGTTCCGTCTGGTTGAGGAGTGTCCGGTAGTTGCTCTATCTGTGCGGGAACAAATGTACTTCAATGTCTATCTGGAATCGGATAGGTGGGATCAGCTATACAACATTGCTCAGGATGCAGAAACACCGTCCAAGTATTGGGAAGGTAAAAAGCGGCCTGATATAGCAGGAGAGAATCACTATCTCTGGGGTAAGAGCCTCCCTGAAAGTACAAAGCAAAAGCTATCTGCGGCGAAGTCCGGAAGGCATCTGTCAGAGGCGCATAAGGAGGCTATCCGCAAAGCTAACCCCGAGTTTGCAGCGGGCTTTTGGAAAGGTAAGAAGCGGCCCAATTACTCAGGTGAAAATCATCACTACTATGGGAAGGAACGCAAACCCGAAGTACGAGAAAAGATTAGCCAGTCACTCCAACAATATTACGAGCACCATGAAAGCCCCGCAAAAGGGCACACGAAATCCTCTGCGGAGAAAAGGAACCTTTGTGAGAAAGTCTCCAAACTCACCGAAGATCAGGTTTGGGAGGCCCACCGTAGATACTCTACCGGTGACTTTCAGCAGAAGGATCTGGCTCAGATGTTCGGAATTAATTCATCATCAATGCACAATATCCTGAGAGGCAAGACGTGGAAGCACGTTTACCGGAAAGCTCAGGATAAGCTATATACGGAGTGACCCAATGAGGGATCAGATAGAAACCGCTTTTCTCAACTGGCAGGAACGCCTGCCTACCACCGACCAAGAACTGGTCGTCTATGAGGACTATGACGCTAGTCTTCAGACCGTATTTGTAGAGCGCCTTGAGGGCCTCGATGTGAAAGTGATTAGAGAGCTGGAAGCGTACCTCCAAAAGGACGTGGACCCTGACCTCTTGGTGTCGTCCGTAGTTACTGGATAAATTTTACGCAGTAGTCTCTCTAGGGTATTAGACACTAGAGAGAGTTTAGTTGTCCTCTCATTGAGGAGTAAACGATGCGATTGCCTGACTACATTGTATACGACAAAATCAAAAAGGACCGTGAACGTGAGAGAGAACGTGAGCGTCCTCAGATAGACCTCCCCCTTCCCCCAGCTTCCGGTGAGAATTGGGAAGAGCATAAGGAAGAGGACGAGGAGAAGTCCAACCGTGGTGTCACTATCCTGCAGTTCTAGGCACCGCCTAACCCACTTGTACCTTCGCCGGGCCTTCTAGGAGGTCCGGCTTTGCTTTTAGAGGACCCCTATGAAGTATGATCTGCTAGTAGACTTCACGTACCACGAGGGTGGCATACACACCCGACCTATCAAGACCGGTATCATCGTACCTTCTGATTACGAGGGTGCCTCTAATATGTGGACGGTTAGGGTTGACTTCGGGGAGGGTGGGGTACTGGAGCCCGGTGATACTCAGGAAGCCCGGCTGTCATTCCTAGTAACCGGACCCGAGAAACACCGGGCTATTGAGGTGGGTACCTCTATCCATCTGTATGCTGGGACCGAACATTTCGGCACTGCCGTGGTCAAAGAGATACTTGACCTGTGGCTAGATTAGAAAATTGAGGTCTGTTGGGGCCACTTGATAGGCTTGATCAAGTCCATAACCTGTTCAGCCATCTCTTTGGTTCCCGTCTCCGTGCTATCCACTTCGAGAAAGAAGTAGTTGTGCTGGGGGAGTAGAGGGTCAATCCGCATCCGAGTCTCTGCATAACACAGGTTCAGACGGTCCTGTAACGTCGCCAGACGTTCTCTCAGGGCTTCGGGGTTGGACTCCTGCTCGATCTCACCTACCCTATCCGTAGAACGGCTTAGGATACGCTTGGCGGCTTCTTCCGGGTCACACTTGACGTGCAGGAAGAATACGTCTTTGGTGCTCTCCATATCCGAGGGATTCCGTGTGGTGAGCATGGCCTCTGCTCCAAGAGTCATGATCGACTCGAAGCGGTGACTCAAGAGAGCCTCCCCCGCCTTCTCATTGAAACCTTGGTAGGCCATTGTGGTGATAAACGACCGGTCGCAGATGCGAATGTCGTCAAACCCTTTGTGATCTCGCATCGTCTCGAAGAAGTCATTCAGGTGGAACATGGTCCGACTGAACGCATCTGCCTTCTCCGGGCCTTGCGGCATACGAGAGGGGAACTGGAAGGTATTGACGACGTGTTTGAATCCGTCGTGGTAGTCGTGGTCGACTTCGAGAATGAGGTCGAGCAGTGCCTCTAGGAGAGTGCTCTTCCCCGCACCGTCAATACCGTCTATTAGTAGTAGCATCGTGCTTTATCCTTGGTAGTGGGTGGTGGCCTTAGCAGCCGTACCATTTGTTGTTCCAGATGAACGTCCCGTCATACTCCATCGGGATCGGGTTGATCTGAATGAAATCCTTTTCTACGTCTTGGTAGACGATGGAGAAGCCATTCATCCAGTTCGGATTCAGCATGTAGTCACACTGCTCAATGTCGAAGAGCCCGCCGTTCTCAAGGGCCATCCGGTTCCCCGTGTAGCCTTTGCGGTGGTGAAACCCGAGACGGTGGACGTGGCCGGTGATGCAATACTTAAAGCCACCACGCTCCAGCTCACGTCGAGCCGAGTAAGCAGCGTGACCACTGATGTGCGTGCCGTGGTAGATGGCGAGATCGCCAAACCAAACGACGTCACCATACTGCTTGTAGTTGATACCGAGGCGGTCGAATTCAAGCAGAGATTCGAGGGTAAAGGCCTTGAGCCCGTAAAGCCCGTGCTGCTGCTTGATCAGACGGCGAAGGCGTTCTTCGTGGTTGCCCTCTGTGTACCAGATCTCTGAGAGTGGGCAGTAGCGCCGCAGCTTCTCCAAGATCTCCAGCCCCTCGTCCAGCTCGTCCTGTAGAACGGGCATTCCCGGAGCCTTGTGGAAGTCACTGATCGAGTAGCAATCGAGGAAGTCCCCGTTGATCACGATCACGTCCGGTTGGTTATCCCGGCAGAAGTCGAGCACAGCCTCCACGCCGTTTTTGTTGTGGAAGGGAACGTGCACGTCATTGAACACCACGATGCTACGCAGGCCTTCCGGCAAATGACTGTTGCGGCGGAAGAGCGCTTCCTTTTCATCCTCTGCGAGGTAGGTGGTGGGCGCTTCGAGACCACCTCTCTGGAAGGCAGATCCAAGCGAGTTAGAGGACTCGTCAATCTCTTCTAGAGCTTGACTATACTCATGGTGTTTGCTAAGAATGGTGAGGGCTTCTTTGATTCGATCTTGTGTCCACTTCTTACTCAAGACAACCTCCTAATTGACGGATTCCGCTCAGTTTATGTCTGCACGTCGATCTAGTTATCGGTACAGCATCTATACGTCGCGGATATAAATGAATTACGCCCCCATCCGTCGAAAACGTCAGGGAGCAAACCATATGTCTGACCGTCAGATTCGTATTCTTCCAAGTTTCACCGGCTACCAAGAGGGCGTGATCTGCTTTGAAACGCAGTGCTCTCCCGAAGAGACTCGTGATCTGAGTCTCTATGCCTTTGAGCATCATGGTGAAGGGTTTACCCCCTTCGATCCCGGTGCCTTGAGGTTGTTTCATGAGCGTGTGTTGTTGGGCCAAGACATGCCTTCTGTACTGGTACTTACCAACTGGAGCAGGTACGATGCTTTGATGGCGGCTGCGATTTTCATCCAGCCACGGATCGTACTCAAACCTAGCTGTACGACTCTAGTCAGCTCCATTGATCTGGTGAGTCGCTTAGGGCCTCCGGCCTTTGGGCATATCCCACTGGAACACATGGAGCTGACGTATACGCTAAAGAACCTTACAGATCAGTACGTAGGGAGTCAAGTCCCTGTGGAAAAAATCCTGAAGACGATCTCGCAGTGTGCTCAGATGATCATTGGGTATGTAGAGGACGGCATTCTACCGCCTGTAGAGATGCCCGATCCTGAGTATACTGTTCTAGACGAGCTGGGGCCTTTCGTGGCATTCGAGTCCGAAGACTACGTGTGGGATCTCCTTTATCAGGAGGGATACACGTGTGGGATCTGGTTCCGAGAGGAAGAGGTGAGGGTAGGAAGGAAGAGCGGGCTCGTCCCATATCTTGACCCCGAGAGGGTACTAGGGCGTCTCAATGAAGTAGACCCCGAAGGAGACTGGTCTATCTCCTCCGGGGCCGTGGTGGGCTCCGATACTGCATTGGGGAGTGCGGAAATTATTGAGACACTCAAAGGGGTGCTTTAGGGCGTCGTGTTGGTGGTCTCTAGGTTTGTGATGGTCACTGACACAGTTTCAATGGCCGTCTCAATAGCACCGTGATCCACAATATCAACCACAATGCGGATAATATCGCTACTACCTACATCTAATATCACCCGATTCCATGTGACTGATCCATACCACGGATTAATTTGGGCCGTGGCGTCTCCAGCAGTGTGACGGATTCTAGTTCCCGATACCTCAACACTATTAACCTCAATCCAACCCGCGCTTGTACGAAATGAGCACGGCATCATTCAGGGGAATGTCGACCGTAGCACCATAGGGCACGTAGACAGGAATCTTGAGGTGCTGGTTCCTGTTATCTTGGGTGTCCAGATCGTTTAGGTACAGCGACCCTGCATTATTTTTCAAATGCCGCACCCTGATAAACAGGGAGTTTGGGGGGAATGCCATGCCAAAACCTGCCGAAGATCGTCAAAATAGTGAGAGATACCTACATGCTGTAGGTTGGTATATATAAACAGAATACGGGACTCCCCTAGTCCTCCTCTATCTGTGGCATCGGCAGCCTCGTGTCTATTTCCTTGGTGGGGGCCTCCTCTTTAGCTATTGTCTCGCTGACTTCTGAGATGGGGGTCTGGAATTCGTCTTGACGCCAGTAAAGCCCCTCTGAGGTATCCGAAGGTTTGCTCTGCCAAGGGGCAGGCTTGATGATCTGACATAGGGGAGCTTTTTTGGACATTCGGGTGCCTCGTGTAAGTTAGGTACTTCTAAGCGTTACAAAAGGATATTTGACACGGGCGTGATCTTAGGGTATGTGACCCTAGTTAGATGACCTTTGATACATGGTGATACGTATGAGTGTTGTAAAACTAATGGTTCTCACGGCAATGTTTGCGCATTACCAAGCCGGTGAGCCTGTTGACCTCCCCTCCGTCCAAGTCCCTCCTGTCCAGCAGGCGGGGGTGGCCTCGTGGTATGGTGGAGGTTCCGGGGACAATGGAATGCACGGACGTCGTACAGCAACCGGGGAGCTATTTGACCCCTCTCTGCGTACATGTGCGTCCCGAAGTATCCCGCTCAACACAATGGTCCTCGTGGAAGTTGTGAAGACCGGAAACCGAGCTTTTTGTCGGGTTAATGACCGTGGCCCCTACGGAGCTAACCTCCATGAAGGGGGCTGGGGCATCAAAGTACCCATCTCTGGGGGACAATACTTGGTACGGCAGAGAGAAGGTGGTGGGTGGGGTCCTAAGCGGTATGTGGACGAGAGTCCGGGCCGGTGGAGGGGCGTGATGGACCTCTCTAAGGGGTGTGCAGAGGCGCTCAACTTTGACTTCCGTTCCGGCCTGAATAAAATCAAGGTCAGATACTGGCGTGACAGGACGCCAAGCCACGTCTTGGCAGATAAATTTCCCTTTTGACGGACTTCCTCTCTTGTGGTATCTATGGAGATAGACAAGTTTCTCACGATTGTAGACAAAGGCATGGAGGTCGTAACGTGAGCACTATAAGGAGCACCAATGGGACAACGAGTGAGCACCGAAGACAAGCAGAAGATTAAGGTACTCTTCGATCGGAAGGGGGAAGAGTACCTGAGCCTGAGTGAGATTGGGGAGCGTATCGGGGAAGGCGTCTCCAAACAAACAGTCTGGTATCACGTCCGAAAGATGGGACTGGAGAGGCAAGAACCTCCCGTCCATCAGCAGCTACATGCCCAGAGACGGGAGAAGGCAGCGGGCCTCTTGGCAGAGGAACCCGATATGACCATCAAAGACCTCTCTGAGCATCTTGAATGTTCTTGGGACGTTGCCAAGTCTATCATGGAAGAGTTGGGCTATTACGAAGAGCCTGTACCTTTCATGGAGAAAGTCGACTCTGAGCGACTTATTCGTCTGTATGTGGTAGAGGACCTATCACTGGCGGAACTCCAAGAGGTGTATCCCGATGTGTCTGAGATGACCCTCTCTAAGACACTCAAAGAGCTGGGTGTGCCTATGCGTCCTCAAGGTGCAGCGTCCGGGGACATTCGTACCGAGTGGCGAAAGGAAGCCATGAACCAGATGGGCCTCGCTTCCTAACCCACCTCCACATTTAGATGTACCCTAGCCCTCCTGTTTTCTCAGGGGGGCTTTTTTTGTGATCTCCTCCCCACAAATAATCCTTTGATAGTCACTGTTGGGTGGCCGCATTGACCAGAGGACCCCAGACAGTTGGAGATCAAATGAGTGAATTCAATAAAATCAGCCGATGGATCGAGGAGATTGAGACAAATCTCCGAGATATGAAGCAACTCAAGGCCGATACAGAAGCTAGAATTGCCAAGAAGATCAGCCGTCTAGTGCTTGACACGCTTGGTGAAGGCAACGACCTCACTGAGGAGAAGGTAGCTACGTGCCGCCGTCTCGACCGTCTTGCCAAGCTAGTCGAGGCTGAGAGTTCCAGTATGCAGTCTCTGGAGATTGTCGAGCGCGAAGTTGACGCTATTTACGGCGACCAGAGCGCTAATGGGACCTACTACTTTGGCCGGAAGTCTGCCGGGGAAGAAGAGCTTCAGCAGATGAAGGACCTGACGACCTACGAGCCTGAGGAATACAACACGAGCGGTAGTGAGTGGGAAGCCCGCCTCCGCAACAAGGACCACGACGTGGTTCAAGAGATGATGCTGGGTGGTGGCAACAAGAAGAAGTCCAATTGGTCGGATTACGCGGAAGTTGAAGAAACCGTTGAAGAGGCGTTTGAGGATGATGGTGAGTGGGTTGATGCCCCTGACCTGATGGACCTCGACATTTAATCAAGATCCGATCTTAACTTAACCTAGAGAGGTTGTCCATGCGAGACAATGATAGTTACATCTACCGCCGTGGAACCACGCCCAACACCCGGATTGCGGTAAGCCAGAAGAACAAGGTCTTTTCTGTTCCGACCGGCAAGTCTGCTTTCAGTCAGGTTGGCGTGCTCAGTTCCTTTGGCCTGAGTGAGAGCCGTACCATCGAAGAGGTTCGTGGTATGGGCTATGGTGATCAAATTGCAGAGCTGGTGCCCGGCACCACGCCTTCAATGTCGATCTCCGTCACTCGTACCCTCCTGTACCTGAGCAACATCTGGCAGGTATTCGGATACAAAGCCGGTACGGACGGTCTTGTGCGCTCGCTCAAGCACCACCGCTGGCCCTTCGACATTAAGCAAGAGCTGGTATTCAGCCGGATTGCTACCAACGAATCGGTAAGCCCCAAGCTCGTTACTCCGTCGTCTGACGGCGTGAATGAAGCCATCCTCACCTTCTACGAGGCGTGCTGGATGGAAAGCTGGGGTGCTGACTACTCTTCGGACTCTGCACTGGTCCAAGAGAACGTAGGTATCAAGGTCACTGACATTATTGACGGTACCAGCTCCTACGGCGAGATCATCAGCACGGGTAACAACCCGTTTGAGGATTCCAGCAGCTCGATCCGTTATTCCAACGGACAGGGCGCACCGACTGGCCTCGCTTAATCCGAGATCAATGAGCGGGGAGGGGCTCTCTAAGGGCCTCTCCCCCTTTTCTTAACCACTAGGTCTAGAGTATGAATCCCGACGATCTGAAACGCCTCCTGCTTGCTATGGGAGCCCGTGAGCCCGGCCTCAAGGTTCCGATCCGTAGTCTTCTCGACTACATGGAAGAGAACGGCACCTCCGTCGTGACAGGAAGCCGTGAAGGCGCTCTGGCCTCCAAGGTCTCCTCTAGATACCTCCGGGCTACCTACCTCCCTAACCTGTCCGATGGCTTCCAGAAGAAGCTGATCGAGGGTATCAAGAGCTATATCCTGCAGGCACTCTCCCCTTTTCCCAGCAAAGATCCGCAGCGTGCCGAGACGAAGCTGGCTCAGATGGTGCGGGAAGAGCTGGATGATGATGCCTCCCTCTCCAACCGTGACGCCCACGAGTTCATTCGCTCCCTAATCGGGTACCTCAAGATCGGCCTGCCTACCGGCTCTGTGGAGTCCGCAGCCTCCGAGGTACTTGACGGTGTGGATACTGGAGGGGTAGCTGAAGGCCGCCTGACTGCTCTCCTGTCTGATATGGTAGGGGGTATCCAGCGTGACCCCTCACGTGGTGCTCTCAAAGCTCAGGACAAAGCGGTCCGCTTGTTGGAACGTGCTTTGGTGGTCAAAGAGTATGAGGCACTCCAGATCCTAGATGCTCTGCTCGATCATCTCCAGTTGGACATTGCAGTCCGATCTGACCAGATGAACGGTCTACTGGCGTCCTACCTCTCTCAGGATTCCCGTGCCGCTAGTATGGCACGGAGAGCAAAGGACATTCCTAAGACTGTCGAGCGGTACGTCAAAGAGCACAAAGACAAGGGGATGGACGAGGACAAGGCGTGGGCTATCGCTTGGTCCCGCTACTGTGTGGCAGGCAACACCTTAGTGCCTACACAGAACGGACTTAAAAGTGTGGAGGAGTTATACAACGAAGCTGCGGGTCAAAAGGTAATGCACTCCGATGGGGTAGAAGCTAAACCAACCCGTGTAAGACTGGCCTCCCGATATGGAGAGGCCGCTTCTAGCCATATCATTTATACAGGTACCAAGTCCACGGTGTCCGTAAACACTAAACATGGTTATTCCCTCACCTGTACCCCGGACCACCAGATCCTCGTACTTAACGAGAATGATTACAGTACGGAATGGGTAGAGGCTCAGGAAGCTCTAGGACGCTATGCAGTGCTACCTACGCATGGTGTATGGGGAGCACGTACCACACTACCTGAGATCGGGTATGAAACCAACACATGGAACAATGTCATTCCATTTAGGCAGCCACGAGAACTATCTCCTGCTCTAGCGAGATTGCTGGGCTACTTAGTTGCTGAAGGATCTGTAACGGAAGAAGGTGTGGAGTTCTCCAACACCGATCCCCGACTCATTAGGGATTTTGTTCGCTGCTCAAAAGAGGTATTTGGACAGGAGCCTATCGTAGAGTGGCGAGATAGGTCCGAGGAAGGGTGGAAAGATTGCGGGAAGGTTCGTCTCAGAACACGCTGGTATAGAGAGTTTTTTGAGGCTTTAGGTCTACCTCCGGGAACAGCTCACGACAAGCAGGTACCTTCCATTATTATGGAAGCGCCTCGTGAGATGGTGAGGGAATTCTTGGTAGGTTTCGTCGAGGGTGATGGGTACACTGGAGACTCCGACCACCTGAACCGTGTTGACTTGTCTACCTCCTCTGAGCCTCTAGCCCGTCAGCTACACCTGCTTCTACTGAACTTTGGTATACCTGCCAGTCTCGAATGTAACGCTCGTGGCTATTTTAATGTCCGGGTACACAGTAAGCCTATGGTGGTGAAATACCGAGATCAGATAGGAACGGCATTTAAGAAGGTGGCCGTATCTGGAGATCGCCAGCGTCAGAGGGGGTCCGAGTTTGAGATGATCCCGGCTGAGTCCCTTCTTAAATTAGGTAGCAAGGTTAGGTCAGCATTTCCCGGCACCAAAAGGGTGAGCCTCTCACGTCTACTCCGCAAGTGGGACGCCTTAGAATCCTGTAGAGGCACCGAAGGTGTTGTTGATAATATTCGTGAGCTTATGAATCATGGGTATTACTTTGATAGAGTCACACAGGTAGAGGCTCAAGGGGAGACTGATGTGTATGACGTTAGTGTTCCCGAAGATGTATCTTTTGTGGCAAATGGAATGATTGCCCATAACTGCAAATACAAGAAACCCGGCTCCCCTCGCTGCAAGAAGGACAACTACTTCGAGGGCCGTGATAGCTCGATCAACAAGCAGGCCGCTATCACCACCTCTTTGGAGAGTATTCCGCAGAGGGGTGCCGAAGTCGTTGGTGTTGAGCTGAGCACGCATGGCGGTGTTACCGTCAGGTTTAATGACGGCTCCCACATGTTCAGCCACAGCAACTACGACTCGAAGCTGCCAGACTCTGACTACTCTAAGGAAAAGGCTGTCGAGCGTCTGGAGTTCCTACTCAATACCTCACGTGATGTGTTGCATAGAAGTGATATGCTAGAGATCCTACCTCACGCATTTGAAGCGGGTGATGGAATCAATAGCACGCAGCTACGTGAGTGGTTCTATCCCCACCTAGAGCGCATGGTGAAGGAACACGAAGCCTATATGGCGGAAATCACAGACTCTACGGGATTCAAAACGCTTGCCTCCAAGGTCGCCACCACCTATCTGAATGACGAGGATCTCTAATGTCGAAGCTACTTACCGCAGACAAGTATCCGGTACCCAATGAGGATGCCAAGCGCCTCCGGTTCGCTCGTAATATGAGCTGGACGGCAGGAGCCTTTACCATCATTGGTATCCTGTGCACCATCTGGGCTGCCCTAGATTTCAACGATCCGGGCCTCGTCTGGTCAACAGCAGGCGTCACTGTAGTGGGTGCTGGTATCTTTGTGAGGGCCATCACGTGGTACTATCAACGTGCCAAGTTCGAGTATTCAGTGTCGGGCGTCAAGTTTTCTTTTCATGGTGATGATTACTACGTCCCTCCCTACTTGATGCGTAAGCTCGTCAATGCAGTGATTCAGACGTGGCAAGATCACCTCGATGTTCCGGCTTTCGGTGTGTACGAGGGCATCACAGTAAGCGTCTTCAAGAACCGTCCCATTGACCCGCTTGGGCGTACTGACAAGGTGGTAGGGCTCACTTATCACTCCCGCCGCTATAGTGAGGTGTGGGGACCTTATATCCTCGACCCCGGTGGTGCCGGTTATGAGCTTTTATTGCATGGTGCTGAGTACAAGTGGCCTAACTCCGATGAAGGCGAAAAGATCGCCAACATGAAAGAGCTAGGCATTTTCAAGCAGCTCGTCGAAGAGTATGACCGCCAGTTTGAAGGCGTCGAAGATTATCTGTGAGAGTATTCTCCCTTTGAGTAGAGGAATCCAATGAGTAACGTCCTTACCTTTGACCGTATCAAAAACGGCCTAAGCAAGTTCCAAAATCTAGGTATCCTAGAAGATACCGTCGAGATCCACGGCATGGAGATCGACCTGCGAACCCTCAAACAGGGTGAACACAAGCTGGTCAACCAGTACGTCGCATCCTACATGGATCAGTACGAGGAAGAGGCAGAGTCGATTGCCATCGACGCTACGATGGACTTCTTCGCAGTCCGTAAGGCAGAGCCTCTTACTCACGCCATTATGCGTATCGGTGATATTGACTTTCGAGGCATCGAGTATATCGAAACCGGAGAGGTCAATGAAGAAGGTGTTCCCCTCAAGATGGAGAAGCACGTTTTTGTGCGCCATCTCCTCTACGATATGGACCCCTCCGTGATCGACGCCCTCCATAACAAGTATGCAGATATGCTGTCTGAGTCGGAGGAAAAGGCCGCAGAGAAGATCAAGTTCCGTGACCCGGAAGAAGAGCTACGTCGTGTTGAGAAGCGCCGTGAAGAGCTTTACAAAGAGCTGGGCCGTGAGGACGAGCTGTATCCCGCAGAGGCTGAGCCTGAGGAAGAGGAGCTTGGTGTTGCCAAAGAACCAAGCGAGGATCTTAGTGAAAATGATCTGAGGGGGTCCCTGTTTGGGTCACTCACAGAAGAGGAAGCTCGACAGGCCTTAGCGGAAAGGGAAATGGAAGGAGGCTCGATCAGTGTAGAGCACGAAAGCTCACAGGTACCTGACGAGCCAGCACCACCTCAGGAACCCCAAGAGGACGGAGGAAGGTTTATCCGTCTTGACGATCCCGAAACTCCCTACACGGAAGAGGAGCAGGCCTACTTTGAAGAGCAAGAGAAGATCTTGCAGGAGCGTAACGGTGGAGCCCCGCAGGAAGAGCGCCCACAGGAGCCCGTGAATAGTAGACGCCAACAAGATGCACAGGCGAACCTCAACAAGAGACGTCGGCAGCCTCTGAACCGTGTGACCCCTCGTGTGGAAGAAGGGAACTTACCTTCCCAGCAGCAGGCACAGCAAGCACCGGTTGTCCGCAAGTCTCAGATTGACACGAGTGATCTGCCGATAGCAGAGGGGTTTGAGAAGGCCAACCCCCAGCGCCTCAACCGCCGCACTCAGCAGGGTAAGGAAGAGGGAGAGGACTCCTTCAATCAGCCACCTAAAGGTAACGAGAATCCCCACTTCAAGGAACACTAAGGGGGTAGGGGATCAATGATATGCCCGATTATAACCGCCTTGAGAAACTCCTGTACCGAGGATTCTTGACAACTGAGGTCGATGTGGCTGGAGTGCCTATCGTCCTCAAGACCGTGAATCAATCTGAATACGAGCTGATCGACCTCCAATCCTATTCCGAAGAGGAGGGTTGGAAGCGTCAGGCCTCTTTTTTCTTGGCGTACTCCACCCTCTTTTTCAACCACGAAAGCATCCTCCCCGAGAGAAGGAAGCATGTACCCACCTTAGCAGAGATCTATATGTCTCTGCCCGACCGGGTGTTGATCGCTCTCCTCACCTGTGCTGACAATATCAACAGGAGAGCTGCGTCGTGCCTAAGGATGGTAGAGGGGTATTCCTATGGTCCCCAGAGCCGCCAGTCGTGGTACATGCTCAAGGGTAATTCTCCCTGTGACCCCAGATGCACCGGCTTTGAGGGTACGGAGCATATGGGTGTCAACATGCACCAACGCCTGTGGGTCTACTTCAATACGATGGAGGACGCAGAGGAAGAGTACCTCCAGAGGTACCAGCTTGCCAAGTTCAGCGTCAGTCCGCACGCTCCTAAGCAGATCAAAGAGATGGACCAGTCGGACCGCAAGCAGATGAAGCAGCGGGAGAAGCGTAGGGAAGCGCTCTACGAGGGGAGAGATCCGGGCCTCGTTACCACCAACAATCAGATCCGCATTACCAACGAAACAGCCGAAGAGCTTCTTGACCAGATGGAAAGGGCTAACCGGGAAGAGAAGGACTTCCACGATTGGATCATTGAGCAGCACCAGAAGAAGGTCCGGGATGCCTACCTCAAACAGAAGCATGAGCAGGAGGAGCGCCGTCGTAAAGCGGTCGAGCGCCGTGACTCTAAAGGCCATGAGGAGCCCCGTGTTGTACGTGAGGGATACTCAGAAGACGAGATTGCGGACTACCTAGATATGACGGACTACGAGCGTAGGAAGCGTCTCAGGGACTCTGAGGAACAGCCGTCTGTAGAGGAGCGTGAGGCGGCTCTATTGCGGTGGGGATTCATTGATGAAGAGGACGTCCCCGCTGATAGGCGACCTACGCAGCCAGAAGAAGAGCCGTCTACCGAGAATCCACTCATACGTGAGCATTATGAGCGGGTCTCCGATGACCTTAACCAAATGCGCCCGTCCTACCCACGCTCTGAGTGGGATGACGAGTCCTAACCTAACGTACCTATATGGCTGATCAAGAACTGACAAAGTTGATTTTCGAGGTGGAGCAGCAGGGTGCTGCCTCCGTCGAGAAGCAGTTTGGTAATGTCGAGAGGTCACTGAAAGGGGCGCTCTCTACTTTCCAAGAATTCTCTTCGGAGGGTAAGAAGTCTAATGCCTCTCTGGAAAATCAGTTTATGGGGATGCGCAGCTCCATCACGGAGCTAGAGGGGTCTATCTCCAGTGCATCCAAAGAATGGGGAGGTATGTTCAGCTCCGGCAAGATGCGCCGCCAAGAGAAGCGTCTACGGGATATGAAAGGGGAGATGGACGGTCTTGCCAAGGTGATGCAGGCCGGTGACGAGGACTCCAAGAAGGCCGCCAAAGAGAGGTTCGCAGAGATCAAGAAGGCCTATGCCTTCGAGATGGCCCAGACGGGAAAGGTCTTTGAGAAGCACCAGAAGGAGTTTGATAAGCTCGTCAATACCGAGAAAAAGTCCCTAGCAGACCTGAGCGGGGATGCTCTGGGCGGCGGTATGAACGCTATCCAAGCTCTCCGGTCGGGCGATGTGAAGGGGTTTGCACAGACCTTGGGGTCCGGGGCTAAAAACATCGGGGAGCAGGGCCAGAAGCGAGCCTTTGATGCCCAGATGAAGGGGGGTGCTGGGGGCACCGCAGGTAAGCTGGCAGGAGCGCTAGGTAAGTTTGCCAAGATCGCCGGTCCTCTGGCTATCGCTGCAGGAGCTATTGGCACCATTGTCAAGCTGTTCCTAGATCTAGACGCCAAGGTCAAGGACATCAACAAGTCCATGCTCAAGAACGTCTCGCTCGTGGAGATGGCCTCTACCAACTACACGAACTTTGAGGACAAGCTGGCAGACTCAGAAGAGGCTATGCGTGAGTTCCGTAATACCGTCATGACGGATATGGACCTTCGGATGATGGGTCTAGATCCCGAAGAGATGGCGGGTATTACGACTGGCCTCCATGAAGCTGGTATGCTTATGGGGGATATTCGTGATGAAGGTGTCAGCTCAAAGGAAATGCTGATGGAGGTTCAGACCCGAGCGCTAGCACTTGGTGTGGATGCCACCGAGGCTGCCGAGCTGATTGGTACCTTGGGTGATGTAACACAGCAGTCGTTTGACGAGGCGATGGATACCATGACTCAGGTGATCTCATTTGCACAAGAGGCCGGTGTGAGTACCAAGAAGTTCTACTCCACCGTCCAGAATGTGGTAGGTGAGATGGGCCTCTACAACTACAAGATCCAAGAGACGGCGGCCCTCTTCAGCAAGCTCACCAATATCATGGACGCCAAGAGTGCCGAAGATTTTGTCCAGACGCTATCCACAGCAATCAAAAATATGTCTGCCGTCGAGCGTGTCTCGATGATCGCGGTTAACGGCATTAGCAAAGTAGCTAAGATGGCTGAAAAGGCCCAGAAGTCGGTGGAGAAGTCCCTCGATCCTCAGGTGATTCAGAAAGCCTTTGAGAAGATGGGTGGAGGTGCTGAGAAGCTCTTTGATAAGTTCGGCTTTGAGGGTGCGATGGAAAAGATGACGGCCAAGCAAAAGAACATGCTTGACGCCACACTCAACCGCCTCGACAACAAGACCGGCGAGAAGTTTGACAAGTACCGCCGTATCTTAGAGGCCGACAAGAACAATGAGCTGGAGCTTCAGGGTATCATGGGAGACTTCGCTCTGGGAGATCAGATTGCACTCCAGATTGGAGACCTCACAGGGAAGCTGGGGATGCCGCTGGAGAACATCAACTCTGTTCTTGCCGAGTCACAGGGATACAGTGAGGACCAGCTTCGTATGCTCAAGAGCCTCAAGTCCTCTATGTCCGGTGATCTTGAGCTTCTCCGTCAGGCCGCCGCAGAAGATCCTGAGTCCTTCCAAGAGATGGCTGAGAAGATGGGCTATTCTGTAGAGGCCGCTGAACTACAGAACATGAACTGGTCCGACTTGATGGAGTACATGACGAAGGATAAACAGGAGGAGATGCTGGAAGAGCAGAAGAACCAGAAGACTCTGGCTGAAAAGCAGGCTGATATGCAGAGGTCCATGCTGGACACCCTCAAGTACAAGATGATGGATCTAGTATCCGGGATCTACGAGGTAGTGTTGGACATTTACAGCGCTATCGTCGACTTCTTTGGGGGGCAAGGTCCCGAGAAGGAGCGCCGGGTCAACCTGATGAAGGAGGATGCCGAAACTCGACGAGGCCTCCGTTCTGCGAGAGAGACTCTAAAACTGGCTCAGGAGGATGGCGATGAAGATAGTGCCACCGCTGCTCGTGAGCGGATAGCAGAGCTGGAGGGCTCTCTCCGTCAGAACGCAGCAGAGCGCCGCCTGCTAGATTCCGGGATGGGGATTGAGGATGCTGGACGCTCTGCCCGTACTGGAATCAAATCACGGGAAGAGTATGACAAACACGCTGCATCCGGGAAGGCATTGCTTGACCAAAGCCTCGCTGACGGAACTAAGAGGTTCAAGTATGGGGATGAATGGGTAGACAACTTCCGTGGACGAAAAGATAAAAACTATGGAAAGCTAACGAAGGTTATCAGAGACGGTAAGACCTACGAGGGGGAGGACCTCAAAAAACTTCTAGACGAGGCCATCATGCTGTCTCAGGCTCGTGACGAGCTGGACGAGGTGATGAAAAAGAAGCTGGACGAGGGCAATGTTTTTGCAGAGGACTCTGAGACGATACAAAAGGAAACGAAGGCAGTGCTGGAAGAAAAAGGTATCATGCTTTCTGACAAGGCGATTAAGAAGCTGGTTGACCGGCAGATTAAAGCCCAGACCTACAAACAAGCTGTATCAGACTTGGCAGCAGATTTCGAGGTCTCTAGGGATGAGGCAGCGCACTTGGTTAACGAATATCAGGCAGGCAATAAAGATGCCATCAAGATGTTCGAGAACAATCCTCTTGCGAAGGATATTGTGGACTCTTACGGGATCAGGCCTGCTAAGCCCAAAGAAGCCGGTGATGCTCGTATTATGACGAAGGGTATCCCCTTCCTGAGCCTACAGCCGGGCGACATTGTGGTTGATCAAGAATCCCTCGCTAATACGGTGGCCGGTTCTAAGGGTCAGTTCGTACCCGAGCTTCTCAAAAAGGCTGGAGCATCCGGTGGTTCGAGTGGCGGTGGTGGGGGTGGTGGAAACACGATGCACGCCAACTTCTTCATCAACGGCGGGAACCAGAGTGAGATCCGCCGGACCATCCTCAAGGTACTTGAGGAATGGGAACGAGCCCGCAGTATGTCATAAGGAGGTAAGTCATGCCAACAGGATATTCTAACGCCTCGATCCCGAGTGCTTTCGGAGGCCCCACTGACGGAGGAGATAAGATCCCCCTCCTGTTTCAGGTGCTCTCTATTGACTACGAGAGCCTTCTGCTTCCAGAGGCGCTGTACCTTCATATCAACCCCACCTCCCTGAGCCTCAACTACTCAAAGGTGGTTGAGCGTATCCAGACGAGGGGCGGTTGGCATGAACAACACTTCGGGGATCAGCTCGTGGACGTAAGTGCCGAAATCGTGTCCGGTGCCTTCATCAACGTGGACACGGGGCTCGCGGTACAGAACCGCCGAGAGACGATCGCCTACGAGAAGTTCCACCACCTCCTCGATCTCTTCCATAACAACGGTCTCATTTACGACACCCAAGGCAATGTGCAGTACCGTGGCCGCATCCGAATGATCTTCGAGGGCGGCATTTACGACGGCTCATTCCGCAGCTTCAATGTCAGTGAGTCGTCCTCCCAACCCTTCATGCTCTCCGGGGACTTCGCTTTCCGGGCAGAGGAAGAGGTTGTCAACCTGATCACTTAATAGGAGCCTTGATTGTGGCTACCACCGAAGAAATCCTAGAGGCCCTTACCGGTAACACGTACAACCCGGACCAAGAGCCACAGCTTCAGCGAGGCTTCGAGAAGGCGAATTCCGTCGTGGAATACTACTCCGGTCTGGTGACGGGGCATGGTTACGACTTCAACGCCTTCCCTAGTCCGGTACAGTCAGTGGGGCACGCTAAGCGTCCTCTGATTCCTATGATGATCTCTATCGTGCCTCCCCGAAACTTCCCCACCGGCAACACGACCACCAAGAGGATACCCTCTCCTCAGACCGCCAATGTCCGTCTCTCTGGTATGTCTGAGAGGTTCTCCACCGAGGATGCCAAGGGGGCTTCTACGACTACTGTAGATCAAGTAGTTGCCACGTCTCCCTCTACGACGATGGAGGTAGAGGTCCCGGCTTACAATGACGACGGTCTGGATGCAGACGACCCCCGGTTCTTGGATGGTGGAGAGGCTTTGATTAAGCACCAGCGCCAAGAGGATGCCCGTAATTACTACCTGACGGAGATGCGTAACCGCTATGAGCAGTTCCAGAACTCTTCTAGAGAAGCAGGCTCTCGTCTCTCCGAGATGAATACCCCGATTACGGGCAAAGCTCGAAGAGCGCTGGAAGACCCTTTCAGCGAGAATAATGACATTCAGAGGGCTCGACGCTCACGGGTACAGGATGATTTGGACTTCTTGCGTGAGCAGGCGCTCTATATGTCACAGCTCCCCCCGCTCTTCATGTACGTGAACCCGGAGACGTTCTCGAAGAGCTACGAGTTTATCGTGAGCGATGCCAACCACACGAGGGATGGCTTCACCGTTGAGTTCTGGGGCGAGCAACAGCCTAAGATCAACGCTAGTGGTAAGGTGGGCGTCTTCTATATCAACAGAAAGGATAGCTTGGGGAATCCGGCTGGCGGCCTTGCTGTGGGCTCTAGGAAAGGCTCCTATGCTTACCAGCAGTTCCTCTCTCTGTATCAGGTCTACCGGAGTAACGGCTACATCTACAACACGGATCACCGGATCTCCCTTGTGGGCGCTGTGTCCATCTTCTATGATGGCACGATCTACACGGGCTCCTTCGATTCCTTCTCCCTCACGCATTCTGAGAGTAGTCCCTTCACCTTTGACTATAACTGGTCCTTCACTGTTCGATATGAGCAGCGACTTGAGAGGTCTTAATGCCCTTGATTCACCCGAGTGATCGGTACTATGAGGGCGACCTCATTGTCTACTACTACACCGACTTCGAGGAAGATGAAGCATACGAGCCCAATGTCTTTGGAGAGTGGGCCTCTCTTTTACGGAGCGAGGTCACTCCTGTAGGCACCCTCACCGTCGCTGAATACCAGTCTACCCGCGTGCTACAACCTCCAGAGGGTATGCGTGATATTCAGTGGATGGAGCAGGAACTTATCACGGTCAATATTATCGCAGATGTGGAGATCACCCCCTCCTCTTATGTGTGCCGGTATTTTGATCACTATTCGGGAAGGGCTCGACAAATGTTCGGTGACGTGGTAGTATCTGATGCCGTCATGGGAGCGGTAGCGGGCAAGCTGGACACACAAGATCCGTATGCTTGTCGTGCCTATCTCCGCAACGTGGCGAAGCGGTACCGTGACTTCTTCAAAGAAGAGCTTCATTACGTCTACCACTACACCCCTTTTGAAGAGCCGGGCTACTAATGCCATTGCTTCACAAAGCGGAGAAGCTCCACAAGGGTGATCTCATAGTCTTAGCAGAGCCTCAGGCCCATGTATATGTTGAGGTAGGTATGGAGCCTGAGCCGGAGACCACTCTAGTTTTGGCTCGTCACAAAGAGATTGCTATGGGGGGTATTTTCCATTACCGGCAGGCGTGTATCGCAATCACTCCCTATCTCTCAGGAGGCTACCGTTTCCTTAACCGGCATCCATGCGGTGGTAGGGCACTAATCTGGGGTGAGTTCTCCGACTTGTTAGGCCGTGTGTCAGGAACGATTGACTGCTCCGACACGTATGCGATGGAAAAGTACCTCCGTAGGGTGGCTAAGAGATACCACGCAGCTATCTACGACTCCTGTTTCCAAGTGTGGTATGCTGCAACGCAGATCGAGGGATAACATGCCACTACTCCACAAGACTAAGAGGTACCAGCCGGGAGATCTCGTGCTGTTCGCTGAAGCCGAAGCTGATCGGTATCTATTCGCACACCAAGCTGAGCCGGAAGTTCGTCTGGCTCTAGGTACCTACCGTCATGCGGGGGTTGATAATCATTTTCAAATGGACCTTCTAGGCTCTATCACCGTGATCCCTTATGGTAAGGGTGGATACCGGCTGACAGAGAGGGGTCGATGGGACGTGCAAAGTCAGGTGATCAGGACCTCTGACTTACTGCTAGGCCGTGTGTCCGGTTCTCTTGACTGCCGGGACTCCTACGTTGTATACAAGTACCTGAAGCGGGTTGCAAAACGATACTCCAGCTACCTCCATGAGCTGGCAGTGGACGAATGGCTCCGTGTGCGAAAGGACCTGTAATGCCACTACTCCATATGCCAGATAGAACTCTTCGAGCCGGGGATCTACTTGTTTGCTCCGACCCCTGCTCCCGTCCCGGAGATGGTTCTGTGCGTGATATTATCTACGAGGAGTGGGATATTCAGACGAAAATATCCCTGTCCAAGGTCCATCGGAAGCAGGGGAAGTATGGGTTGGTTTCTAAAGGCCATGCTGGGATCACTATCACCCCTTATATGGGTGGAGGCTTCCGGTTGGTTAATACTTACCATTCACTAGAGGAGACGGCCTACCTTATTAATGGGCACCCGCTAGGTGTAGTCCGGGGTCACTTGGATTGGGAGGACCCGTATGTTGCCCTAAAGTTCTTAAAGCGCGTGGTCAAGAAGTACCATACCGCCATTTACGAGCAGTGCTTTAGCATGTTCAAGAAAAGCCAATATACTTGGAGCCACGTACGCTAATGCCCCTACTACACCGACCCTCTAAATACCATCCGGGTGATCTCATAGTGTGTGCGAAGCCCTCTTCAAAGCCGAACGAGGAACGAGGACACTTCCGATATGATGACTGGATTATCCAGACGGACTTGATGGCGGCAGTCATAAGCTATCTAGGCTCTGAGGCTAAGGGACTACTTGTGGGGGCTAACGCCAAGCTACGTATTACACCCTACTCTGGTGGCGGTTATAAGATACGAAGAGAGTTCCGATACCACAATAGAAAATGTGGAGCCTCTTACGGGGATATTCTAGGGCGCGTGTCTGGACCCTTGGAGGTAGACGACCTCTATGCTACAAAGAAGTTCTTGAAGCGCGTAGCAAAGAGGTACCACTCCACGATCTACGAGCGGTGCATGGAGGGTTTTAGAGCGCGGAGAGACGAGGCTGCGGAAATACTTACCAGTGACTTTCTGAGAATATGATGACCTATTCCCTGTACTTAGATGACGAGCGGGACCCGAAGACGGACCGGGATTGGGTGGTGGTCCGCAGCTATGACGAGTTCGTCCAGACCGTGGAAGAGCGTGGTTGTCCCTCCTATGTGTCCTTTGACCACGATCTGGGGGAAGACGTCCCGGAGGGTAAAGATGCAGCCAAGTGGTTCGTCGAGCTGGCTATCTCAGAAGGCTGGGACCTTCGTGAGGTGGGCATCAATATCCACACGGCGAATAGCGGTGGTGGCCGTGAGAATATCCAGAGCTGGTTCACGTCGTGGAACCGTATGCTAGAGATGGGTCACTTGGACCTCTCATAATCCTTCGATAAAACCACTCTAGTGAGTTCATTGGACCACTGGAGTGCGAATGTATCAGGGTACCTTCAAAGCTAACCGCCGAAGCGTGATCACTTCGGCCCCCGACTGTCTGGTCTTTATCAACGGAGAGCAGAGCCTGCCGAGTGGGGATAATCCCTACCGCAAGATCCCCTTGCAGCCCCTAATCAACAGCGTCAGCGTCAACCTCTCTGTATCTGGCGCTCCGGGCTCCGCATCTCTCGACCTCCATGTGCCGCAGCACTATCTTGACGACATTTACGTGGGAGGGCACCTGACCCTTACCACGATGATGGAGGTCCAGATCTACATGAAGGGGCAGTTCACCGTGGGTGGTACCCCGATGTTCTATCCGGTCTTCTGGGGTATCGTCACATCGGTAGACGAGAACTATAGCGCCGGTGAACAAACGGTCTCTCTTGCCTGCTCCGACATTCTATACTGGTGGAACATTCAGCAGGTCAACCTCAACCCGTCTGTACTGGCGGCAAGGGCGGATCAACAGGCACGTTTCAATCTGGAGGGCAACTTCTTCACAGGCAAGAACCCCTTCTCGATCATCTACAACCTGAGCCAGCAGGTGCACGGTAACTCGATGAACGTGCGTAACATGAACTTCGGCAACCGTAACCACCGGTCGGAGCCTACTCAGACGGAGCGGCTTCGATTGATGGCCTACTGGACTGCTAGATGGGGCCGCATCTCCAACTCTCTACGTATGTTCGGCCCTAAAGGAGACGTATTGCAGGGCGACCTTCTAGATCATGTGGTTGACCGCTCGAAGTTCCAGAAAGGTAAGAAAGGTAAGGCGGCAAGCTACGACCCTAAGTTCCACAAGCCGTTCAAGCAGGGGGACCTCGACCTCTCCAAGGTATCTCCCTTCTCGCTGAATTATGGCAACATGGGTGCTGAGGTCTTAGCATCCGAGTTTGAGACGAAGCTCAACGTCGCCAATCAGGTATCTGAGATCATCGGGTACGAGTTCTACATGGACGTTACCGGGGAGATCATCTTCAAGCCGCCGTTCTACAACATGGACGTGCGACCTAACTATCCCGTATCGTGGATTCGTCTCATTGATGAAATCAGCTCTGGCTTTGCTGAGAACCCCCCGGAAGTGACCTTCCTCGAAGGTTCCGGCCTTATGAAGTCCAACAAGCAAATGAGCATCTCTGATGACGTCCAACCACGTGCTACCTATGTAGACTATCGCTTGGTTCAAAAGTACGGGTGGAAGCCGGGCTCCTTTAGCAGCGAGTATGTGGGATCTGATGGGCAGGGTGGTCATATGGCCCTATTCTACCACCTCGTAGACCAGATGGACAGACAGAACTCTCGTGTCCACACAGGTAACGTGACGATCCCCCTCCGTCCAGAGCTACGTCTAGGCTACCCCGTGTATGTCGAGAGCAAAGACGCCTATTACTACGTCGAAGGTATTACCCACACGTTCAGCTACGGTTCGAGGTGCCAGACACAACTGACCTTGATGGCAAAGCGTGGGAAATTTTACGGAGACTTTGATAGGTGGGAAGCTGAGAACTCAGAGCCTCGACCCGGCGACCTTGCTGATCCGGGCCGGATACCCAGCAACATGTATAAGAGAAGGGTGGACGATACCTCTGGCACTCCTGTGGGAGACCGGAATGTGATCTTGAGCTACTTCCCGGAAGAGGACCTCGACAAGTATGGCAAGATCGAGGCAAATTCAGAGAACAAAGATGATGATGCCAAGGTGGTGTCTCGTAACCTGATGAATCTCCGCTCTAACTTCGGGGTGGGTGGTCCCAACAAGTACATGTATATGGTTGATCCCAACCGTGACGAGACTTCCTCCGTGACGGACGATGGCGATCGTGTCCGGGGACCTATCAAGCACATTGAAGCTGACCCCCAGATTGATGTAGACTCCGAGGGACGTAAGATCGAAGTGAATGCTGCCACCTTCCCCGTCTCTGACGAGCGAGGCTATGAGGTGGTGGGTACTTACGAGTATGGCCGCCGAGTGATGGTGCAGGCACGAGGATTCAAATACGATAAGGACGAAGCAGACGTGCGTGCGGAAGGTCTTGTCCACATGCAGCCTGACGATAAGCAGGGAGGTACAACGACCCCCAATATCTCAGCTCAGAAGGCTCAACAGGCTCCCACGGCTCATAATGCCGACCCCTCAAAGGACTCCAACTTCCTGATCGACCCCAATAATTACGGACGTATGCTCACTCAGGTGAGTCCTCCCGAGATCATGAGTCATGACCTTGCGAGACTAGCTACCTTGTCGGCACCCCGACTTGCAGAAGAGTTCCGTGGCAATAGGCCTGCTACCGTGTCTTCGTCCACCTCTGCTTCTACCCCACCTCCAAGTTCGGGAGGGAGTGGTACAAGAGCTACTGCCCCGAGTGTTCGGAGTAAGGGTGGTCGTACCTTCGCCTACAATAGCAACGTCGCAAGATGGCGGCAGACGATTCGAGATGTGCGAGAAGAGCTGGACCTTTCAGAAGAAACATACCCGGACGAGGCGGTCATGGCTTTTATCCATACAGAGTCCTCAGGTGATGCGAGAGCACGGCGTACAAATAGCGACGGAAACCTTTCACAGTTCGTAGGTCTAATGCAGATTGGTGAGGCAAATGCCGCTGAAACCGATCACGAAAATGTCGACTTCATGGGAGACGCACGGCTATCTATCAAGCACTTCTTGCAGGTGCAGGACAAGTACAGCAAGCATCACGGGGGCGATCCTAAGAAGCAGGCGATCCTCTGGAAAGGCGGTATCGGCACGCTCAAGAGATATAACCGCCTTGAGCGAAACGGGTACACGCCTCAGGAGCTGGAAAACTGGCTCTCCACTTATCCCAAAGGGAAATCCCCTTGGGGCGTGGACAATTATGTGTATCACCACGAGGCTGCTCAAGAGATGTGGTCTAACTCCATTGTCGAGGCCCCCCCAGACGGTGAGGTGCCCGAAGATGGCGGGGTAAAGGAGTCCGTCAAGGTTGTGGATGAAGCCGATGATCCCGTGGCGTCCCAGATGGTGAATACCACGGGTATCCCCAACACTCAGGTTGAGACTGAGGCACAGGTGGAGCTGTTCCGAGAGAGACTTGAGGCCAACCGGGAGGGTGGTATTCATGCCCTCCCCGCCAATGTAAAGCCTCCTCGTGACTCCTCTGTGGTGCCGATCATTACCGACTGGCTTCGTGACCTGTATGAAAAGGCCTTCACGTCAGGTAAGCAGCGTGAGCGTGAGCTTCGAGGGGAGACACGGCAGGTACCGAGGCCGTCCGACTTCGCTTCCGTTCCTACGAACACGTCGGGCCAAGATGGTCTGGATAACCCTCTGGGCCGTAAAGAGGTTCGTGAAGCCCTCGATGATGGGAAGACCTTGCAGGACGTACTAGGGACGGACGGGGCCTTATCTGACCTCAGGGATGCGTATGACAGCAGCAAAGCCGATGTGTCCTCCAGCTTTGCCTCAGTAGAGGATGAAGCCGATGATCTTACGGGAGACGATAATGACTGACGAAAAGAAGCATTGGGCAGATGGCGTGGACTTGGACGAGTTTAGACGCAACCTCAGAGAAGCTGGGGACACCATGACGGACGAAGAGCGCTCAGAGCTAGAACGCTCGATTGAAGCTAAATGCAAGCCTTACCGGAAGAAGAAGAAGCGGTGGCCCCACACGTGCAGAAGGGTAACAAATGACTAAGAGATACGGACCACCTAGCCCGATCGGTCAGCGCCCGGTTAAAGCCACCATGATGGGCCAGAAAGGCCCTCTACGGTTTGCTCTGCGCATTGGGGAAGTGCAGCGGGTAGACTACGAGAACATGGTCTGCGACATTATGTGGCTGCAAGGCAGGCTCCCTCCCGCAAGAGAGGTGCCGATCAGCAGCGCATACTGGTCGAAGCGTGGCTTCCTTGGGGCGATGCCGGAGGTAGGCGCTATCGCTGTCTGTGGCTTCTCTGCAATCCACAAAGACCAAGGGGTGCGTCCTTATATCCTTTCCTTCCTCCCAAACGGATACAAGACGGCTCTGGGGTTTGATCCGTTTGGTGCTGCGGAGAGAGATGCGGAAGAGTTGACGACCCCGATGGAAACGGTTCAGAGGGAGCTAGACGGGATCTACGGGCCGACCCGACACCGTATGCGGAAGCTGTACCCCGGAGACATTTATGGGGCCTCTGACAAGGGCGCAGAGCTTATTTTGGATCGGGACGTACGCCTTCTTCACACAGGTGGTGGTGAAATCTGGCTGCGCTCTGAGGACCAGTCTCTGATCACTACGACCCTCGACGCTTATCACACGACAGCAGCTACCCGACGTCGCTCTGGTCGTGTGACACGCAGCGCTCTCACGATGCCCGACGATCTCGCCTTCGAGGAAGGTACGGAGATCTTTGAACACCTCGTGGATGCAGGAATCCTCTTTGAGGACGGAGACTTGGCCCCGGATATTAACCGCCTCCCCTACATCACACTGGAGTCGGGGGAGAGATTAGCCGTCGTCACTGAGAATCTGGAGGACCCGAATGACCCGGACGTACGGGCCTTTACCGAGGATCGGGTAGAGATTCAAGAGTTTAGCGACCAGCGTATGCCTTTCCCTGACCACTACGGTTTCGATGCCGACCTCATTGGACCCGAGACGCAGTGGAACCCCTTTATCGAGAGAGTCAGTGGTACGGTAGTTGGGAACAATCCGTATACGGCAGAAGGGCGTTCCAACTACGGCAAACTCTTGAAGCCGGTGATCTTCTCTGACCCCAACTCCACCTCTGGCCGCCCACGGATGGAGGCCCTCAAAAACGATGCAGAGGAAACCGAGAAGTCACTGGCCGCAGCGCAAATGTACCGGATGCGCAGACCTGATGGCCTTGGGGAGCTGTTCTTAGCCCACGACAAAGAGGGGCACGTCTTCCTCTCGATCCCCGCATCTACCTCCAAGAAATCAAACCTTGGGGCCGGTCGTTCCGTAGAGGCAGACGTCAAGGGCTCTACCAAGCTCGTGATGGGGGCCAACAAAAACGACCGCACCTCCCTCGACCTCAAAGCAAAGGGAGGCTTCAAGTGGTCGCTAGGTTCGATTGACAGGAGTGGCCGCTCTTTAGATCTCACAACCAGTGGTGGCATCAAGCTGAAAGTACGTGGCCCCGATGGGAACGGCTACGGGATGCAGTCAGAGATTCAGGGCGATGTGGGGATGGCTATCGAAGGTTCGATGGGTACCGCTGTATCCGATGATTCGATCGAGGAAGTAGGCGGCTCTAAGTCCATGAGCGCAGAGGGAATGGAAGTCAGCGTTGGCATGGGCTCTTTGAACACCAACGTACTCAGTGACAAGAGTACGACAGTCAAGGGTACCGTCACTGACAGTATCGGGACAGGGCGCTCCACAACGATCACGAAAGCTACGTCCACGGGCTCCAATGCCGAAGAACTCAAGATCCTATCGGGGAACAGACAAACGACGTTTGGTGCTCCGGCCTCTGATACGATCTCGTTTGGTACCAGCGGAACCAAGACGGTAGAGTCAGCAGGTCCTCTCACCTGTACGTGGCAAAGCCCTACCTCTGGTAACTTCACCTTTCAGGCATCGACCGGCACCTACTCTGTAACGATGGGTGCTGGCTCGATTTCGATGACGGGTGCTACGGTCCAGATGACAGCGGCCACGTCTATTGGTATGAAGGCCCCGACAATAGGCCTCACCGGGAACGTGGGACTTGGAAATGGCGCTGCCGCAACGCTACCTGTTATCGGTGGGGCACCGGGACCGTCTCCCTACATCGACCCCTTTACCGGCCTTCCCTTGACAGGAAATCCTCTGGTAAGAACTGTTTGACGTACCTCATATCCTGTGGTATCAATTACGTATCAGACCTACCCTTATAGGAGCGTTGATACCGTGGTAGACGAAGAAACAAAAGAGGACGGACGTCGAGACCGTAGAAGAGGGAGAAACCTTCTCCAAACTTCCTCGTATGGACGACAACGAGCTTCGGGAATTCGTAGATGACTTCCTTTCCGGGAACATCTTCACGTCCGCTCAGGTGCCCGAGAACGAGAGCCTGAACCTAATCTTCATGCCTCTTGTCCTGGGTGGTGGAGATATGCTCAAGCCTATCGCGGACGATATAGGCTGCCTTTTTGAGTATATGTCGAAGGCTTTCCCCCGGAGCATCAACGGCTACCCTATGTTTCATTCCTTCCGAGTCATGCACAAAGATGACTGGAAGGTGGCCCTCAAGACCATCAAGCAGGAGAGGGTCCGACGTCAAACAATCCCCCTTGTACGAGATACGGAGTTTGGAGATGGCGAATAAGAAGAGACGCTGGATTATCACCACACATGATGGTGACTTTTTGCTGGCTTCCACCGGCTCACGCAGTTTCGCTCGTGAGCTACGGATGGTCGAGTCCGGTGATGCCACGCTGCACCTTGACTTTGAGGCCGATGCCGAGACAGCGGAGCGTATCCTCAATCACTGGAAGCTCGCCCGGAAGTTAGGGGCTGCCTGAATGCCTGTAACCGCCCTGAACCTTACCCCTGCGATTCTGAGCCAGCTCAACGGCGTCGGAATTGTAGGGCCTTTTGCATCTAACCTATCCGCAGCTTTAGGGGTGGGGGTGCAGAACTTTGTCCAGTCGCTGGCCGTGCAAACACAGGTGGCCGGTACGTTGGGAGCAGGATCGGGAACAGGTAAATGGACCTTGGAGCCTTCATCCGGTGCCTCCCTGATCGACACGAACCTTGCAGCCGCAGCCATTCCGGGTTATAATAAACCCAAGCTGGCGCAAGCGGTAGCTACGGGGATTGCTACCGTGATCAATACAGAGGCCGTGGTCCAGACAGCAGTGGCCGGTGTCGCAGTAGGTACGGGTATTGGGGCAGTTGCTAATGCCGACCCCTCTGTAGCCGTCTCTGCTATTCAGTCAGGGCTTACCTCGAATGCTATCGTAGGCTCTAAGGCCGACAACTTGGCGGCAGGTCTGGGACAGGGGATCGCCCTCTGGTTTGCTACGGGTGTCGTGAATACCGCTGTAGCAGGCTCGCCAGTGTTCCCCTTCAATCCGACCATCGGAACCGGAACAGGCAAAATAGTATGACAGAGATCACATTGAATCAGCTCTTTGGCGTTGGTGATATTACCCATCTGGGCGTCGTAGGGTCACGAGAATGGCCGAATCGTCAATTCGTTTTTGATCGGGTCGACGCCCTCAGGGAGGAGTACCCCATGATTAACACGATCGTCTCTGGGGGTCAGCCCAAGGGTGTGGATGGCTGGGCTAAAAGTTACGCCCTCATGAACGATCTGGGGTATATCGAGCATATTCCCGCCCACTGGTATCCCGAAGATGACGAGCGCTACGAGCCCTACGGAGTGAACAACTACTTCGACCGCAACACTCTGATTGCCAGAGATAGCCACGTCCTAGCGGCCTTTTGTTATCAGGGCTCAGATGGTACAATGGATACGTATAAGAAAGCACAGGCCCGTATCGGTCGCCGTGCCTATCTCTACACCGAAGAGGACCTTCGTGGTTGAGGCCTGACAACTACACCCACCAACAGGAGTACGATGATGCCTACCCCCGAGGAAAAGTCAGAAAGGATTCGCCAACTGAACAGGCAGATCACCTACCTTGATGGAACGATCAAGGCCACGAAGGAAGAAGTGACAGAGGCCAATGACCGCCTCTCTGAGCTTCGCAAGAAGAAGCAGGCGCTGGACAAAGAGCGTAAGGCTCTCCAGCCACAAAAGATTCATGTTACCGACCATGCCGTTATCCGGTACATCGAACGTCACCTCGAAGTGGACGTGGATGCTATCCGGGAAACGATCGGTAAGGACATTCAAGAGGTCGCCAACCAAGTCGGGGGCAACTCCAAGCTCCCTCTCTCCGAAGGCGGCAAGGCCGTTCTCAAAGACTACACCGTCGTCACCATTTACGATTGATCAGGAGCCCTGAATGCAATACCACAACAACCGGACCATTTTCGAGGTGGAGGATTTTGTCTCCCTCAACTGGAACGAGGAGATGGAAGTGTTGGATGCCGAAGAACTTCGGGAGATAGCAGACTTCCATGCGGGATTCAATATGGAGATCATGAGGCGCTCTGATGAAGTCGTGTTTCAGACTCCACGGGGTCGCACCATCGGTATCAAGTGTCGGGTCAACATGGCATCAAGTCTTGACAGCTAATCCTTTGATCTGGTACGGGTATTGAAAATTCATACAGATCCTGATAGGAGTGAACACATGAAAGCAGTGACAACCGATTCATTTGAGCAAGACGTTTTGGAAGCCGATGGTCCCGTGGTAGTGGATTTCTGGGCACCTTGGTGTGGACCCTGCAAGGTCGCTATGCCGAAGGTAGAGGCTCTCTCAGAGGGGCGTGAGGACGCCACCTTTGTAAAAATCAATGTGGACGAGAACCCTGAGCTGGCAAAGAAGTACGGCATCCGGGGTATTCCGACCTTCATGGTCTTCAATGAGGGTGGTGAGGTTACGACCATCACCGCCGCTGATATGGAAGCCATCAAAGCAGCGCTCGACGACCTCGCATAATCAGACTGGAGACCGCCATGTTGAGACAGCTAATCTGTAAGGTGCTAGGGCACCGCTGGAGTCGAGTCGCTACGACCTATGATGGCGTAGACTACGAGCCTATAGGTGTGGGCATCCAACGCTGCACACGGTGTCCCGTCCACCGTCATGTATCTCTTGCTAGAATGGAAGACGGGGAGTAGCCCTAAATAGAGAGGCTGATAATCCCCTTGTGCCCTGTACCTCTTAGAAGGTTACAGGGAATTTTAGTTCGGTATACAGGTAGATCATGCAAGTTCCTTTCGACGGTTTTGTCCTCCGTAAGCCACGCACCGCAAGCAGTAACTCCCCTTTCACTGGAGAGGGTGACGTACTGGTACGCCAACAGGACCGGTCTGCCTACGAAGCCGCCGTCTTGAACGACCCCGAAGCTATCTCTACTGCATACCTTGTGCAGGTATACGAGACGGCAGACTTAGTGGTCCCTTCGGAGATCACTGAGGTAGCCACCAAGGTAGAGGACGGTCTCTACCAGTTTAACGGAGGAGGACGGTCTCTCGAATCCGTTGTCTCCGTGACGCCGACCCCGGACTCTACTGACGAACTGGCCGGTCTGGTAAAGTACACTACCGACCCCACACAGGACGTCGAGGTGACGTGGGAACCTTCAAGGCTCAAGATCAACTGGACCTCGAATGACGAGCGTACCCGGTTTGGTTTTGACGACCGTAAGCAGAGGTGGAACACACTACCCGGCTCCAGCCCAGAAGCTCTTGGTGCTATCGGGGAGGAACTATCTCTCCCTGTGGTGGAAGGCAACGAGCCTCTCTTGATTGTTGGTAGCCAAGACCTGAATGACGGTGTGGTGGTACCTGTACCCGAAGCTAACCGTGTCACTGCTGCACAATACCAGAACTACCAGAATGGGATCAATACGGTCCCGACAGGGGAAGCTGTTCTGAATGTGGAGAGTGGGGATCTCCTCTTTGCTGATGACCTGACGACCTCCTACCTCAATCAGGCGGTCTACTGCTTCCGCACCAACTTCTTTGGGTATGACCAGAGCACTGGTGAGATCGGCGTGGTAGGTTCCGACCTTTACATGAACCCGATTCCGACCTCTTCGGAGTCCCCTCGAATCCGAATCGAGTATCGCTCTCACCTTCGAGGTGAATCATCTACGTCCCTGACGGCACCTTCTACGGGGTATGATTACGTATGGAACCCGGACACCGGGGAGATCCATCTTGACACCTCGCTCGAAGCCGAGTTTGAGGGTGCCTCTGTCTATTACGATGGCGTCTTCTCCAATACAGAGCCCGTCGAGTCCTACGTCCATACCGACTTGGGGACGATTGAGGATGGGGATGCTATGAGTACCACGATGGGGAACGTGGACTTCTCACAGTACGACGAAGATAGCCTCCTGCTCTACATCAAAGAGACGGGCGTCTCTATCTCAGAGGTGGACTTCGTAGCGGAACCCGCAGACCTTGAGGACTCCCTGAACCTCCCCGCTACACGAGCACAGGTGGCACGAAGCAACGGACAGGTCCAGCTATCTTACGCACTGAGGCGAGAGGAAGCTGGATCTACATTGGTGGCCGGAACCTCTGACTTCCCTATCGAGAACGGCATTTCCTTTAGACTTGCCCAGAGCCCGGTGGACCCCTCAAACAACAGAGGCCTTCCTGATGGTAAGGGTGTGGAGAGAGTGGTGGATACGGTGCTTTCCGACTCCATCCCGGCAGGCCCTTCTTTGCGCCTCAACCAGCTCCCCCTCCAAGATGTGGCAGGCTACGGAGACGATGTGTTCTTCCGGGTACAGAAGGGACCTAAGCGTCGTCTTCTAGAGCCCGATGTGGACGTGATCTATGACTTCGACAACCAACAGCTCCAGTGGGCACAGCAAGAGAGTCACAATGAGGTACTAGCTTCGCCCACGTACTCGCTCCAGTTGCCGCACCAAGTGCTGCATGACGAGGGATATGAGTTCGAGCTGAATGAGGGAGGTGGGTATCAGAATCTCGTGGGCTCCAACGAGGTTCTTGCCAACTTCGATTCGGGCACGCTCACATTCATTGAGAAGGTCGGAGAGCAGCTCTACGAGGATGTGGGAACGCTCACAGGTGCTGACACACTAGAAGCCACCTCTGTCGACCTCAGTGGCCTCTCTGTGCCTCCCGAACCTACAAAGAGCCCCATTCTTTTGGTGGGCTCCGATGCCTATCGTGTCCTGTCTTCAACTTCGACCTCAGTGACGGTAGATAGGCCACTGGATCTGGACGGTAATGATACCACTGAGTTCAAGATCTTAGAGGCCCCGGAGATCATCTACCGCTATGCCTTTGAGCAAGCTGACCTCCGAGAGCGTACGGTCTTCCCTTATGTGGTCACTGACGTGGACACCTATGTGCCAGATGGTGAGGACCACGAGTTTGTCTTGGACGGGACAGTGGTAGCTCATGTGGTACTAGAGTCTGAGGTGCTTGGGCCTATCTCTCAGAGCCCCGAGTTACCCGTGCATTACAGGGATGCCACAGCACAGTATAAGCTCTGGCGAGAAGAGGTGGAGCTTACCGAGGTGTCCTCGAACCCCGGCCCCGGTGAATACGCCATTGATGGGGATGGGAAGACCCTGCTCTTCAATGTCGCAGACGAGGGTGCTTCCGTTGTGTTGGACCCCTCTCTAAGTGTGGGTCGCAGTACCGGCCCGGTGGAGGTACTTGCGTCCACAGGAGAGATCGGTCTTCCCGCAGACCTCCAACCTGAGCCTCTGGTAGTCCGGTCGCTTGTCCCTGAGGATGGATATACCCAACGAGGACAACTGCTCTTTTTCGAGAAGCCCTTTAGGACAGGCCAGAGCCTCTTCGTGAGGTACCAGACAGCCAATGGAACCGTCGAGGATAACGTAGGCTTCCGTGTCAAAGAGGATGCTGGTCGTGCTGGAAGCTCCGCTACCTTGAGCTTCGGGTCAGGTCGTACCCTCGACCCTGAAAGGGCTATGCAGGTCTTGGTTAACGGCGTACCCTCCGATCTAAATGCCAGTGCTTCCACAAAGACTGTTAATGTACAGTCGGTTCGCAGTGGGCGAAAGGTACACGTCTCCTATTATGCTCTCGACGCTGCGGGTGGTGAACAAACCGCTTCCCTCCTACAGGAGCCTTTTACCCCTCCTGTGATATTCGCAGCCGCCACCAGCCAACAGTTCCGAGGAGATCACACCGATGTATTGGAGCCCGGCATCTTTATGCAGGCCGATGACCAGAGCTTTGAGGTCCTGCAGGCAAGCTATGACGCTGGTACCAACATCACTGAGATAGAGCTTAGTGTGCCGCCTCGTGAGACGCTCCGGCAGCCCACGGTGCTTGTCACTACAACCCCGATTGAGGCACTGGAGTCCCTAGCTTTCTCTTCGGAGCCCAACAGCGCTGGAACCGCCGAGCTACAGGTTCGTGGAGACCAGACGAGCACCCTCGAAGAAGGCTTTCTACTCTACCTTGATGGCGATCCTTACTATATTCAAGGGGTGTCCTATGACGAAGAGGCAGCCCTTACCCGTGTGGTTTTTGCCTCTAACCTGATGCGTGAGTATACGCAGCCCGCTCTGGTGATCTCAAAGTATCCGGTCTATGTCCCGGATGCTCAGTTCCTGAAATTCAGTCGCATCGGCGTAGATACCGAGCCAATCACCCTCATTCGCTTTGGTCCCAATGGTGAAGGTTCTGTTCTGGAGCAGGACTTTGCCTACACGTATGAAAGCGGTGGCCGTATCATCATCGAGCCTACCGTCACCGATGCCCCTAAGGATGGAGAGGTATGGCACCTAGCCTATACAGCCCTGCGTTCCGTGGGGCCGAAGAAAATTGGCGGCCAGACCTTCCTCCCAAAGTTTAGAGCCTCTTACACAAGACGGGTCAACGCTTCCGAGGACAACGGACTCCAAAATGCCACACTCAAGGCCAGTTACGACTTCCTGAGCCCTGATACGTTCTTCTTCCGGGCCATCGAGATGGAAGAGTACGCACTGGAAGTAGCCTCTCAGATTGATCGGAATGCCAAGGCACAGGCTGCATCTTCGGGTCCTGTAATTTCCACCTCCGGCTCCCAAGAGATCTACCAGAAAGGCAATGAGGGTCTTATCTATGAGGGCGGCGACCTCCGAGATCAAGATCGAGCTGGACGTGTCCTACTGGCCTACTACAATAGGGTGGTTGACGGCTTCGAGGCTCTGCTAGAAGTCATAGATGGACGTGTGATTGGGGACAGAGATGGCAAGTTTCTCTTTGAACTCCAAGGGGATTATCAGCCCGGAGGTGTAGATCCCATCACAGGAGAGCTGCTCCCTTATTACGCCAACCCACAGAACCCCGGCCAGAAGCCAAGCGCCTCAGATATTGAGCAGGTCAAGGATCTAGATAGCCAGACCGGGTACGTGCGTAACTTCATTGACGACTTGGTGATGGTGAGTAAGAAGCCCTTTGATATTGGCTCTACTCTCCCTCTATCCTTTGAGTACAAGGGTACGTTCCGACCTATGTGGAAGCCGTCGAGACTAAGCCGCCTGTATCCTGAGCAGAAGCAGACCTTTACGATCACTGCTCCAGCAGACGGTGGTGGGTCTTATGAGTTCCCGGAGGACTTCCTGCATATCTTGGCAGATCCCAAGCAGGACAGCATTCTCTCTATCGAGAACATTCGTGTACGTGCGGCTAAGGCAAGGGTCACTACGGAGGGGGTGGAGGGATCTCAGGATGGCAATGGTGGAGAAGTGCGGCTCAAGGTGGCAGTGGGCTTCGATCCCATGACCGGGGAGTTTACGAACAGCCCCTTTGACCCCACGAACCCGGTACCTACGAAGTATCTTCCTCCCTTCGAGGTTGGGGACCACGTGAATATCGGGCGTGTTACGTACAGCGGGGGCGCTCAGGGTGTGGACCGCACCACTTCTGTATACGGGGAGAACCTGATCGTCACATCGGTGGGCGCTGACTATATCGAGGTCAAAACAAACCCACACGGGGGCGACCACCCAAACCTCACGGCAACGAATGCTACAAGCCTGAACCCTGAGAGGGGTGATACAGTATACACGATCCCCGCTGTTATGGTGGATACGGGAGCCTTCTCCCTATCAGATGGAGATCCTCCTTACTATCGCACACCTCTCGATCTCTTTGTGAACGCATCTGAGGGTGAGCTTCTGAATACAACGCTTCCCAGCTTCATGGCGGATCTTTTGGGACAAGCTCAGATCGAGCCCAAGACCTTCCTAGATATGACGGTGAACTTCCGTAACCAGAGCTTGGAGCCCCACCGCTTCCCAGCTCTTGATGGAGGTACTACCGATGACGACGGGGACCAGAAACCTCCGTATGTCCAGCCTTTTCAAGACAGCGAGATGCAGCGTCTTATTCGAGAGGTGGTAGCAAACGAGGTGGTGCAAAATGACACTCATGAAGGACAAGTGGTGGACGCCACGGTCCTGAATGCCACGACTCTCTCTGTGCCTAACCTCACGGGGCTCACAGCGCCTCCACGCAGGCATGATCTCGTACTGATAGAGGGCGTTACTAATGGAGGCCAGAGCATCCCGTTCTCCGTGGGAGCCCTTTCAACAACAGAGTTGGTGTTGGCCGCCTTTGTAGTCGAGGATGCGTCCGTTGTCTACACGGTGGAGAACCTCTACGAGGGTACGGGATCTAGGCACAGTAGCATTAATGAGAGATGGGAAGATGCTGTTGACTTCACGGCCTTCTCAGGTGCCTCCTCCCTTACGCTGCATGTGGATGATGGTGCGGGTGGGCACAGCTCGTACTCTGTGAACGACCTCCAGAATGGTTATCTGGAGGTGACGAGCCCGATTGCTGAGTCTGGCCCCGCTAACTATTTCCTAGAAGCCAGTGGTACAGGAAGCATCCCGGCTGGACTACATAGAATCGACGATGGTACTATCGACTTCTCAGCAGCCCAAGGCGCGCTTACCGTCTCGTCTTCCGGGCCTAACAATGGAACCTATGTAGCACGGGGTGGTGGTAGTGGGTATCTCTATCCCGAAGTGATTCCATTGGCGGATACCACGCCAGTAGTGGTGGGTATCTCCAATGCCCCGGATATTGCAACGGGAACCGCAGAAGCCGTGGCATCAACACGTACCCTTCTGACTCCTGACCCGGTGGGTGACGTCGAGGCCGGGCAGACCCTCGTAATCACGGGCACGAACCTGAATGCTGGGCGCTACACCGTCGAGTCGGTGGATGCCACTGCTACCCCATCGGCAATCGTGGTGGAAGAGCCTCTCTATACGGACGATGGAGATCACACGGCCCTTACGCCTCTCTATCCCGTGAACTGGAGAGTCTCACAGCCACGACGATTCTCTCCGCAGGTCGAGGCCCTCCAAACAGAGCTGGCTGGGCAGAGAGTGACCTATGCTCTCAATAGCGATAGTGATGCAGATATTCAGCCTTACTTGGGGGCGACCTCTTCCAACCCGTCGACACCTTATAAAGAGAGACTCCTCGTACTGATGGATCGAGTCTTTGGGGTCCCTGTCGTTTCGGTGTCGGGATCTGTAAGTGGCGGGAGCTTTGAGGGCACAGACTTTGTGAATGCCGGAGTCGAGAAAGGTGACTTTGTGGTCGTCGCACAGGGGGATAACCGGGGCTTCTACACCGTGGACTCCATTGACTCAGGCTCGTCACCCCAGAAGCTACTCGTATCTGGCTCGAATGAGTATACGACCTATTCGCTGACGGACGAAGCCAGCACTTCTTTTGAGGTGTATCGGGGAAGCATCTTCCAGCCCAAGACCTATCAGCTCATACTCTTTGAATACATCAATGTATTAGACCTGATTGATAGGTTGGATGATGGCATACGAATGACGATTCACGATCCTGATGACCTAGAGGGCACACCGCTCTCCTATTTGGAAAGGCCGGGAGACCCTGACGATGCTACCTTGGACCGTCACATTCAGGCGGTCGACACACGCAATGACTGGATTCGTGACCAGAGCCCGAACCTCCGACAAGAGATCGAGGGCATTCTCAAGGGTACCGAAGCGTTGTATGACATAAGGTACACGTGGATCGACTTCCGCACGAACCTAGAAGATGGTACACTGGCCCGGCGTGATAGGTACCGAGAGAATCTAGCCCGGCGTCAAAGGAAGCGACGAAAGGAACTGATCAAACTCCTATCGAGTTCATAGTATGAGTGACGAAGAGACAGAAGAGCCGCAGTGGGAAGAGGTCAAACTCAAGCCCTATAGAGGCCTTACAGAACAGCTCAAAAAAGTCCGGGATCGTCTCGTAGATGTACGGGATAGACTAGAGGACCACATCGAGCAGAAAGAGACTGAGGACGAATAGGTATGGCTGACTGGCAGACATTTGACCTTGGAGACGTCCTACAGGGGACGGAGTACCTAGATAAGGTCCAAGACGTAGCAGACCTACTCATTTCAGTGGGTAACGTCGCTACGTCGGTTTTGGAGCTTCTCAAGGTGTTCATGATCTCTGTGCCCAACCCGATCGAGCCTGCGGTCCAGCTACTTCTCAGTGAGATAGAGACGGTACTAGAAAATCTGGAATCCTCTGAGGCCAACGGGCTCTTTCTGATTCCCACCTCCCTTGAGGAGCTGCACCAGTACCAAGGGGGCTACCCAAAATTCCGCACCCTCTTTATGCAGAGCCTCTATGATATGGAGGACCCTAACCGGCCACAGATAGGATCGGATGGATACCTTGGTGCCCTTTTCCTGCTGGTCACGAAAGATAATGTGGCCGACTTCATTCGTCAGATCATTTCTCTCCAGTACCTGACACAGATAGATATGGAGATCCGGTACCCACCGCCCATCAATGTGGAAGCGGTGCCTGCGGACTCCGATGGAGATCCTGTCGAATCCATGATCAACCTGTTCTCAGAGGATGACGAACTGACGACCATACTCCTCTCGTGGGAAGAGCCCAAGTTCACGCAGAGCCTCTTCTATGACATTTTTGCAGACAACAAGTTCTACATCGAGCGGTCCAAGTCCCGTGAGGGCAAGCTACTGACTCGCCAGAAAACCAAGGTCACGCAGAAGGACCCTCTCCGAAAGCGGACTGAGAAAGAGGGTGATGCCCAAGGTGTCGAGGAACCTCTCCTTAACCGTAAGGGAGAGCCCGTATCAGTGTGGGAGCCCCTTGACGAGGACAACCCCTTTGTCTCTCTGGGGGATGGAAATGACGACGTTACGGCCAACTGGATCGCAGGCTCCTACTCCTATGTTGTGAAGGACGTCGAGAAGGGTGTGGAGAATGGATACTACTACCGTATTCGCTCCGTGCCGGAGGAAGTGACTCTCGAAGAGAGAACACTAGGTGGCGAGACGGTCCATACTCTGATCTTGAATGGACAGGAGTATACAGAGTCCGACCCGAGTGTTCCGGTATTCGGCAGCCTCCCAGACGTGGACACGACCTTTGATATGCCCACGGCTCTTCTGAACGTGTACCGGGCCGCCTACATGCTCCGCTTCGATGCGGACACCTATGACGATCAGGGAACCCTCATGATTGGCTCCTCTTCTCTGGAGGAAGGCGTCCCTCAATACCTTTTGGAGCAGGAGACACAGATCCCGGAGGGTACCTCCAGTATGACGCTACAACAGATAGCTAGTGCGATGGTGCCGGGCTTCGACCCTTTAGATGGTGACGAAGATTCAGTGAGGTTCTTTGCTGGCCCCCTCTTCGAGGAAGAAGTTGAAAGCTATGAAATGTCTAAGTGGTGGGTTGCTTCTGTTGGATCAATCACTGCCTCAGACGACCTAGAAAACGACCCCTTTAGTGGTGCTCGTGAGCTGTTTGCTCAGAAGTTCGGACTATCCACACGGGAGCAGTTCCGCATCTGGGTGGATAAGATGGCTATCAAGAAGATCAAAAAGATTTTGCCCATCATCATGCAGAATGACTCGCTCTTCGAGATGGTCAAGTCCTTCTACACGACCGCAGAGCCCGTGATTCTACCTCTACTGGAAGAGGGTGACTTTTCAGGGGTCTTCATGACCGATATTGATCTGCGCACCAAGGTACACCAAGTTATCCAGATGGTCGACCGCCACGAGACTCAGGGCATTCCTCCTAACTGGCAGGCGATTCGACCGCTTGAAGATCTGATCCCAGAGGCCAGCAGCGTACTTGACAGGCTCTTCAAGATGATGAGTGCGTTCGAGCAGACCTTTGCCGATTTCAATGCCTCAATCGACTCCACCCTTGAAGCTCTCCGGGGCAGACTGGACCTCCTGAATGACATTATTGATGTGCTGGATGGGATCGTTGCGTTCTTTGAGAGCCTGAGCGTACTGGACTTCTCGATTTCAACCCTATTCATCCCTCCCGCTGTCGGAGGCGTTCCTTACCTCACGAATGAGTTCATGGCCGCCCAGAATACCCCGGACACGAACCCCGATGACTTCACGGCAGGTATTGTGCTCGCCTTCGGGGGGCCGGGAGAGGATGACTACAAGGGACCCCTAAACGCTGTGAAGTTCATCTTCGGGCTATGATCACATGAATGTACCTACCCTTATCGAGAAGATCCAGACGGCACTGAGCCCCGACCTACTCAAACCCGAGTATCGAGGCTCTGACATACCTCTCTATGGACACTGCTATGTGGCATCTGAGGCCCTGTACCATGTGATCGGTGGTGGGGACTCAGAATACACACCGGCAAGAGCGAGAGACGCAGAAGGTGTCGTCCATTGGTGGTTGGAATCCGATGGGGGTCAGATACTCGACCCCACTGCTATCCAATATGAAAGCCGTGGGATCGAGCCCCCTTACGAGCAGGGACGGAGGGCCGGATTTCTAACCAAAGAGCCTAGCCGCAGAGCCCGCGTCGTTTTGGATCGGGTGCTCTAATCTACTTGTAGTGCCTTATGAGTAGAGTTTCATTAGGTAGCGAAAGTGTAGGTTCAAGCAGATGGCATTTGATTTTCTGGGCACATTCAAGAGGTCGGAATTCGACCGCCTCATTACGTACGCAGAAGCTCAGTTGCAGTACGTGGACCCCCGCATATCCTACCTCAAGTCAGAGATTGATCGCCTTGGATGGATCGAATACGAGTTCGATGAAGAAGGCCACCGAGTCTCTTATGTAGTGAGGCCACGAAACAGCGTGTTGGCTAAGTATGCACGTGCCTTCGAGTATTACGGGGGGAACCTCACGGACTTGCAGATTCGCAGCCGTGGCGATTGGATCTATATGACGAAAGGGAAGTTCTCCCTAAAACAGTCAGAGCCCTTTGCGGGCGGCGTACCATCAGAAGGAGAGTACCAGAAGGGAAATCAGAGCTTTGACGACACGGCTCCTAGCAATACCGTGTCCAAGGTTAAGGACTGGATGATCCCCAATATTAAGAGGCGTGTTGAGGACCTTGAGTTCCGCATCAAACGGACTGTGGACCTCACAGACCAGCATATAGAAGAGATCGTGCTTCTTGTCAAGAGGAAGTCAGGAGCGGAGACGCTCGATGATCTGAAGCAAGAGGTAGCCTTCTACGTCAGTAGTGAGGATTTTCCTTCCGTGACGGACGAGTGATATGTCAAAGGATCTGCTCTTAAAACACAGGTGTCCGCACCACGTGGTGGAGGAATGGCTATCCCTAGAAAACGATCGCCGTACTCTTCTCCCCCTTCGGAACCCCTCCAGCAAAGAGATCAAGATACTCTGGAATCGGAGGGTGGTTCCTCCCCAAGGTCTGTACTCCAAGGTAGAGATCACCTCATTGGTAGCAGAGCCCTATGAGATTGAGTCGGGCGACAATGATGAACTGTCTTTTTCTGTGAGTGGGGGGTCGGTACAGACCATTGTACTACCTGAAGGAAGACAAGTCAAGGCCGGAACCCTCGTAGAAGCGATAAATGAGTCCGCAAATGGACTGGAAGCTCAAGTGAGTCGGGGTAGGATCACTCTGCAACTCCACAACGCCGGGCCTGAGACGACACTCAAGATGGAGGATGGGAGTGCTCACGGTACGCTGGGACTCTCTCCGCTTAGATCCTATCGTGGACGCACCATTGTCCCTGCTTGGAACCTTGTCCGGGACCCGAAAGACGTAGACCCCCATGCCCGGAAGATCGTCTTTGACGAGGCGCTCCGGGCCAATGACGATATTTTCGAGGTGAGCTACTATACGAGGCGGTCTGAGTGTCGCCGCTGCTTGGGTCTGGGTATAGAGAATGACCTGAGGCACGACCGAAAGGGTGAGCCTATCTGGGCCGAAGGGCAGACGCTGCTCTTGCAGGAAGTGGATAAGATCATTTTCACTATCCAAGGGTCGCATGTGTTCCACCGGTGGTACGGTACGAACATCATGGATATGATCGGCTCCAAGATCGTAGGTGGCGGCCAGCAGGTTGAGGTACAGTTGGTGTCTGAAATCTCCAACGCCCTGAGCAAGTACCAGCAGATCAAGGAAGAGCAGTCGATGTATCAGCCAGTGGTAGACAGTGAGATGCTCCAGAGGGTTGTGTCCCTTGACGTATCTCAGGATGCTAATGACCCCACTGTCTTTTACGTCCAGATTGACCTCCAGAGCCGGGCCGGAAAGGTCGAGTCACTTGAGGACACACTGCTAGTGACCAATGCAGATTACAGTCAAGATTTCCAACTTCGTTGAGTGAGTCGAAATGGCTATCACACCCCCAAAATTTAACACCCCTGACGGGACCGGTACCACCACCAATCTCCAGTTGGTAACGTCGGTAAGGGAGCAAACCTTGACAGGGGACCTCTCCTCGAATGTGGTGGACGTACAGGTTAAGGTCAATGACGAGCCTTTCCGCTCAGACCCTAACCTTGTCCTCTTTGACCAGCAGGGCTTTACGGTGCCCAACCCCAACGTGTACCCTGAGGGTTTGCGTCTGGATTACGGGGAGAACACTATAGAAATCCGTGTGATCGACGTAACTGGAGGCGTCAGTCCTACAGCCACAGCTACCCTTGAAGTAGTGCGGGAGGACGACCTCGACCTTCTAGTGTCGGCCCCAACGGGTCTAAGGGTGCGCCGCAGGAGAGATGCTGTAGAGCTGGTATGGGCCGCCAATGACGAATCGAGCATTGCAGGCTATCACGTGTACGCTGCTATTGACACGGGTGGTGGTAAGCAAGGGTACGTCCGGGTCAACAAAGACTTGATTTCGACCGTATCCTTTCAGGAAGAAGCCGCCGAAGAAGTCGTTACGGATACGGCCTTTTATACGACGGCGGGTGGACAGCTCCGGGTGCTTCTCGTGGAGGAGGACTTCAATGACAACCCGATCCAGACCGTCTCAGACTCTGTGCTCGAAACGGCCTTCGTGGCTACCGGCGAGATGAAGGTATCTACGACCTTGGAGGATATTCGTACGACTGAATACCACTCCTTTGTTCACGACCGCAGGGGAACAGAGTCTGACGGGATTATCAACAGTGAGATGTTCGCTGACGTCCCTGATGACGAGCCTATGCACTATGTGATCACAGCGGTGGCCTACGATCCCAACACGAACCAGCAGATTGAGAGTGTTTATTCGTCAGAGTTGGTAGGCCTCCCCTTGACGATCACCACACAGTTGGCAGAGATGCCTTCCAAGACACAGGATGATGTGGTCCGTGACTACCTATCGTCCACGATCCGAAGCAACAACCGCATCTCCGGCATCCCCGGCTCCGCAGTGCGTGACATTTTCGTCGAGCCCTTTGCCTCAGAGGTAGAGCGACTCAATTTCTTGATGGGCTTCATTAGGCGCTCCCAGAGCTTTGCTCAGTTGCTCCAGATTGACGATATGGATGGGGATGGTGAATCCGATCCGGTATCCTCGAACCCCTACAAGCAGGCACTCAAGTCGGCACTAGGCTTTGAAGCAGACTCTGACGTACAAGCTCTGATCGACAACAGCTTTGATCAGCTTGCCCAGAACAACAACAAGACAAGGGGTGGAGCTGAGTATGCCGTGGGACAAGTGGTATTCTACACCACCAATGAGCCTACCACAGATCTCGTGGTGGAGGAAGGAACCCTTGTCTCCACAGAAGCGGACTCTGGCGGCTCCGTCACTTTCACGACCACCTCACGTGTTGTACTCCCGCTTGCTTCCAGCGAATCTTACTACAACGTACAGGAGAAGCGCTGGGAGATCGAAGCTAATATCCGGGCCACTGATCCGGGATCGGATGCTAACGTGGATGCCAATGAAATCAAACGTGTCATTGGTGGTACGACCTCCATGCAGGTGATCAACCTAGAGGCCACACGCTTTGGTCGGGAGCGGGAGAGTAATGCCCGTCTTGCAGAGAGGGCTATGCTTGCCTTTTCCGCAGTGGACGCAGGCACCCCCGCAGGTTATCTCGCCACGACTCTCAGACAGGAGGGCGTCTTCCGTGCTCGTGTCGTGAAGGCCGATGACGAGTTCATGATGCGAGACTATGACGACCTCAGAGACAAACACATCGGAGGTAAGGTAGACGTCTGGGTACAGGGTACGGAAGAGCAGCAAGTGTCCGATACATTTGCTCTCCGGTTCCGGGTAGCCCGTGACATTCAGTTCTTCTTGGACTCCAACAGCTCCGACCTAATCTTCGTGGCTGACGACCCACGACTGAGCCCGGACAACCCTATCTCAGAGATGCTGGGCGTAACCTCTCAGCAACAAGCGCAGGGCTTCGGCTTCCGAAATGTTTCGACCGGTGATGAATTTGATCTCACCAACTATATCATTCTCGACTACAACCGAATCAAGCTAGACTCGTCCCTCAACCAACCAGCGGTCCACACCAATGACATTGTGGCCGGGGACTATCGCTTTCAGTCTACGTCCAAGTACGTATTTAGTCGCCAGCCGGTCTTCGACGTGGAATCTGTCCGCTCTGTGAATACAGGGACCACCCTTACGCCGGAGGATAACTACCAGCTCTACCGTAAAGAAGATCCCCTGCTCATGGGATACTCGACGAAGGCGACGGATTATCTGGAGATTCGTCAGTCCGGGGGCGTTCCGACAGGGGACACTTTCGTGATCAATGACGAGAGGCATGTGCTGGTTGGTGAGACGCCGGAGGCTCTCTCTAATCTAGGGGTCAACCCAATTAGTGTACGGGTGTTTTCGCTGGATCGAAACACTGAATACAACGGTCCCAATAGCAACAACCCGGACTACCTTATCGAGGAGGGGGATGAAGTAACCCCTCTCAGGATCGTACGTGTTCCTTCTGGTTCTATCGTCAATGGTGAAGAGGTCAGCGTTGACTACCAGCATGACGAGAACTTCGAGGTAGAATACACGATCAACAATTTGCTGAGACGTGTGCAGAAGGAGATCAACAAGCAGAGCCACGCCACGGCAGATGTACTGGTTAAGCAGGCCATCTCCAATGAGGTGGACCTAGAGATGACGATCGTACTCAAACCCGGAGCCTCCAAAGCACAGGTGGACGCCAATATCAGGACTCGCCTGAGTCAGTTGCTCAACAGCAAAGAGATTGGCGAGCCCGTATACCAGTCTGACATTGTGCAGGCGATTGAAAACACCAAGGGCGTCGTCTACGTCGTGATGCCTTTCTCTAAGATGGCATTGCAGGACGGCTCCCTCATTGTGCGAGAGCAGATCAACAATGACGCCACCTTCCTCGAATCCCAGAGTGGAACCAAGGTCTACGTATTCAAGGATGGCCTGAATTACCCTACCTATGACGGAGCTTCCCGGCCTACGCTTCATAAGGGGATCTTCAAAAACACGCAGCCTATCGAAATCGTGTCCTCCTATAACGACCTTCTTACCGGGTCTGATAGGGCATTGGTAGTCGGTAGGAATGGGCTTGTGATCTCTGGCTACTCCGACGATACTACTCTCACTGCTCAGGGATACGATACAGCGGAAGAGCGGAAAGAGCGCCGACTAGAACTGACGGCCAACCGTGTCTTTGTTAGTCTGGACGAGACAGACACACCGGAGTTCCACGAGTACGATGCTACCTATGAGGTAGTGGGCGATCGAGGGTCGAAGTCCCTGATGGTTACGGACGTGGCTCATTTGGAGCTAGGTTCCCTCACGATCACCTATCAGACCAGAGGAAGCTAAGCTATGGCCGATAATGGCTTCAAAAATGGAAGGCAGTTCCCCTACCCCGAAATAGAAGAGGGGAAGGGATACCAGCAGCTCCTCGTGTCTCGCAGTCAGGCGATCCTCAACTCCCTGATTAACCTCCTACCCTCCAACTACGAGTCGGAGATCGTGGGGCCGAACTACACGGTCTACATGAAGGCGATGGCAACGGAGCTTGCTCGCATCTCCATCATTCTGGAGCAGGTGGGTACCGATATGTCCTTCGAGCAGGTGCGCTCTGAGTACCTGTGGGATACAGTGGGCTACCTCGTATTCGTCAACCAGCAACTGCCGGATCTCGACTTTGATGACGAGAGCTTCCGTAAGTTCCTGCTTGCCGTGATCGACATTTACTTCCAAGGCTCCACCCCGGAAGCTATCCACAAAGGCATCGAGCTGTTTACGGATGAAGAGTTCGTGATCCGGGAGGTCTACAAAGAGGCAGAGAAGCCCAATAGCGCCTACGACATTAGCGACCAGTTCAGCTTCTTCGCAGACTTTGAGCTGCAGGCCCAATTCCCCAAAGACGTATTCAAGATCGACAAAAACCTGAGGCTCCTGCTGGAGATCATTCGACCGGCCCACACGCTCTACCGACTCCGGTTCATCTTCGATGAAGATGCCGACCTCGTGAACAGCGTGGATGATCAGGTGTCCATGCACCTTCGAGACTACCACTATGCCGACGCAAGGTTCTATTGTGAGGGTATGGCGGGCTTCGAGAGTACGACCGGATATGTGGACAGCAACCTCTCTATCCTGTCGGATGACGACCCCACCAAGCCTCTCTACTCAGTGCAGGAAGGTGCAACCCTTGTGATCCCCACCGGGCCAAGTAGCGGTCGCTATACGGTAGTCGGGCACCCCTCTTCTACCAGTGTACGCCTCTTCCCTCGAATGAAGCACAAGGGTACCAACATCTCCTATCAGGTGGAGATCGACCGCCTTGGGCGCAAGCAGGAGATTCAAGTCGTAGACGAGGATGCGTCTGCTCAATTCAATTCCCCGGAGCGCCTTACCGTGGACGCAGGAGGCCCTTACACAATGGTGCAAGGGACAACCAGCACCCTATCTGCTAGCTCCAACGGAAAGGACGTCACCTACGTCTGGGACTTTGACGGCGACAACGTATATGACGACGCTACCGGTGCCTCTGTCTCCTACACCGCACCCGCCAGTCCGGGGGAGGTTGTCGTGTGGGTTAAGGCAACGGATGGACGTGGTAGACAGGCAAAGGCTAAGGCTACCGTGACCATCACGTCGTGATCAGTTGAGTTCCTTCTTGGGTACCGGACTAATACGCCGGATCTCTTCCTGAACCGTGTCGCTCCAGACGAGCAAGAGCTTACTATCCGCTCTGCTATGCGTGATCAGCACCACTTCGGTTTCTTCATCTACCGTGGTGGCGAGTACCGACTTCCCGTTGTATGGAGTTTTGTCCGCAGGCATGAGCGGGACTGTCGCCACAGTGATCGGCTCATTGGCTCTCCCGCAGTCGAGATCTACCGGAGCCGTCTCAAAGCCCACGTACATGTAATCCTCTTTTTGCCTGATCGTGGGAATCATCATGCCCGGCTGGTAGTCAGGTGTCACGATGCCTGTGACGATGTTGGTATCCATCATGGCATTATCAATCAGGTCCACGTCCCTGAGAAGCAGGAAGAGCTGCTGGAACCTGTGGGTATGGGTATGGAAGCCCTGCTCGAATACGTCCCGTCCAGCTTCGACACAGACGCCCTGAGGGTCCGGCTTGTTGAGGATGCTGTCGAGCCGTGAAGCGAACTCTTCTTGGAGTTCCTCGAACAGCGTTTGAAGGTGGGGATTGGGAAGGAAAATCGCATTACTATCTGACATTCTTTAACTCCTATGAGGGGTCTAGCTTTCACCAGACCCCTCATAGAAAAGCATTACTGAGATGCGGCCAGTCGAGCCTCTTGGACCAACAATTTGCTACCGTTGAACAGCTCGTTCTGCCACATAATCGTGAAGAGCACACCGTCCCCTTTGCGGTACGCTCCCATCAGGAGGTGGAACTCTCGTTTGGAGTAATGCTCTTTGATGTGGAGGACTAGATCCTTCGCGCCGTTGTCCCCGTCCAACGGTCCTACCTTTTCGAGGACCGTATCCAGCTCTTCCTGCATTTCAGCGGCTTCGAGGCGGCAGGCGTCGAGCCACTCCAGATATGTTTTGTGGTGCTCCTCGTAATGCTCCAGAACTTCTTCTGGTATGTCCTCGTCAATCAGGAGCTGCTCCACGTTTTCCCACTCCTCATACTCCGGCTCCATGAAGATCAACTCAGCCAGACTCTTGAGGGTACAGTTGTACTTGGCAGAGAAATAGCGACTCCACTCAGCCGACTTCAACTTGACCCTGTGGGTAATCCGTCCCTCTCGCTCAAAGCAGAGCATACCACCTTCCGGGATATGCTCTGCCTCCAGTTCGGAAATCATGGCGCACGCCTCCTCCAGAGTCACCTCCGAAGCAAGGTAGTCCACCCCTTTCAGGTCATGCTCTAGGCACCATGCCCGGACTCGGTTGTTGGACCAGTACGTGTGCGTTTCCCTATCGAAAACAGAGAGCACCACGAGGGCCTCCCGATCTCCATAGTCAGTGACAATCCGGGTCTCCGGGTGGATCGCCTCGCACACGACGGTCTTATCACGCATCACCTCAGGATCTAGGAGAGCCGGATACTTGTCCTCTGCGACCTTGCGGATATTGCCCACGTAGTCGAAGTCGAAGCCGCTGGTATCCATCTCGACCCCTTCGAGGATAGAACGGGTCGTGGTATACACGGAGCCGTCCCACTCGAACAACTGAGCCATGTAACCATCCTCTTTGACAGGTAGCGTCAAGCGAAGGTCTGACTGCTCAGCCATCTCGTCCGTGAGGTCGTTGACGACTTCCTTCTCACCGTAGTTGTAGACCTTGAGCAAGGGGAGAGATACCAGCTCGTACGGATCTCGCCTGTAGACAATGCCTTTGGCGTACAGTTGGTGCTCATACTCCGGTGTCCAGAGAGTCTTGCTCGCATTCGCAATCACAAGACCATCGGTATTTTCCCGACGCTTCAGGTCCTCGTCCTCGTCAATGAGGGAGAGGACGGCTTCGGGATCTTCCAGAAGCTGATCCAACAGATAGTCGATATGTACGTTCGTTACAGCTTTCATAATTGCTCAACTATGTCCATCACCCGGTTCACCGGGGTATAGACGAAATCCAAAAACTTAGTGCACTTATTGGCTTTGGCTTTGTTTCCTGTGACGGAGAACAGACCCATGAGAAAGGCAGCGGGAACCGCAAAGGGTATGACCGCTATACAGTGCACTAGAAGGAAAAATAACACGACGATGTAGGCCAGAGGGAGCAGGGTTACTGCCGCAACGCCCAATACTTGTCGACTCTTCTCACTCATATGTCTAGTATCTTCTCAATAGGTCTTGCCAACAGCTTCAGTACGTTCCACATGCGCTCTTTCCAGATGTACTCTGGGCTTTCCTGCTCTGCCCCGAAAGACTCATACGATCCGGCTTGGACATACTTATCCAGAAAGCCGTATGCCGTTGCTACCACCATCGTGACAGGAAGTACAAGTACCGCCCAGAGAGCGCAGACCACGAGAGCTAGGGGGAGAAGCAAGGGTTGCCACACGTAAAACAGGGCACCCTTGATTCCGTGCAAGATTTTGAGAACAGGCTTATCGTGACTCATAATACACCTGCTTGGCGTCGACTTGCACAACTTCCCTCTCCGGCCATCTCATAGCCGTGAGAGTCTCCCCACAGACGCAGGACGTGTCTACGCAGCAGTAGTGCTCATACACCGTAGGGTCGTTGAGCCAGTAGTGGCCGAATACGACGAACTCAGGCCCCTCGTAATCCTTCCACCACTCTATACGCTCGTTGTCCGGTCCTCCCCGCTTTCCGTACATACGCAGGCGGCTCTTCCCGTTATAAGCGTGGACTGCCACGACGTTCCCATCGTCAAGCTCTATCTTGGTGGGTACTTCGTCGAGGAGGTACTGTCCCAGCTCTTCACGGTCTTCATCGAAGGGCCAGCCCTGTTCCAATTCGGTGATGGTTTTCTGGAGGCCGTGTGACGGACGCACCGGGTTGCCTTTCATCCACCGGAACATCTTGTTGTCGTGGTTGCCCTGTACCCAATACCACTCACCAGCTTTCCAGTGGCGGTAGACCAACTGGAGGGCCAGACTATTGTAGTATCCACGGTCCGTTATGTCACCCACCAAGACGAGCTTACGTCCTTCCGGGTGTCGGTAGAGGCCGTCGTCACCTTCGACATAGCCCAGCTTCTCCACAAGCTCTAATAGCTCGTAGTGACAGCCGTGGACGTCTCCAACGGCGTCGAAGTGGGTAACATTTTTGGCATCCTGTGTATCGCTCATGGCTCTTCTCTATTTGACCGCTATTCTATTTGTACCCTGTAACAGGTGTAAGAAAGCATCGGTACGTATCTATTCCGTACCAATGACTATCAACCTATACCCTAGTAGATAGAGACTGTCAAATGAATAACCTGAAAGAGCAACTGATCCGCCTCGGTGCAGAGAAGCCGGAGCTACAAGACCATATCCGTCCTGTGCTAGATCAGCTCACAGGTAAAGAAGCTGCCGGATACAGCGTACCCAGCCTTTGACGACGTGGCCGGTCAACTGGCTTACTCCTTCCAGAAGGCTGGGTACGCTAAGGCCAACCTCGAAGGTGAGCTGAACAAGCTGATCGAGGGGATGGAAGCTGGCGAAGATCCTCGCCGCCTGAGCCGTCGTGTTCAGCAGGCTAAGGGTCAGTCGGGTGATCTCAAGGCCGCCGCTACTGACCTTCACGGTATGCTTGAAGAGCTACAGAGAAGCCTGTAACCTGACGACCTTTTGAGCGGGAACTGACTCATGGCTGACGCTAAATACAAGAAGAAGAAAAAGACCGAAGATGGGGAGACGGTCTACGAGTATTCGGACAAACAGGTCCAGCACCGTAACCGGGAAAAGGCCAAGAAGGTCGAGAAGCTCAACCAGAACATCGACAAGCTCCGCAAGAAGGTCAAAGAGGATCTCAAATCCGATGATGACCGGAAGCGCCTCCAAGCCCTCGCTGTAGCCTTGATGGATAAGACCTACGAGCGTGTTGGCAATGAGAAGAGCGCAAAAGAGAATGAGCACTACGGCGTCACCGTCTGGAAGAAGAAGCATATCAGTGTCAGCGGCAACAAGGTCACGTTTGATTACACCGGGAAGTCTGGTGTTGATCACAAGAAGACCATCGAGGACGCCGCCCTTGCGAAGGCCCTCAAAGAGCAAATGGAAGGCAAGGACAAAGACGACTTCATCTTTGACTGTGATGATGGGAAGGACAAGACGTGCGTGAGAGCGAAGGACGTCAATGAGTACCTCACCTCGTTCGATATTACAGCGAAGGACGTACGTGGATACCACGCCAACCGCCTGATGCAGGAAGAGCTAAAGAAGGTGCGGAAGGGAGGTAAGAAGCTCCCGGAGGATAAGAAAGAGCGGGAGAAGGTCCTCGAAAAGGAATTCAAAAAGGCACTGGAGAATGTCGCTAAAGAGGTTGGGCACGAAGCCGCAACCTTGCGAAGTAATTACCTCGTACCCGCACTTGAACATACCTATATGGGAGATGGAACCGTGATCAAAAAGCTAGACAAAAAGAAGAGTGCTACCTCCAAGGTAGCCAAGTCCGTCAAGATCGCTAAGATTGTAGCTCACCACTACCTGATCATGGCGAGCGAGCCCACCTTCAATGACTTCCTTGAGAGTGGTCAGGTCTATACCGGCCCGATGACTCCTGAGATGGTTGCCTCTCTAGAGGCTGCCGGTGTTGAGGAAGGCATTCTGGAGCAGATGCGTGCCCGCATTGAATCCCGCAATAACGACTAAGGTCACGGGCAGAACGGGGCGTTTCCACAGCCTTGACCGGGACAATTGCAAGGTCCTGATCCCATGCGGATAAGCTGACTGAGCTTGCCTAGCTTCTTGAGTTTCGGCGGTTCATACTTCATAGGACTCACTGTAGGAGTAGATACGGGATCTATCGAGCCCTGCCCGCTCTTCAAGGACGAGTTCCCGATGCCCTTCTGGTTGTGGCCCCCCATAGACTAGAAGGGTATTCCTTTTGGAGGGAATATGGGCTACCAACTCCCTCCCCTGTACGTACTCCCAGAACTCGTCCGGTCCACAAGCTGACATATCTGTGTTGCACCCCAAGTAGACAATCGTGTCTGCTGGAGCTACCACCGGTACGATTTCTTTGATGTACTGTTGCGGCCAGCTCAGGAAAGCGACCCCATCTGTGATAGGGTCCAGATCGTGGAAGTACGCTTGACGGTACCTCAGGTTCTGGTGATAAGGTAGATCGTCGGGTTTGGGGTGACGGTCAATAGCCACCACCTCAGAAGCTCCTAGATCCAATAAGATGCGTGACAGATGGCACGTACCCGCGCCCAAGTCGTAGACCTTACGGCCCTGAACCATGCCCCTCAATCGGTTCCTCACCACCTGCTGGAGAGCAGCCCTCTGCTTTTCGCTTAACTGACCTTGCATTTTACTTCACCGGGTGTGTCTTCGCGACCAGAGCCTCATAGGCCTGCTGGCACGCATCCAGAGGATCGTCATAATCCTGTAGACGGTGCGGGTTGGGTCCCTTATAGAAGCGCCACCCGCCCGTCTGACATTCAGCCTCAAACAGGATTTGGAGATTGACAGCTTCTTTGTGGCTGCACTCCAAGGCTTCTGCGTTGATGTAGACATTGATGCGGGGACCCCAGAGAGTAACCTTCGAGGGGTACCCTCTGGATCGCCAGAAGTCGTCAACTAGGCCCGCCCAATCACCAATCTTGTGGTTGCTTTCTTCCATCTCAAGTTCCTTAGTCCGCTACGATAGTCCACTCGAATTCTTCGAGGATACCTTGAAGTTCCCTTAGAACGTCTTCAAGACGGTAGGACCGAAGACGTGAGGGGCAGTTGGGGCGGGCAAAACTTAGGTACAAGAGGGAGATGTTGATTGAATATACGACCCTCTTGTGTTTCTCAGAGAAGCCCGTGCGCACATCAAAACGGGCGTTACCTTTAGTACGCCCTGCCTGCAGCTCAGAGTACCCCTCTTTGGTAGGCACCTTGATGTTATCAGTGAGCTGAAAAAACAAGGCCTGTTTGTAATCCTCGTAAGAAGTGGGCTTCTTACTGAGTTCATAGGGGAGAACTTCCGTGACGAGTTGCTCTACGCCATCCACTAGCTTCTCGAACTCAGCCTGTTTCAGGTCTGAGATCTTTCTTTCCACTTCCCTACGTTTCTCCGCTACAGTACGTTGGAGTTGGAGGACTTCATCAAAAAGTGGGTGCGGCAGCTCTTGGCTTTCCATCTTGTTTCCCCTCAGTCCGCTACGGTAGTCCATTCGCTGTAGTAGTCAACCGCCTCACGAGCCTTCGCCCGGATTTCATCGGCATCCCACTCCTGAGCTTCTTTGTTTCCTCCTGCCAGATTGTGCACGAGACGGCCCGGAGAGAGCGGAGAACTATCTTCCCCCGCCGACGCCAAGACAGCCACTAAGATATGCGTAGCGTCTGACTCCTCGACTCTCTGCACCTCCTCAGGCTCACCTTGAACATCGGGGTCACTGAGGTAGGCATCTCTCGTGTAGACGACCACTGAGAGAGACGTGGTGGGCTCCGCGTTCTCTCTGCGAAGGAACAGGCGTACCTTACCTCTGTAGAGCCGTGCGACGTAATCTGAGGGGTCCTGAGTATGTTTCCCGACCCCAGCACTGACTGCCTTGAGGACGTCGTGGTCCAGCGTATCGAGGCGAATCACAGCTTGCCCCGGTACCCGCTGGTCCTCGAAGTCAGTGGTAGCAATACCGTGAGCCAGTGAGTCCATGAACCTGACGATCTTTGTCACCTTGGAACCAATGGTTTCGGTATCGAAGGCGGTCAAGATGTTGGCGTTGATGACGCTGATGGGATTAGTCATTGGTATCGTCCTCTTGTGCTTGGTTATCTTTGTGGTCCCGCATGAGCTTCCGGGCTCTGCGGCGAACCTCGTACTGGCCGGGAAGCGTCTCAAGGAAGATCTTAGCATTCCAGAATCCTGCCGTGATGGCCCAGACCACAGCCCAGAACCAGTCGTCTTTTGTGACCGCATTCCAGAAGCTACTGAGGGAATAGGCTAAGAGTCCGGCACCAAAGAGAAGTAAGGCGGCTTCCGCAATAAAGGTGACTTGCCAGTAGCGCCGGACCTCTTTGTAGGGCTCTGGATTCACCGCAGGACCTCAATCTCTCCCGTCTCGCTATCGTAGTGAAAGACTCCCGTCCACTTCTCGGTTTCATCCAGAATGTTCTTCTTGGCGTGCTGGAATCGCTGGGCGTGCTTCTCTAACACCCACTCCGGTACCTTCCGGTCACGAAGGGAGTTACGCTCTTTGCACAGCTCTTCATCGGCGTCCACCAACACGGCATAAGACGGCAAGCCTTTGACCACGGGGCCATAGTAGGCCTTTCGGTTCTGACGCTTGAGATTGGTAGCGTCCAGAATCGTACGCTGGCGATACTCCGACCGGATCTTGATAATGTCGTAAATCATCTGGAAGACGATTCCGGTCACTCTCTGTTCCGTGGGATCGCCACTGAGCACGCCCCGGTAGTGGTCCGACGATACGATTTCGTGCGGTCCGTTCGCCAGCTCTTGGGCCAACGTACTCTTCCCACTGCCGCTAGAGCCAACCATGACAATAACGCAAGGGTCCGATGTGTATTTTTTCAACTCTCGAAGATTCATATCAGCCTTCTGTACATTCCACACCATAACTATCCTGTGCCGTAAAACGGTCTGATACGTCTTTTACCACAACAGAAGGGCCGCGTCAAAAGGAATACGTATTGCTACGAGAGCTGTCTCTCGACTTCCCACGGTCTTGAGATCATAGGTCGTGAAAGGCTCGTCAACCACACCAAGCTCAGCGAGGATCTTACCAAGTTTCGTCGTGCTGGGCTTCATCGGGCTCTCCTACTAGGATCAATGGGTTAGTTCCCTCTCTACACTAACCAATACCCTAACCAGAGAGGCCCGTAAAAATTATTTGTAGGCTTTGGTTTCTTCTTCGATGTTGAACAGGCGTTGGCCCGCAGGTACGCCTTCCTCAGTTGCCTGCTCGTAGACCGTCGCTAGGGTCAGACGTAACCCTTTGTTGGTAGACTCAAGGCGATCACAGGCTTCCTCTGCCTGCTCAGCACGCTTCCGGTAGTGCTTGACCAGATCCAGCAGCTCTTGGGTTTCGTCAGTCATTCTGGAACCTCGTCTTGTCAAAGTGCTCTAGAAGGTCCTGAAAAGCGCGGCCACTGGAGAGGTTCTCTTGCTCTTGGAGCAAAGCTCTCTGGCCCTGCTCATAGCCAAGCTGGAAGAGGGCCGTGAGGATTACGTCCAGAGCATCACGCTTTAGCAGGTTACGCATCTCTCTTCGGAAGGTATCCTCCGGTCCATAAGACATAACCCCCGCATCGGTACCAACGTCGTACCCATCGTAGGGTATATCTTGGACCTCAGAGCGCCTCTCTAGCTCGTAGGAGGCTTCCAGCGCTTCCCGTATAGGACCAATCAAGTCGT